AGAGGTAAATAACCACTCAAATGAGTAGTAGTAGCTAACTCCTTCCAAGCTGTGTGTTCATCCTTATTACTTGCTGCTGGTGATCCAGCTCTAACAAACCATCTGTTAGAATTAAAGGTTCCATAGATTTGACTTGAACCATTATATACTCCGGGAATGACGATAAGAGATCCTGCTTGCTGTATTGGGTATCCTCTGTCTGTAGTAGCATCCTTGTTAGCTGGTTGAGCAGCCATCATCGGAAAATGATTAAACGAACTATTTAAGCTTGTAGTTCCGAGATTCCTTGAGAAATTATAAGAATCAAATATCAGACAATGCACACCATCTCTATAATGTAGTAGATCAGAACTATTTGATCTAAATACCAGTTGAGAGTCTGTTGTGCCTACTCCTACTTGTGTATTACTTAATCCAGTCCAATCTGTTGGATGATAACTCAATAATCCGAGTTGCTCACGAGTAGTCGATATTGAATCTACATTTAACTTACTATAAATAATTACAGGAACATTTGTAACTGGCGACCCTCCTACTACAATCCTATTATTGGATCCCATGTATATCCCTTCCACCAATGTTCCTCCGGTCTGCTTAAAAAGAATCCCATAAGTATTAGATAATACAGGCCTTCCATCTGCAGTTATAGACATTTGCCCTCTGCCATTATAAGGATAGTATACAGTACTTAAATCTGATATATCATCTTTAAAAGCTAATTCTTTATACCAAGTAATCTTTCCACTGTCCCCACCTCCAATAACAGCTTTCATAATATTACCTTCGTGTGCTACACTAAGGTAAGCATGAGTATCCCCGATGGCCCATCCTAAAGAGGCAGCATGAGCTCCGGCAGTTCCTAGGTCTGCCGAACCACTTCTGAAAGGCACTACCCAAGAAACACCGGAATTTGACCCCCAGATAGTTTCTGGAAACTTATTTATAAGATTATCCCCAAAAGATGAAGAGGAAACTGATTTTATTCTAGTAGCTTTAGGAGTCCCTATAATATTTCCCTCTAAAGTGTAATTTAATAAAAGTTCTTCTACATTTAAGTTACTAGTATCATAGACTGTGTACTCAGCACCATTCTTATAATGTTTTATATCATTGTCTCCTATAGTATGAATCGTAGTCTGTGAATTCTGATCATTTCCGGAAGTAATTATTCCAGATTTAATATTTCCATTAACATCAGTATACCCTAATCTAGTGACATAACTATTTCCGGAATTATCTATATTTAATAATGCAGTATTGCCTAAATCACCTCCTATTAAAGTTTCATAATCCCCGAAGCTTCCTAGACATAAAGAAGTACCATTAGTACTATCTCCCATAAACAAAGCCCATACATTTTCTCCAGTATCAGTCTTATTTACTAACGCGGAAGTTGGAGAAAAATATAAAGGACCAGTTAAAGCATTTGTAGATCCGGCACTTAGAGGTAAATAACCACTCAAATGAGTAGTAGTAGCTAACTCCTTCCAAGCTGTGTGTTCATCCTTATTACTTGCTGCTGGTGATCCAGCTCTAACAAACCATCTGTTAGAATTAAAGGTTCCATAGATTTGACTTGAACCATTATATACTCCGGGAATGACGATAAGAGATCCTGCTTGCTGTATTGGGTATCCTCTGTCTGTAGTAGCATCCTTGTTAGCTGGTTGAGCAGCCATCATCGGAAAATGATTAAACGAACTATTTAAGCTTGTAGTTCCGAGATTCCTTGAGAAATTATAAGAATCAAATATCAGACAATGCACACCATCTCTATAATGTAGTAGATCAGAACTATTTGATCTAAATACCAGTTGAGAGTCTGTTGTGCCTACTCCTACTTGTGTATTACTTAATCCAGTCCAATCTGTTGGATGATAACTCAATAATCCGAGTTGCTCACGAGTAGTCGATATTGAATCTACATTTAACTTACTATAAATAATTACAGGAACATTTGTAACTGGCGACCCTCCTACTACAATCCTATTATTGGATCCCATGTATATCCCTTCCACCAATGTTCCTCCGGTCTGCTTAAAAAGAATCCCATAAGTATTAGATAATACAGGCCTTCCATCTGCAGTTATAGACATTTGCCCTCTGCCATTATAAGGATAGTATACAGTACTTAAATCTGATATATCATCTTTAAAAGCTAATTCTTTATACCAAGTAATCTTTCCACTGTCCCCACCTCCAATAACAGCTTTCATAATATTACCTTCGTGTGCTACACTAAGGTAAGCATGAGTATCCCCGATGGCCCATCCTAAAGAGGCAGCATGAGCTCCGGCAGTTCCTAGGTCTGCCGAACCACTTCTGAAAGGCACTACCCAAGAAACACCGGAATTTGACCCCCAGATAGTTTCTGGAAACTTATTTATAAGATTATCCCCAAAAGATGAAGAGGAAACTGATTTTATTCTAGTAGCTTTAGGAGTCCCTATAATATTTCCCTCTAAAGTGTAATTTAATAAAAGTTCTTCTACATTTAAGTTACTAGTATCATAGACTGTGTACTCAGCACCATTCTTATAATGTTTTATATCATTGTCTCCTATAGTATGAATCGTAGTCTGTGAATTCTGATCATTTCCGGAAGTAATTATTCCAGATTTAATATTTCCATTAACATCAGTATACCCTAATCTAGTGACATAACTATTTCCGGAATTATCTATATTTAATAATGCAGTATTGCCTAAATCACCTCCTATTAAAGTTTCATAATCCCCGAAGCTTCCTAGACATAAAGAAGTACCATTAGTACTATCTCCCATAAACAAAGCCCATACATTTTCTCCAGTATCAGTCTTATTTACTAACGCGGAAGTTGGAGAAAAATATAAAGGACCAGTTAAAGCATTTGTAGATCCGGCACTTAGAGGTAAGTAATGACCAACTAAAGATTCTACGGTAGCAAAGGGTTTTCCATCTTTATCACAGAAATTTCCCCACATTGGAAAATTAACATGTAATGGAGTATATGTTGAATTAAGATTATATGTAACACTTCCATCAGATCCTGTAGTTTCAGTAATTTCTATAGTATTTTGTTCAATATCTGGGACATTACTACTAGAAGATATAGAGAATCCCCCATTTACATAATGTAATGTTAATTTCTTATTAGGGTCATTTGGATTAACAACTACGAGACTATCAAATCCATCTATAGAAGTAATAACATTGGTATTACTATCCCAAGCTAAATATTTCTTATTTAAATTCCAATAATTAGCAAATACTATCTGAGATAAATCGGAGGTTCTAAATCCAGTAGGAATTATTATACTAACACTAAATCCTAATTCCAGAGAATTTGTGTCGATTAAAGAACGATCCCGAGAAGGGATAAATCGTATAATATCACCAGCTATATCAAATGTAAAACTATCAGTACCTCCATAAAATTGACAACTTTGATCTTTAAATCCAATATATGAATCTAGAATAATAGGATTAGTAAATCCTAAGGCTTTATGTGAGCTAGTTAATATATCTAATATAGGAATTTTATAAACAGCCTCTCTTGGAGATATAACAAGATTCCACGCATTTGATGCTTTAAGCCCTGCAATATCAAAATTCCCATTTTGGGTTGATAATTTAACTTGATTATCAACATCATCAATACTAGGGAAAAAATCTAATCCTCCTTTATCAGTATATACAGCATTTAAGGCTTTGATTGTTTTTTTATCCGAATCGTATTGTAAAAACATTCTATCCGATATATCAGGATCGATAAAAGCTACTTCGTATCCATCATCTCTTTTAAAAGTTGAAGCCCAAATTTCTTTATCAAATACATATTTAGTAGCAGAAGGACTAGATTTAAATAAAATATCATCTAAAACCCTTAAACTTAAATATTTATCATTAGTATCTCCATATTGTAGATATAAATCATTATCAACTCTTTTAAATATAAGATCAGTATCTTTCTCAGATAAATTCTGTAATGCAAATCTTAACGCTAATTGAATTGGAACCGTGCTAGTAGTTTGTGCTCTTTTAAATGTAGAATTCCAGGTTAAGAAAGCACCATCTACCATATCAGGTTCATTATCTCGAAGCATTAAAGGGAATTGATTTCCCTCAGTACCACATTTAAATCTATCATCAGATTCATCAAAGATAATAAAATAATTCGGAAGTTTTCCTCTATCAATCTCTAATCCAGAAATTCCTTTAGTGACGCCTTCACCTTGTTCTCCACTATTTAAAGTAAGAATATTATCAGTTACTTTTACTTCTTCTGTATCTATAATGAAAGCACTTCCACCAAATACTATATCCTCTTTAATAGTTAAATTTCTAACTATTAAATCCCCATATTCTGTATCATCCTCATTCCTAACACTAAATCCCTCTTTCTCATTCTTTAGTATCTGATCTCCTATTTTCCATGTTTTGGATGGTGTTCCTTCATATGTAAGAGGAGTTCCATTAACATCCTTTAATCCCTGTATAATATTATAATCTCCAGAAGTAATAGATCCAGCAATAGTAGATGTAGCCATTGGAAGAGAATAATATTTATCTTCGTAGGTATTTAAAAAGGGATTATATGACTGATAATGTATAATAGCCTGAGTTGCAGATGTTGTATCAGTATCTATTAAATCTGTTAGATATTTAACTACATTATCTAGTTTCCCTTTATCAGATGAAGACATTACTCCCGCTTTTTCCGAAGTGGCAGATTTAAATACTATCTGTACTGGTTCTTCTACTCCAGTTTGTGGGTTATTAGTAACTAAATTTAATATAACAGAATTAGAGTTGTACGTATTATCAGATACAGCTTGGACAATAGAAGAAATATTTCCTAATTTATTCTTTTCCATTGCTGTGATTAATCCAGCAGTGGATGAGGTAGCAGCATCTAATACTAAATATTTAGACGTTACTTTTTTAGATATAGGATCATATATAGGAAATATTATTTGTAGATCTTGTCCAGTATATTCTTTAGTAGGATCTCCTGTGTAATAACTCTTTAGCGAATCTATATAATCCTTATATTTAGGAGACATTAATCCGGATATTGCAGAAGATACATCTGGGAAGCTGAGTATTTTAGAACTCGATTCTCCAATAGTAGGATCTTTAGTAGTCACTTTAAGAGAAGCTCTATTATTAGCCTCAGCATACTCTACATTTTCTACATAATTAAAAATCTGATTTATTTTAAATATCTGAGAAGTATCTAGTAAATCCTTTCCAGGAGCAACATCTACTTTTTTATTTAATAACTCCTGTACTTCTTCTTTCGTGTAAATATTATTCGCGACAGTATTTAATAATCTAGAGAGATTTAAACAAGCCTCCTTAGACATTAAACCATTCTGATTTATATTAGCCTCCCGAATTGGTAAGGATTTAGTTCCATCACTACTAACTATATCTAACACTAAAGTATCAGCTCCGGAAAATGATATTTCTTTTACATATTTAGTAATTGAATCTAATTTAGTTTTATCCTCCTTACTAAATAATCCGGGAGTGGTTGGTGAAGCAACAGGAAGTGTAACACCATCTCCAGAAGAATTTAATATTTGAATATTATCTTGATTTATTTTCATACTTAAATGGATAGTAGAAATATCTACTAAAGCTCCATTATTATATCTATACTCTTTTGAATCCTTTTTATTAAAAAACTCATATCCATCTTTTAATTGTATTCTATCCCAATATTTAAGAGTATCTCTCCAAGTACAATGATAATATTTATCCTCTACTCTTAGTATATAAGATACTCCACTTTCAGCATTGCTTGGAATATTATCTACTATATCTTCTACAGGACTTAAATGTGTAGGTTCTGAAACATCATTTAATTGAAGAATGTCTGTGGATATGATAACATCTGGAGATTGTTTGATTATAAGTTTTTTGGTAATAGGATTAAATTCTATTTCTTTTATCCTAAAATCCTCTACTCTCTTATCAAAACAAGATTCAGATGTTATATTATATACCTTACTTTCACATCCACTGGAATTTTGTGCTTTGGTAATCATTATTTAAAAAATATTCGATGATGGAATTAAATAGTGAATCTTTTATACAATCTATTTCATTATATTTGAGGAATAAAACTTCTTCAACTATGAAACTTTCATCTATATAATTACCGTATTGATATTCTTCTATTAAGGAGTGGTAGTCCTTAATTGCTTTTTCTAGTAATTTATTTATTTTATCCATAATTAATATTTTACGTAATATTCATCTCCATTCCTCCGGGATATCATAATAATTTGGTATTGAAGAACAATTCTCAAAACAATGTATTCCATTTATTATTCTAGGAAATTCATCATAACTTGTACGTTCCCATAATTCTATGTTATTATTTCCAGAAGGAGTTATTGATATATTACATTGCTTAAAACAACTGCCAAAATTAGCTATCTTAAAGCAATTATCAAATAAATTATTTGAAATTTGAGAAAGATTATAACAATAACAAAAACAATATCTAACAGTTTCTACTTCTGGAGTATATTGAAACAAATCCTCAGGTATAGTTTTTAAATTAGAGCACATATACCAACACTCCTCAAAACTAGTTATTTTATTATTATTAATAAATAATTTTTCTGGAATATAGGTTAATGAGTCACAGCCAGCAAAACAGCCCTCTATATATTTAAGATTAGGGAAATGAATAAATAGTTCTTTTGGAATCTCGGATAATAGTTGACAATTTCTAAATATATTTATAATATTAATTACATTTGAACAACCTTTAAATAAATCCTCACTTACTTTATATAAATTAAAACATCCATAAAAACATCCAGTTAAATTAGTCTGTGATGATATAAATTTAACATAAACTTTATGCCTTCCCGGATCTTTAAATATTACATCCAAAGCAGAAGTATTTGAATTTTTATCACTTAATAAATCCCTTCCTTTATCATCATAAATATACTCAAAATACTCCCATCTATTAGTTATTCTAATAATTTCATTAGAATTTACCGTAGTATATATCAAAGTAGAAGAATCTTCTGGAGAGGACCAAGATACAATGTGAGACTTATAATCCTCACACTTATAACTTTGCGATCCTAATATAGTAACTACTTCTGATTTCTTCATTATTTTCTACAATTGCAAGAATTAAATCCAGAGGAGTATTTAAGATAGTCATTATTACAAAATCCTCCACAAACCTGAATTTCTTCTATAATTCTCTCTGCTTCGTAATAACTACATTTATCTATTAATCTATGTATTAATTCTAAAGCTATAAATACCATATTTCTATCTCTAAATACCTGAGAAATATTGTTATCATTCTTTATATTACATCTAGTATATAATTTATTATAATAAATATATTTTAATTTATTCTCATAACAATATTCTAAATTCCCTAAAAGAAATGTCTCTTCCTCAATTCCTATTATATTAGAATTAGATTGATTATTATATAGATCCATTATAGATACTTTCTTCTCTGTATAACTACTATCTATAATAGTTATTTCATAAATTTCCACTTCCCCATTATCTAATTCTTTTGCAGAATAAAATATTTCTCCTTCCATATTTAAATCAGATGGAGATACTCCATGAACCCATTCGTAATTAGGTATAGCTAAATGATCTATTACATGCCATCCATCAACTTTAGTTGAATAATTTAATTTATAATCTGTATACTCCTGATCTGAATGACATACATAATAAAAATCAGATACTTTAGGATTATCTATAGTATTTAAAGTAACTAAATCAACGAATACAATATCTTTTGTTCTTAAATAATTAGAAGATATCTGTGATACTTCTGGATAGATACTACTAGTACTTATACCAGTAGTATCCTTCAATGTGAATCCAGATATTCCATATTCAGTTAATGAAATGCTTAAATTTAGTGAAATATTTTTCATTTTCCAAAATTTATTTCGTTATTTCTAGGATTATTATCAAATAATTGTGCCCATTCAATATCAGCTTTCTTTTCTTCAATCTTATTTCTCTCTTTATCATTTTCATCTTTAGATTTAGCTGTGAACCATTTAATAGAAGAATCTTGATCTTTTTGTCTTAATACTTCTACCTCTTTCATTGATTTTTGTAGCTCTTGTTGGAGTTGTTGTATTTGAGTTTGAGCCTCTTTAAGAGCTTGATCATATTGTTGTATCTGTTGTTGGGCTTGCTGCATTTGATTATTCTCTTCTTTCTGACGCTTAATTGCATCTAAAGTTATTTGTTTATATTCTGTAATACTCTTACATCCTATAGCTTGTACTAATACATCTGCTGTTAATTGTCCGGATTTAATTAATTCAAGGTTGTATGCTTTTATAGTTTCCAAATCTTGTAAAGCAGATTGAGTATCCGCAATATTTATATCAAAATCTGTTACTGTATAATGTTCTGGAAGAGCTGTAAAAATAGCTTTTTGTTTCTCCCCTAAAATAATAGTTCCTTGAAGTCCATCTTTGTATACTATTTTAGCTATATTTAAACAATCTAAGAATAGCTCTCTTAAAGCTAAAGCCATATTAGAGAAGTATATTTTTGTAACAATAAGAGATTGGTTAATTCCAGTTCTTACATTTGTAACAGCATCTCTAGTTTCAACTCCTCCAATAGCTTCTCTAAATGCTCCTGTTATATTAGATGCAAGTTGTTCTATTTTTTCTATTGCTAAATCTAAAGCTTGCATGGATTGATATGATAAACTCATGTCATATGTATTAAATACAGCATTTGGCATAGATTGTCCGGCTTCACTTTGAGAAGTATCTAATGCTGCGAATCCTTGTTTTACATATGCCATGAATTTAAGCAATCTGTTTGTTTCATCTTCCTCATCTAAGAATGTGGGGATTTTAGAGAAATCTACTGCTATACCTTTAGTTCCACTTACTGCAATAGCATTATTTCTGAGGAAGAATAAGATATTATACATCATTTATGTTCAATGTGGTTCGTTACTTCACATTCGGGAATTTACCCAGCTATATGTTTCCATATAGATCAGACTATATCATATATAATTAAGTGTTAAATTATATCCCTGTGCTTCGAACTTACTCAAGTTCTATACTTAGTCGTTGAACCTTTTTAAATAATTAATTTAAATTTGGCTGCTAATTGTCATGTATTATATTATAAATATAATATTTAGAGTTTCAGCAATTCTCAGGGTTTACCCAGGACCTGTATATTAATCCTGCAAATCTGCTGTAGCTAATACTAAACTAAATGGAATATTTTGCCTTGTAGTCATAAATAATCCATTAACAGATAAATTACACTCTTTAGGATTATCCATAGATCTAACTACATTCAAGTCCACATCCCTAACAATATAAATATCACTAGCTATTTTAACTACAGAATATCTATGCATTACACCATCTTTTCCTGTCTCTATATATTCTACTTCATATACAGTAAGTAATCTATTATTATATCCATACATTCCAGTATTCCCATCCCAAACTGGAGTAACTTCTAATCCTCCTAGTATTCCAGTAGCAAATTCAGAATCTTCTGTAGTTGCAGCATTTATTGGCCCAGTAGACCTTATTACATATTTCTGATTATCAGTATAATACGCTTTTTCTAACTCATCTCTAAGCTTTGTTTTATCTGATTCCGTTAATTCTAAGTCGTATTTAGATAGAATCTGATCTACTGTCATATAATATCTACATACAGCTCTAGGAGATTTATTTAAATAATAACTATTAGGATTCTTCTCCACAAAAGTATTAATAGGATTTAATCCTTCTATATCAACATTATTCCCACTTCTAGAAGGTTGTGTTTTAAAATAAAGTGTTCCAGAAATTAATAAATCTGTCATTAATAATCTAGCCTTTATATCTAAATCAATACTTTTAGATTGGGATAAGTATGTTATAATATTTTGCGCTGCTATTTCGTATTCAGAAATAAAATTCTTATCTATATCTTCCTTTAATAATTGTAGAGATTTTTCAGTTATAGGATCTTTTGTTAAAGATATATTCTGATCACTAAATTTAGATAGAATAGTATTATATAAATTGCTCATATATAATTCCTTAACCTGATCTAACGCTTTAAGATGTTTTTCTCTATTTATTAAAGATAATGTCTTTTGATCTTTACATGTAATCTGCATATTTAATGGAGCATCTAGGAACTTCCCAACTAAATAATCTATGTGCTTTTTTATGAGTGGTATAAATTGTATTTGTGTTGGGGTTCCTATTCCATAATTTTCTTCAAAATGCTTATATTGATCTAAATCCATCTTACCATGATAGTAGTTATAAGCTTTTCTTATAGCTACTTTATCATACACAAGATCAGAAATAGCTTGATTCGCTTTCTGAATTTGATAGTCTTTTGATCCTCGTTTGTATTCGACGCTCATCCAAATCAATTTTTTGTCCTACAAAGTATCTAGTTAAATTTAGACCTCGAAGGTGTAATTCTTTTTTTATTTTATCTAAAAACTCTTCTTTGCCATCACATTGAATATATATACATAAAGGAGTTAAGTAGTCTTCTGTTATATACATTTTAAGTATATAACCATCCTCTGTCTTAACTATATCCATTGGTTTATTATATACCGCTTTATATAATTCTAATATGTACTCTTTTATTTTACATATTAGATATTCTTTTTCAGTTGTATTAATCATATACTGAATCTGTTCTGGATATTAGTACTTTTAAATCATCCGGAATACCATCATCTGTGGGGATCTTCCCGAAATGTTTTACTCCATTAGAGTCATAATAATATCCTATTTTACTTATTTTAACTTTTTTCTTCTTCTCTCCAATCCCTCCTAGTAATCTCAGTTCTTGATCACCCATTTCGCACATTCCCATGCTTGCGATAATATCAAACTTCCTTTTATTCTCATAAGAATAATCTTTTAATTCATTCAACATCTCCACAGAATCAATCTTATCCCAAAACTCATTGACATAATCCTGAATAAGTTCGAGATAATATTCAATAACTCTTTTTGATGGATAAATACCATACATATTAGAATTTAAAGACTTCTTCTTAGATACATCTGAACTATTCGGAGATTGTAATTTTTTCATTAACAGAGTTTGTTTTCCTTTATCCTGAAAATAACTTACAATAGCTGTTCTGGAACTCTCTAATACTGCTTTCGCTCCATACCATTCTAATAATAAAATGGTTTGATTATAAGCCGTTCTAATATTCTCAGGCCTATCTTTATATATAGCTACATATTTATTTCCATCAAGTCCATAGTTTCTCTTCTTTATAACTAAACAAAAATCAGATGTATCTTTTTGTCCAGTAGATTGATCAATACCTTGGTCAATAGAGTCAATTCCAGCAACATAAAGATTAGGTATTAAATCCCCATTCTCATCTCTAATAGGCTTCTCAAATATTTTAACCTTACCATTGGGAGAGGAGATGAATTTAATATTATCCCTACCACCTTCTGTAGCTAAAGCGAGTACTCCGACTTTTGGTTTTATTCCATAGCCATGAACTTCTATATCTGTTAATCTCTGTGCAATTAAATTCTGATTGAACATGTTATCCCCTTTCCTAGATAATGCTTCTTGGAAAGTCCAGCAATATTCTGCACAATGTACCATATAAGCAAATGGGTCATTAGAATATCTTTGACGTTCAATCATTAAATATTCTTCTGCTTTCTTTCGTATTGTAACTCCTCGATCATCTATCACTCCCGGCTGCATTACTATAGCAGTGGAAGGGATAAAATATGCTGTATAGACCGTACGATTATCTGAGGAGTAATTATGTTTATATGGAAGGATTCCGAAAGAGATTGGATCAAGAAACATTCGTTCTAGTCCTTCTAGACTAGGACCGGCATCTCCGCCAGTTCCGTAACCAATCTTAAATCCAACTCTTTGTCCAATTACTTTGATAAGAGCATCCCCTTGAATCCATTTTTTAATTAATTCTGGATCAGAACCACATTCCTCATATATAAGCAGTTCACATCGATCACCTCTGACCTTAGAAGGCTTATCTGCTACAATACCGGTTATCATAGATTTAAAACCAGACTCATTACCTTCCCTATCTTTCTTTGATGCCCTCTTTTGGACCATTGTATTTACTGCTTGACGTAAATGCTTAAATCCCCCTTCCGTTTCTGTATTTAAATAGTCTAATTGTACCCAACATTTCTCTAATGTCTTTGATAAGAAATCACTAGTTGCAGCAGTATATATAGATTGAGATTCTGCTTCACAAGTATACATTGCAACTCCATTATTTGCTCCCATTTCACTGAAACCGCTTCTGTTATCATAAAGACTTTTTATTCTTTATTTCCTGGAGTTTCCTCCTTACTATATTTAGATTTAATCATCTAAAGGATCGGCGCACGTTTTTATCTTATATTTAAATAAGATATTCCGAACTCGTGGGAAAATTATTACTCTCTTAACGTTCATTTCCTGCGCTCTACGATAGTTAATTGATATTTAACCATCTCGGCATTGGCATAGTATTTAAACCTTAGCTTTTGCCGATATTTCGGAATTTATTACCCTTAAATTACTTTAAGGGAGGCCCGGTATCTTAAGCCCACGTCCCTTCAAAACAAGAGCATCTTTATTCATTTTCCTACATAATTCCAGATAATGAAAATATTCATATTGCTTTGCTAAAAACATTGGGAAAGATGTAGCACGTTTACTTTTCTTTGTTCCTCCAGTATCTAATATGATAGGAGTCTGCATTCGATAGAAGTTTAAATAAAAATAATTCCATCCAGTTACTGTATATCCATGCGAAGTATATCCCTCAGTGCATCTTCTAAATCTCTCATCCCAGAAGTTATTATATGCAGGACCTTTATAAGCATACATTTCATACTTCCCTGTAGCTTCTTTAGTCATAGCATCTTCTCTAAACCAATCAGGATTAAAATCTAATCCTTGTGTTTCTGTTATAGGTCTATATCCAGTAATTTCATAGGATAAATCCGGATCAAAGAAATCTATTGGATCCCCTATTTTAACATCCCAATCAGTAAATACCTCTGATTGTTCTAGGGCTTTAGTTTTTAATTTATTATATAAATAATCATCTATTTCAACTTCATCTCTAGCAGCTTCATAATTAGATAAATCCTTAGATATATAAGAATTATCATATAATTTTTGCTCTTCTGATTCTTCTTTTATCTTTTCTGGAGTATCGTAGATATTTAAATCTTTTACTATTGTTTCAGTATCTAAAGATTTTAAGAGTTCCTTTGTAGTAGGTTTCTTTTTTACAATCTTTTTGGGTTTCTCTGGTTCGGAATCTACCTTTTTTGGAACATCTTTCTTTGCTTTTACTTTAGATACATTACCTCTTGCACCATATGTAATTTTCCTAGCCATATTTAATCTCTATATCCAGGTTCATAATCTCCTTTTATTTTAGATTGTTTTTCTATATCTCTCTTATATCTATCCTCTGCTGCCCTAACTTCATCTAGAAGAGGACCTATTCCTTTAGCTTCTGCGATTACGTCTTTAGCTTTATATCTTAATTGTCCTGTTTCATCATTTACATCACTTAAATCAACTAAGTCATTAAAATATATCGTTAATTTATCTATTACAGTATATACAGATTTAAGTAATTTATATGTTCTAAAAGAATCTCTCAATTCTTCATATTTCCTACAAGCTGCTCTAAATAAAGGATCAGAAAATTCTTCATCTGTTATAGCTGCTTGCCTCCTTGCTTCTTTATTCCTATTTTGTTCTGGGAAATCATATATAGGAGATTGCCAATCTAACATTAGATAAATGTATTTAAATTCTCTAAATGCGCGTAACTTAAATCTCCCAGTAGGGTCTTCTGGACATTTATTTCTCTCAGATTCCATTAGATTGTTAAATTCCTCGAGTAATAGAATCTCTTCCTTATTTAATTCTAGAGACCCTGTTTGATTGTTGTAATTAAAAAATTTTACCATAGTTCATATTCATATTTAATAAAAAAGAGTGACATAAATAAGGAGATTATTTATATCACTCTTTATATCATACCTTTTCTAAATCTTTTGTCGAGAATACTCCTTCACATATATCTCGATTAGAATTAAACCATACACATCTCATTCCCAGGAATGAGGTTTCCTTTTCCGATGAATCCATAACTTTTTCCACTATAAGCATCTTAGGTTTAAATGGCATATCATGTTTTAATTGAACCAGATCTCCTGGTTTTAGGAATATCTTCGGTTCATATGTTGGTATATTTTTCATTGTTTATCATTTTTCTTAGAACTATACGCTAGTACATTTTGTTCTTGAATAATCCAAAGAACAGTAGCTCCAGTTCCATCTGTATCAATTGGGAGATCTCTCTCACTGTTTGCTATATACATTATATCCATTCCCGGGGTAACAGTTTTACAATCTGGACCTACATCTAATACACTACCCACAGATATAAATCTCTCATTCCAGATATCGATATCCTCTCCTGATCTAGGATCATGTTTAATATCCCTTTTTAGTATAATCCCTCCCTTAGATTTAGGATTTTCATAAGGGCTCGCTGGGTATTTAGAGAAGATAACATATGTTCCCATTGGTTTAATTTCCCAATTATTTACTTTATCTTCAAAAAACTCCACTTGTTTTTGAAGTTCTTCTTCGGAAATATCTTTTACTTTTTCATTAATTCCGATAGATTTAAGAGTTTTATCAGTATTTAATTCTGATCTAACATTTTCCGGAACATATAATCCGGAATAATCATTTTTCATTACTTTTGTCATATACATTCAAATTTAACATAAAACATTTACCATTTATTTAATACACAATGTTCAGATTCTACAGAGGTTTTAGATTTAAGAATGCATCCACATTGTGTGCATATATTTCCAATACCTTTAATATTCTTTTTATATTCACAAGAATTACAGATTTTTAGTCTTGGATTACTTATAGTAGTATTTAAATTAAAGATATTATTAATACTTCCTATTATTATATTAATAATCTTTTTTATGATTATATTTAGCTTATTCATATTAATACATTATATTTAAATACTACCACTTACCAATAATACATTTATTATTCTTATTTCTTGTCTTTGCCCTTAAAATACATCCACATCCTTTAGTCCATCCGACCATTTCTACGTCAGATACTTGTCCAGTACGAGGATTTATCCATAATCTAGGATTACAATATCCTCCATATAAATCTAAGTATAAGGGGCATTCTTCACATATTTTTAATCTTTGTTGATATAATTTTTCGTCTATCTTTAAAAATTCTCTTGCCTGTTTATCCTGTTTCGGGGAAAGAATATCTTTAATACTCATGATTTAAAATATTATAGGTTTATTTTCTTCTTCATATTTTCTGAGGATAAGTTGCTTTTTATAATATTTAAGCATCTTCTCCACATCAGATTTTAAATAGTCTAATACATATTCATTAACTTCTCCCTCATGAGTAAAGTGAATAATTCGTAATTCGTCTATAATAAGATCTGGATTTTGTTTTTGAAGCATCCATGCATAAAGAGATAATTGGAGGGAGTAATGTTGCATATTACAATCCATGATATTATTTAATGGATATTTCATCATTTGATATTTCTTCTTTTTTGGATCATAATAAGATTTTTGTTTTAATTTTTTATTGGTCTTATGATCCCAAACTTTAATATGATCTCCATTCTTAATAATTAGATCAGATTGTCCCGCAATACATAACAATCCATCAGGATCAGTATAAGAAATTAACATTTCTGGAATAATTCCAGACTCTATATCTAGTTTATGATGATTTTTATATACAGGAAGGTTTCCACCTAAATTAAATCTCTTAATAGTTCTCTCAGAATCATTATAAAACCCATTCTCTTGTTCTGCATGTACTTTAGTACCATATTCACAAGCAATTCTATTAGTCTCTCCCCAATCTTTTACATATTTAGCACAAGTCTCTTCGAACATCTCTTTAGTAATATTATCCGGAATATAAGCATCATCCCATTTCTTAGTATTTAATAAAGAGGATTTAACATTAATAAAATCATCTCCCATTAACTCCTCTAATGCTTTATACTTCTTCCAAAAATCTGAATCAAATTTATTCTCAAACTCCCCAATCAGAGTAGTTACAGAAATAAACTTCTTTCCTTCCCCCGATCCCTTTTTACCTACATACACATGCTTTTCATCATTGTATGTAACTTCATCATTTTCCTTATCAATAATTAAATCATTACCATCGAAAGAGAAGTATTTAACTTCTCCTTCATTCATACTCATAGTCATAATATATAAATTTTAATTTCCTTTTACTATAGCTAAATTTATTATAGATCTCGCGCAATCTGTAATATAATAAAACATTTTATCATGCGAAAATGGGGATTCTTTTGAATAACTTATTCCAACAAATCCTCTAGGAGTTCCATCTAATTCTATTAAATACAGATATACTTGTCTAACTCCATTTTGTTTTAACATAGTATATAAAATCGGATCTGATTCTTTAATAGTTTCTACATCAGATAAACTATATATCTTTTTTTCATTTAATTCTACATTAAATCTAAAATTATCAGTACTTTGTTGTTGATATTGTTGCTTAATTCCTTCCACTCCAAAAGCATTTTGCTCATTTCTCATTGTAAAGTATGTGAAAGGATTTCCACTTAAGGAAGTTAAACTATTTCCATATTCACAGAAGAATGTTCTATCTGCCTTAAGAATCTGTTGTAGTTTACGTAATTCAGCATCTATTTTTGGGGGAAGAGTTAATGCAGTATTTACTAATTCTGAATGTTTTTCTGATTTCTCTTTTTCCCTTTGATCAATTACATTATTTACTTCAACTTTAATAGCCTCTTTTACTACTGTATTCACATATTTTCCTATATAATTAGGGACTTGTAATATAGATAGTATAATAAGTACATAGAAGTAATATTTAGGATCTTTTATAATTTTTGATTTTATTAAACTGTTTATAAGAGGTAAAATTTTATCCATCATTTAATTTTAATACATTGTTACTTTGAATAGTGCAAATATATTAATAACTTGCGGTCAAAACAAGAATTATATGTTTAAATTTAAAAACATAGGAAATAATATATTTAATCTATTAAATTATAAAATATGAAATTTGATATTAGTAAAATCGACTTTAATTCATTAAATATTCCGGATTTAGATTTAGAGGAGTTTAATGATATTATAGAGAGATATTTAGGTAAAGAATCCTCAGAAATACTTAAGAAAGGAGGGAAAATTTATATCAAGAAAAAGAATAGAGGAAAGTTTACAGAATCCGCAAGAAGGGCTGGGCAATCTGTTCAGGAACATGCTAGATCAGTATTAAATGATCCAAATGCCACACCTCTACAAAAGAAAAGGGCTAACTTTGCACGTAATTCTGCTAAATGGAAACATAAAGGAAAAAAGAAGAAGTAGGATTTATATATAATCTTATATTTAAATGATATCTAATACTTCCAATAGCAAAATCCCACCCCTTCCTGTCTGGGCGATATTATTTAAATCTTCTCCCAAACCAGAACTCTTTCTACTAATTCTCAAGAAATTCAATATTTTACATCTAAAGAATCCGTATATAAAGAAATGATTCAATCTAATCCAAAATTTGATGCTGAAGTTGATTTGGATAATATAAAACGAAGGGTTCTTTCATAAGAATTTAATAAAGAGTAGGAATATTATATATAATAAACCTTCAGGAATAATGTCTAATATTATATAATAATATAAAAACAAGTAATATATAAATAAATGAGCACTAATTATTTAAATGAGGATAAAATAATAGCATTATTAAAAAGACTCAAGCAATGGTTGCCGGAACAGCCAATGTTTCAAGTGGAACACTACAAACAATCTTTTATAATCGCGAATATATAAATAACGTTACTGCTTCTATAATCTCTAATTCAGACGATAAAGGGATAAGAATAACAGTAGGATATAAAAACTCTACTTTAGCTTCTAGATATAAAAATTTATTATGTATAACTCCTTTTCTATCAGAGAATGTAAATGTCTCGGATGAAAATTATCTATCTACAACATTTAAATCTGCAATAAGTGGAAGTACTGTCGTCTCTTATTATATATATATTTATGATACAAATAATGGAGCAAATCTTAAACAAGGTAACTATATAAGCTTCTTAATTCCTAATATTAATGATTCTAATGAACTATTAAGTAACAACTAAATAATATTTAACTATGAAAAATTTTTGGAATAAAGTAAAGGGATTCTTTTATAAAATCCTAAATTATAAAGCTGTTAAAGTTATTATCTCAGTTTTATTATCTGCCGGATTAACTTATTTATTTAAATCTGCATTAGTATTCTTCTGTTTTTTAGTATTATGGTATTTATTATATATCTTAATTGATAAGTGGACTAATAAAAATAAGGAATTAAATAAGTAAATATTTAAATATAAATAAAAAAATACCCTATAACAATTAAGTTATAGGGTATTTTCATTTAACATCATTAACACATAAATAAAACACGCAAAGAAGACTATTTGCTTATATTTTGAAGTATCTCTTTAATAAAATTAAGAGATTTAAGATAATCATCATTTGTTATATATTCTATATCAGAGCTTTTTAGCATTTCTTTTACTAAAACCTCGAAGTTAGTAAATAAATTATCTATATTAAAACTAGCACATTTAACCTGATCTATTGGTAATTTATTAGTGGTTACAGTTGCTTCTTGGGTAATTCCAGACCTAGCGTAATTCGGAACGGTATCTAAATTAGGATTATTTAACCTTTCCTCCAATTCAGCTAAGGAATCTTGTTTCTTAGATAAAGCTCTATCTAATTTAACATCTATATAATCTAATAATGTTTCTATATCGACTCCATTATAATCCTCATCTTCATCTTCTTTATGGAAGTTATTTAAAGTATATAATATCACTTTAAGTCTATTTTCTATCATATCGAAGTAATCGGAGAAACTTTTATTCATCTCTACCAATTCTCTTATATTTTTCTTATTCTCAAGATCTCCTTCATTGAAATATGAAATAATTTGAATCAATTTCTCAATTCCAATTTTAGCATCATTCACTACACCCATCATCGAATCATTTATACATTCTAATTCCTTATCATTAATAAGTTTTTCCATAAACATATTTTTAATTTAACATATACAAAGATAATAAGATTTTAGATCTAATCCTAAGATTAAATGTTAAATTTTATAAATTAAGATTTTTTCTTAATTCCGGAATAATGCTACTCAAATCCTTCTTTACAGCCTCTTGCCTATCTAAATATGATAATTCTGGATATTTAATCTTTCCAAATTCATTTATAAATTCTATCGAATCTTGAGATTTAAATTCTGGATCTGATGTTATTATTACTTTTATTTTATTTAAGTTACTTATTACATAAGTATACATTTTCATTACGTTTTGTATTGTAGCTGCATCCATAGTATTTAAATATTAAATTAACACTACAAAGATAATGCATATTTAATATTTAAGGAATGTATATATTATATAACAAATAACATGTGCAATTTAATATATCCTATTCCCCAGCTGGAGGAGTTTCTGGAGTAGTATTAGTTACAATAGTATCTAATTTAGTATTTGCCTGAATTAAATTAGTATCTATATTAGATGTATTAGTATGTATTGAAGTGGTCGTATCCTTTATTCGTCCTAAAGTTTCTTTAACAGGATCTAAATCAACATCGATATTAGATAAAGATGCTAATGCTGTATCTAATTTAGTACTAAATGTAGTAGTTAAATTTTCTATTTTAGTTATTACATTTTGTATTTTGGTATTTGTAGTATCTATCTTAGTATTAGTAGTATTTAATTCATCCACTACTGCTGATAATTTCTCTGTTAATAAAGCTATATTCTCTGTATTAAAATTTCCTACCCCTTCCTTAATTCCTTGTAAAAGTTGGAGGTATAGCTCATTGTAATTGGTTGTTTTATAAAAATCGTTTACGTTCATATTATATATTTAAATTATAAGTTCTATTATTTTAGTATTGTCTATATTTAAAATTTCTTCATTTTTGCATGGTTGAAGTTTATATGTATAACTCTCCTCTTCCGGAAGATATTCTGGTTCGGAGATTATTTTATAATATCGTTGTAGTCCTTCTTTTATATAAAAGGATTCTGGAAAAGTTAATGTTATTGGTATAGATTCAAAAGTTGGATTTTGCATAAAAGGGTTGATTGTTATGATTTACAAAGGTATGTGATTTTTGTGAGAAATCCTATGGGAAATAGATATTAATAGGTATATTTAAATTCAATTATTTACTTCATTTATATTATTTTAGATAGTATATTTTCTAATATATCTAATCTGGACAAGGTTCTTTCTTCCCATTCGACTATTCTTTTACATAAAGTTATTAGATCACTCTCATTATTTGTAGTCTTATTTATAGTTGTAGTTAAATTCTCATGCCGATCATTCAGCATTTCTACGCTACGTGTTAATTCATCAACCCGTTGTTCTAAACTCTTTATTTTTTTATTTAACGCAACAGTGTCAGAATTTTTATATTCTTGGAATATCTCTAATATCCTTTTATCTTTATTAAACCATTCAGAAGAATGATTAAATTCTTTACATAACTCATGTAACTGTTTCTCATCTTCTATGTATCCTTCAAAACTATCTATAAGTTTACAATCTGGATTGTGAGTAGCATATTGTTTCATTCAAGATTTAAGATTCTCTGTAAATCCTATTTTATAGAAATTACCTGATTCAATTAAGTATATCATATTATTTTATTTAATAGTATTATAATTTTTAATGTTTCTTTAATTTATTTCTTTAAAAAATATCTAGTATTTAAGTAATAAACTCCTCTATCCTTTCCGAGTTTTATAATAAGATTCTTTTTATATAAAGAGGAGATGCAATTTTTAATAGTTCCTATTGTAAGTTGTGTTGCATGATGTATTAAATTATTTAAACAAGAATCTAATACAATCTTTCCACGCAGATCTGAATATTTCCATAAACAGACTAATACTTTATATTTACTTATTTTAGATAGTTGGGATAATCCCTCCAGTATAAGATTTAAATTTATGCTTATAGAATATTTAAAAGAAGATTCTATATCTATCTTACTAATATAACTATTAAATATATCAATAACTTCTTCGTTATATATAAACCACTCGTTAGAATATTTATATTCTTTACATAAGGTATGTAATCTCTTTTCATCTTCTCTTGTTCCGGATTTATAATTTAATAATCTAATATCCGGATTATGTACTTTATATTGGGATAATCTAGATCAAATGTAAATCCTATCTTTAAATTACTTCCTGATTTTATTAAATATAACATTTAGTAATAATTAAATTGTTTCATATTCTACACACGTAGTATTTTTCTTTGATAATTCTTTTCTTAAAAATGCTACTTCCGATTCTAATTTACTTACTCTATCATTTGTTATTTCTTGATTAGTTTTTAATTTAATAATATCCTCACTATTTTCCTCAATTTTTGCTGCCATAAATAATATAGCTTGACTAATCTTCGTATAATCTATTTTTAAATTATTATTATTTAACTCTATTGTTTCTTTTTTCTCTAATCCATCAATAAGTTTATTTGCATATCCCCACGAAAATCCGCATAATTTAGCAATAGCATTCACACTCGCATTCTTCATTTCCCCTATTCCTGTATTAGTATCTTTAATAGTTTCTGGAGCGGTGTAAATAAAAAATATTTTTTCTTCAATAGTTAAATCTGTCCGTTTAATAAATTCGATAGTAAATTCTTCTTTATCTTTTAACAATTTTGGAGGTCGTATTAATGTATATAAATTCCCTTTTCTGCCTCTTTTAGTAATAGTTATATAACCTCTATCTTTTAAAGTATTTAGTCTATTTATAACAGTTTTCTTAGATGCTTTAGTATTTTCTGCCAAAGTTTCTAGAGAGGGAAAACACTGTCTTGTTTCTTTATCGGCATAAACAGATAGTACTGCGTATAAATATAAGCTATATTTATCTAAATCCTTATCTCCTATTAAATTCTTTCCAATTTGTATTCTTTGAGGTTTATTCATTTCGTTTGTTTAAATTTTAATGCATTATTGACCATTTTTAGTAGAAGCAAATTTAATAATAAAAACTTATAATACCAATAAAATTTAAAATAATCTTAATTATGATTTTCCTGAATGGTTCTATTTAAACCGTACACAATTCATTAGTGTAGATATTATAAATTTTATATAAATTTTATTTCTAGCTTCATTTATTTATAGTCTTAAAAATCGTTAAATTGTACTGTATGCGAAAAAAACTACAAATTCACACTGGCTACAACTTAAACTCTCACTGGCTACACTTTAACAACCCTTACCTAAACACGCATTTTGCTAAATATTTAACCAAATATTTAAATAAATCACACTTCTACTCCAAATCCTACCTCTCATGAGAGTACCCTAACTATAACTAGTAAGTCCTTAACTAGTACCTACCCTACCCCTTCAAAGGGTAAGATTTTTTGCTTCGCAAAAAACCTTGAGCTGGGAGCTTCTTTTTATTTAAATTTTTTATTTTTTATATAAATTCTATATTTAAATACATCATTTATTTAAATATTCCGTATGCCTTAAATCCTATTATATCTAATCTAATCTCTATATTATATTCTCTCCGAATTTAAAGATGACTTCTTTATATAAATATAATACTTTAAATATTATTAAAATTTAATATATAAATTAGTTCTAATATTTAAATACTTCATATATTTAAATAAAGGATTATTATTTAAATATAATATCTATCTCTAAATTTCGGTATTATATAATTAGATATTATATAATTCACCCATATTTAAATATCCAACATCCGCTTCCACATCTAAATCCAATTTAAAGATTCTTATTTAAATACTATAATATTCGGAATATAAATAAGATATAGTAAATCTTACCTTATTTAATATTACCCTCTTGCTTTATTTCCGAGGAAATTTGAAAATTTACTTTATTTAAATACTAAAATTTATAAGATTTTTTCTTAGGAAGTTGTAAAATGGAGGAATATTTATATTTAAATACTATAATATCCTATTTAATATTATCTAAATTCTCATATATATTACATACCTCTTTTTTGAAGCTCTCCAAATCTAAATCATTCTTCATAATATTTATTCCCGCTCTACATATCACCACATTCCCTTTTATATACCCTTTACTGGAATCTATCCTATCCACAGAAGGCGAATTAAATTCATCATTCCCGAAATTTTTATTTGTATAATAACACTTATTTCCTTGTTTATTTAGTAGTTCTTCTAAATATATCATATCCAAATTATTCTCCCAACCTTTTTTATTACTAGCTACTAATGTCTTAGATAATAACCATTTAGTTATATTCTCCCGCTCTCTTTCTTTTCTTCTAATATTCCTACATTTATTACATGTCTTAGAAGACCCACCAGAAAACTTACTTGGATCACTCTCTCCACAATATTGACAGTTAAAGACTTTCTCCTTTCTATTATTAGCAATAAATCCATACTGTGTTTCAGTATAAAGTTCATTAGAATAAAGATTGTTATCAATTACTTCCGAAATAAGATCTGGATTATTTAATATATCTATATAACTCCCATATCCATAATTCTTAATTCTATTAATATAATTATAAATTCCAGTTGAGTTTTGATCATTACCATAGAAGATTTTACTTAAATTCTTATTAGAGTATTTGATTTCTTCTATTTTATTGTACTCAAATAATACTAATAAGAAGAATTTATGTGTTTTTGTAATGTTATTATCTAGCAGAAATTTGTAACAAGGTTTAATGGTGTTTAATTTTATCTTATATGCATATCCGTTTTCTGTTAGATTTTCAATTTCTTTGTTCTCTTCTAGTATTTCTAGATATTTCTTTACATCGTTATGTCCTATGCCACATTGGACAATTTGATCTTTTGTAAATTGAGAGACATTGTCTCTTCTAAAATGACATATCCATCTCATGACTAATTCAGAGGTGATAAATGTCTTGTTTGAAATTTTCCGGTTAAATAAAAGTTTTTCATAGTTATTAGTTTTATCAAAATCACAAATAGTAAAGGGTAGGGAGATAAACAAGAGATGATATGAATTTTGTGAAAATAGAAATGGTTGAGGGTTTAGAAAAAAATTTTTATATTTTTTTATTTTTATGGGGGAAATTTTAAAGTAATATAGCTTTTTAAACCTGAAATGTATCAAACCTTACACCCCGTGACCCTCTTTGAATAAAAAACATTAATTAAAATCATTAATCATGAAAGGTAGACCTTCATTTTCAAAAGGACTCTCTAAAGAGTTATTATCATCTCCAGTAATTGTTCGTAACGCAGAAGGCGGACGAATGAAAGGAGACATTGTGGATCTCACTGATGCCACATTTGATCCTGAATATACATTCTTAACGCAGGACGGTCAAGAGCGGACCATTCAAGCGTTTGTTCGTGGAGAAGGTGATAATAAAGTAATGTTAATCTCCATGTCTCAACTCGTTAACAAAGTCAACGGATTGGATGAGGAAAAATCATCCTTAATGAAGAAAATCCGGAAGACCTCCTCATTAGGGGAAATCCTTGATATTTTGGATGATGTCGAAAGCATTCAGGTAATCGACACTAAAACAGTCCCGAATCGTTTTGTTCCCGGAACTGAGCGGACTCTCTGTTTATGGGATGAGGCGTAATATAAAGGGTAGCTAATGCTATCCTTTATTTATATGTATTAAATTAATTAACACAAGATATTATGATTACAAGAGATTACACGGAAGAAGAGTATAAAGAAATGTGTGCTAAATTAAATCAATTCAAAAACACACATTCTATATTAGATAAAGATGTTTTAGCTGCACAAATGTGTGATGTATTACATATTAATGAGACTCTAATTATTAGATTCTTAAAGAAAGCTAAAATAATTACAGATGCAAGAAATCATGCTAAAACCGCTTATTGGGTAGGTGAAGGTCCTGCTTATATAGGGAAAGTAAAAGAAGCAGTGAGGTTATATAAGGAATATAATAAAGAACGGAATGATAAGTGGTTAAGTAAGAAAGTTAAGCCCAGTATTCAGGAATGTATAGATGTTCTGAAAGAGAATGGGTATAAAGTTTACAAAGAAAGAGTTGAATGGGTTGAGGTGTAATACTTAGAATGGTTTAATGGAGGTTCGATTCCTCCACTAGGTACTAAGGGAGGATAATTGTTGAGGATAGAAAATGGTAGGAGAAAAATTTTGGACTCTAAACCCCCTAATTTTCCTTTTTTTCTACCACCCTCAAAACCACTACCCTAAAAATTTTTCCGTAATCCCGTAAAACTACGGAAAATCTTGTGTTAATGAGAGAAGTGGGACAAGTTTTAATCTTAAACCCTAACCACTTCTCATTTGTCTCTAGTATCACTATATATAAGCTGTTATGTCTAATAAACCTATGACAGACATTATTTTTATTTTTTATACCCTTCTCATAATAACATCTGCGAATCGTATAAAGGAAACAGCTAAAAACCCTTGGAGAGTTAGAATATTCATTATATTCTCAATTATATGTGCTATAATCGGATATACTATTCTAATAATTTAAGGTTAGATAAAAATTAAATTTAAGATAATAGATCTATGATATATGCTCAAACATATGATGATAAGTCTTTCTTATCTAAGGATATGTAAGGTCCTATAGCGTAATGGTTAACGCAATAGTTATTTAAATAAATAGGGAGTTGGCGCAATTGGTTAGCGCAGGAATCTTATACATTCAAGGTTGCAGGTTCAATTCCTGTACTCCCTACTTATGAAAGAAGAGATAAAGGAATTAAATCTCATTGGAAATAAATATTTAAATAACTATAGATCTAGGTTCGAGTCCTAGTGGGACCACGATATTGATTCAGGGTTTTGGTTCAATATTTTTCATGATATTAGAGTTATTACTAAACAATTTCGAGATGTGATATCTCTTTCCAACTAGCTAAAACAAGGAGGAGTAATTCCTCCTTTTTTAAATTTAATACTATGAAGAAGTTAAATATTAAATATATAACAGCAATAATAGGGATATTTATATTCCTATTATTAATATCTTCTCTAGAATCAATCATGAATATTATATTTAAATAAGAGCGAATATCCAAATTGGTTAAGGAAATAGTCTGCAAAACTATACTGTGAGAGTTCGAATCTCTCTTCGCTCTCATTATATTTAAAAGTTATATAGCTCAGGATAACTCCTGAGGGTTGATAGTTATATTATTAATATTCTAGATTCTATTAATATGCGCGAAGAAAAGTATATATAAGGATTATTTAAAGGTACCATTTATTAAATAATTTGAAATTATACCACTATAAATTCATAGGCAGATAAGTATAACTTTTAAATATAATAATTATGAAGGTAGTAATTAACACATCAGGAATTGGATTAAATTTATCCCTCCAAGCAGTAGAGTATTTAATTAAATATAGAATAATTAAATCTCCATTAGATGTAGGGAAGGTCAATAGGAATCATCCGAGATTAGTAAGATGTATTGAGGTATTAGGAGATGATTCATCGTTAGATATATTAAAAGTGGTGGATATTGAGGATGAGGTTAAATATAATATTTCTCCTATTAAAGTACATAATAGGATGAGGGAGATTATTTATCCTATATACGAATAATTCGGAAGGTATTTACATGTAAATTCTAATCAGTGTACAATGATTAGATCATCCCAAACTCTAGTGGTTCATAGAGTTTATTAAATAAGCTGGACCTGAATTTCTAGATTTATTTGGTTATCATAAATCTAGTGTCTTAGGATGGACATAATAAAATCCTCAGATTTAAGATAGGCGTGGGATACTTATTGTTAAATCAACTTCTTAGTAGTTTAATGGTAAAATAATTCACAGAATGTTATTGGTTCGAATCCAATCTAAGAAGCATGATAGGAATATAATATTGATTATTAATTAATAATATCCTCTTCCGAAAAAGTCAATAGTAGGATTGGAGTGGGTTCAGTACCCTTGAGATAATATTAAAATCAGAAGTATTATAGATAAGCTGTAACCACTCCTTTAAATATTTAAATATGTCAGCTAAATGTATTGATTGTGGAATGTCCTATGATGGATTTGATTCTCATATGGTTATGTTACATAATTATTTATGGGAAGAAGTTAGTGCTGGAGATTTGAGTATTTGTTTATGTGATAAGTGTATAGAAAAAAGATTAGGAAGAAGAATCGCGAAAGAGGATTTAATTCCAAATCTTCCAGTTAACGATTTATATATACAAATGTATTTAGATCTATGAAAAAGAGAAAACTTCCTAAAGAGATAAAGAGATGGATTAGATTCTTTATAAAAACTAATGCTTATTTTAATTATGATTGGGTATTTATGTTATATATAGAGAAAGAAAAACTATCTCAATGTATTAAATTCTACACTATTTATGGATGTCATGTCAATAATGATAGAATAATTTCAAGAATGCAGCTGGCTATAAGATTATTAGATATTGTTATAGACGATGATGTATTTTTTGAGGGTTATATAAACTCCAAAAATATAGATAGATTCTTTCCTAAGGATGCTTTATCCATTTATGAAATAAACATTCTTCCAAGTCTCCGAATTCAGAAAGCTTGGTATTTATATAATAAATTGAGGTATTATTATATGAAAGAGTGGTGGGATTAAATACATTTTATTATAATTTAATTTTAACATTTTAAAGCAGCAAAGTTAGTGTAGTTAGATATAAAAATATACTCGTAAAAGAGCCTGTAGTCCTTAAAGGATAGTAGTGATACTAAGCCAATTATTTGTATTTAAATATGAATAAGGGTATAATTCCAAAAGCTGCGAAATTTAAGATGGAAATTACCATGTAAGAAATTACATGAAATCTCTGATAATCTATAGTACCTTTATAGAAAAACAGAGGGTGAAGTTAAGGTACAACTTCATGGGTATCATGAGATACCCGATGCAGGAGATTTTATACATCTCCGAATCTGAATATTTAATAGTACTTTGCGCATTGGCGTGCACTCGGAGGATATCCGGGGGTTTAAGGTTCGACTCCTTACAAAGTACCTAAGTAGTAATTATTTAAATATTCATGTTATGGAAATTAGAAATGAGAATAAAGTATTTTTTGGAGAGAATGGTATTACTTCTACTTCTGCTACATATTTATGTAACATTGCTAGGGAGTTATTAAAGGATATAGAATCTTCCTTAAATAATGTTTCATTTATTAACGAAGAAGTTAGTATTTTAGGTTCAGGAGGAGTATTTAAAACTAAGGAAGGATATAACTCATCTGAATTATTAGAGCTAGATTCTAAACTCTTGAAAGCAGCAGAGTTAAAAGCATTCATTGCGTGGATGAGTGAAGGAATCAAAGCTAAAGATGAAGAGCAACAGAGATTAAGTAAATACTCTATTCAAGATTTCGTTTCAGATTTCCCGGAATATAAATTTCCTCAACCTGAAATAATCCCATTTGAATCACAATATGGGATTGCGAAATTAAGTGTTTCTGAAAGGGTTAAATATTTATTCTCCGAAGCTTTAACATCTTCAATTGGGAAATACATTCATAATAATGGGAAGTTAAAGGAAGCTTATAATGAGCTTTTAAATATAGCCCATAATAAATTGAATGTAACAACAGAAGCAAAGGATGCGCTAGTATTAATTACTAATAAAGTTCCGAGTGTTGATACTAAAGAAGTTGAGAAGGTGATGCTTAAATACCAAAATATTCGGAGGGAGAATGAGAAGGTGTTAAATTCTTTAAAGTCTAAAGTAAAGAAGTATGATAGAGATTATCAGCTTGAGCGCAATCTAAGGGATAGAAGAGAGAATGAGAGACAGAAGGAGGAATTTAAACTTCTAAATTCTAAATATGATGAATAGGTATTAAATATGACATCAAAGATTGAGAATTTAAAGATCATCATTCCTCTTGAATTGGAGGGAGTATATAATACTCTCCAAAAACTTTCAAAAGATAAATAAAATAGGTAACACCAAATTCATTAGGATGGAAGTGTTTTTATATGTATAGATTATATATATAATATAATTCGTATTTATTAAATGCAATTATTAGAATATAGACAATATAACACCGAAAGAATCCTCAAAAGAAATGTTTCGTATTTAAACTAATATAGTAATTTAGATATAAAATACTACTTTTCTTGTCCTAATCTTAGTCTTTGAGAGGATTCTTGCCCTTGACATGTTCTTTGGCTGTATTTATATAATCTATACATAACTATTTTATATAAAAATATACATAAGAAAAGACCTGGTTTCTTGTGTTGTTACTAAAATCATAATTATTCCGATTCAGAAGGTTACATAGAAAATTTCTCTATGTAGCTTTCTGAATTTTTTATTTAAATTTGAATTAAAACACACTATTTCTAATTTTCCTAAGATGGTTGAAGTTAGAAGTAGAGTACTCTTTTTTGTATATTTTATCAAGCCTAGATACTCTAAAACTATTTTTAAGTCAACTTCCAGATATGGTATGTTTGGACTATTATAGATTTTCGGAGTTCTAGGCTTTTTTATTTTCATTTTTCAAACTCGGATTTTCAAGTATGATTATCGTGAATGTATTAATTAGATATAATGATCTTATTTTATTATTTAAAAAAAGACACAAAAATACTTGGGATTCTCTTGAAGGTCCATTATTTAGAGCTGAAACAATGGAATCTTGTGCTAGTAGAATAGTGAAAGATTCTATTAATCACAGGTTTAAAAGAGAGAAGTTTATAAGGATTGATAGAGATAATGATTTAGATGGACAGAGATATTTCTATTCTATTACTTTAGATCATATTCCGGAATTTATACAACTCCCAGAAGATTTAATTTCTTGTAAATGGTTTAGTTTGCAGGATTTAAAACATATTAAAATATCTAAGAATTTAAAAGTATTGTTTAATTAAATATTATTATTATGGCAGAATATAAAAATGAAGATAGTGCTGGAGTAATTGCTTTTGGAGTTATTTTAATAATCCTAACTCTTTTAGGAGTAATAAATCCATGAGAATAACTTCCAGAGAGAGATTTAAGGATTATTTTAAATCCACTAAGACTATATATGGGAGAACTGTTAAGGGTACCTCTGATATATTAGATCTTAGAGAGAGTAGAGTATTTAAAACAAATGGTAAATTTGGGGTTAATTGGATGGGATGGATGATGTTAAAGTCCTCCGGATTTGGGTATTGGTCTATCTCATCCATGAAACCTCATCCTATTTATTCTATAAAAGAAGATGGGGATAAATATGATTTAAATGTGATAAAAGATACCTTAAACAAGAAAAGTACTAAAGATTATCCCAATTTATCTATAAAAAAATTATTCGATATAATCTCTCCAGAATTTAATGGAATGGTTTATATAGGAGATGAGCTTGATAGTGATCAATCCTTCTTAAATTCTCTTAGATATAAATTAGATCCCGAATTTGATTTAAATAGTGTTAAAAGTAAAAAGATATTTATATATTAAAATGCATAAAATATGGAAGAAGGAGTTACTAAAGCTACTTATTTAAATAGCATTATTTCAGATTTATCTGATAAAATTGATGTTAAATCTATCTCAGATGGGAGACATACATTTGAGGAGTTATACGATTATATAGCATATTTAGAAGCTTTATATCTAACTCAAGCTACTTTATATAAAGTAACTAAACGTACTTTAAATCCTGACACCTTTATAGTAGTAAAATCTTCTGATTTTCTTCCAGGAGAAGTACTATCATTAGGAAAATTATATCCGATTAAATATAAAGAGCTATTTGCGGATGTTCCGGAGGATAAAGAATTATCTGTAATTAATATTCCACTTACTGATTTTTATATATAATCATGGATACAGAAATACTTTCATATAATAAATTCCAGGAAGTTTTAAATCCTTATAGGGAATATTGTATAGAGGTAAGTGAGGTTTTAGATAATATAAGAGCTCTTACATCAGAAATATTATCAATCACTCCACTTACCTTAGAACTTCCGGATATAAATAGAATTATTGAGGAGAATCAGTTAGATTTAGATTTAACAACTGAAGAGTTATTATTTAAAATTGATGAAATGTTTGTGTAATGGATATTATATATTTAGAATGTGAATGTAATTGCTCCGAACATTTAATTCGCTTCATCTCTTATGAAGGGGAAGAGGAGATTTATATAGAATATTATTTAAATCCGGAATTGAGTTTTTGGAAGAGATTGAAAATTGCTATTAAATATTTATTTAATAGAAAATGTAAATTTGGGGCATTTGATGAAGTGATTGTAAATAAAGAAAGATTGAAAGATCTTTTAAATAAATTATAATAAAATGGGTATTATTGTAGGTTTTATATTATTATTATTGTCATGGGTTATATACTACCATGCTGATGAATACTGTACCTTAGAGCTTGGAGAATTTGAAAAACTTATAGCTGTAGCACTATTCATGTTTGGTCTAATGTTAAGTTGTATATCAATATTTCAGAAATTATTATGATAAATATAGCAGAAATAATAAAAAGATTTCCAGAAAATTATGGATGTGCTAAAGGATTAGAATGAAGTATATTATATTCATTACCGGATATATTATAGCTATATCTGCATTTATTAAATATGAAATATATAGTTTATACAGATGGATCTTACAGAGCCTCCAGAAAACAAGGAGGATATTCGGCAGTCTTTTATGATTCTGATATGAATCTTATTAAATACATATTTAAAGGAATTAAAAATACTACTAACAATCGTTGTGAATTAATGGGATTTATTTCAGCATTGAAACATCTCCCATTTAATTCCGAGGTAGTGATATATTCTGATTCTGAGTATGTATTAAATCCAATTAAGAAAGGGTGGATTTATAATTGGATAAAGACTAATTTTAAAGATAAAAAGAATGAGGATTTATGGAAGGAAATTATAAATTTATTACCTCATTACAAATTAACTCTTGAGTGGGTTAAAGGACATGAGGATGATGAAGGGAATAATTTCGCTGACATGTTAGCTCAACATTCATCAACAATTGAATTAGAAGATAATGAAGACTAAAAATAAAGAATCGATTTTAGAAGATAAATTAGAATATTTACCAATTTATCACTTATGACAATAATAGAAAATGAGTTTAAAATAGAAGAGGGTTCATCTCCTGCTAGATATGATCTATATCTAAAGAAGATTATAAATAAAGGAAAAAAAGATACTTCCGGAGAGAGTTTAGAACGAGAAGATTGGATATTGGAAGGGTACGATATGTCAATGTCAACAATTATTAAAACTCTATCTCATTATCTAACAGATAAAAAGCTAAATGAATGTTCCTTAAAAGAATATGTAAAAACATATAAAGACACTATTAATTATTTAAATACTATAATAAATGATTGCTGAAATAAAAGTTGTATCTAATAAAGAGGAACTTGAACAGGCAGATAGAATGGGAATATACAAAGAACCGGTATATGCTACCACACTATTTGGATTTCGTTTAGATGATGTGGAATTATTTTATCTAAATGATAATGAGAATAAAGAAATGACACTTAGGATAGATAGAGAGTATTTTGTTATTAAATATGATCTTTCAATTTTAAATAAGTTAAAAACTAAATTTAATAGCTAATGAGAAGTTGGTATGTATATATTATAGATTTCAATTCCACTAAACTCGAAAAATATGATGTAATGCCTTATTTCTTACGTTGTGCAAAAGAACACAAATTTAAATCCTCGGATTTAGAAGAATGTAAGAAATTTATAAGAAAGGAAGGTATGTATATGTTCTGGGCTAGGTGTGAGTGGGAAGTTTTAATCTGTCCTTGGCCTACTATAAAGGATATTTATTTTAAAATAGATGTCTGGGATCAGATAGAGATGAATTTAGATAATTTTACAATGGTATTTATTGAAAATTTAAATGAAGAATAATATGAAGGAAAGAGTACAATATTTAACTGATACCTTTACTGATTGTGAAGGAATAGAAAGAAACTTCACTATTTGTGCGGTAACTATATATGATAATTATAATTACAACCCTATTACTTCTTTCGGAATCTCTGTATGTAAGAAAGAGGATATCTCTAAATATTCCCCAGAATTGGGACAAAGAATTGCATATGGAAAAGCAATGAAAAATCCTTTTGCAGATGTAATATGTAATATGAAAGGTGGAATGAATACCGAGATATGTAAAGCTTATTTAAATACATTTGCTAAATATTTTAAGGAAGATCCATCTATTGCAATTGCTGGATATAAAAAAGTAAGTGACCCTAAGAATAAGGGAAGAGTTTAAAGCAGAATGTCCAGAATCTTTAAAAAGAATAATTCTTATATATATCCTACAGAAGAATTTATATATGAGATTTTATTATATAAACGAGAGGATAATATCATCTCAATTCAAGATAGTAAAACTTTTAAATCCGGAACATACATTCCAGAAAAAACTATAGCTCCTAAAAAATCTAATACATTTACATATATAGATTTAATAGGAGCTCCAGAGGAGTGGTTGTATAATAATGGATATATAGAAATAGACTCAGAAGAATTAATAAAAAAGAAATTTAGGAAAAGTAAAAATAATATTTAATAACAGTAATAAATAAGATATCTTATGGGAAGCTACGATCTCGGAATTGTTAAATTAACAGAGGATTCATGTGGTAAAGGATTAGTTCTTAAAAGGGAACTTTCTTTAGAAGAATGTAACTACATTCTTTCTGATATACTTGGAATTGAGTTATATACACGTGAAGACTTTGATGATTCGGAAGAATATCAAGAACAAATGGATGAATATAAAGATACTGTAAATAGTTGGCTCAAAGGAGATTGCGAGGATAATGCTATATCGGACTTTTATCAAAGTTATGTAAATGAACCACTTATGTGTATGAATATAGTTTTAATTATTGATTTTTTAAGAAAGAAGAAAATATTAGAAGGTTAAAAAGATATTTTAAATAGATAATAAGAATAATATTAATAATGGATTGATTTTAAACTCTAAATAAAGATTTTAAGACTCCATAAATATAATAAATACTAAATAGAAACACTATTTATTTAAAAGATTATAAAAGATATAAATATTTTTCAAGCTAGAATGTTCTTATAATATAGTAATGATGGAAACAATTTTATGTGCAGCAATTTACTATGATAACGGTATACACTATCCTCATCAAAGTATTTATGGTATAAAGACAGGATTTGTTTTAGCTGGATATAGACATCCTAACATTATAGGAGTACTTCCAACTAATATTAAATTTAAGAATCTTGATGATAAGCATCTTACAATAGAATGGAATGAAAATTGCCCTAAACATATCATTATTCAAGGATTTATAACCTCATCTGGAAGATTTGTTGATAGAGAAGAAGCAGCACAAATAGCGTTACACTCAGGACAAATTAAAGAGTTAGAATTTGGAAGTGAATTATATAGTGAAGATTTATATTAATTAAAATATGTTATGCTACTTATTATTGTTATTAGTTTTATTATTATAGGTGCATGTGTAATAATAAATATAATTGATGAAGAAATAGATTTAAAAGATTATATCTATTTTATTCTAATTGTGTTTGGAGTATTTTTGGAGGTATAATTGAAGACTACAAACAAGAATCTCAAAACAGTTTTAAATCTAAAATAGACTACATAAAAAATTCAGAAGTGTTAAATAATATAGATACTCTGGTTACATACAGGGATAGTGTTCTCCTTATATTTAAATAAAGCATATTTATGGCTACAAGGATCTTTAATATGGAAGGATAATAGAAAGGTTTCTATTGTAGATCTATCTCTCATTCTAGAATATCTAAAGGGAATAATATTATCTGAATAATATGAAAGTAAAACTGTTAAAAAGACTAAGAAAAAAATCTATTAAAAATATTTATATACGTCCTCCGAAATTTCCTTGGGAATCTTATAAAATTATTACTCCTATACAAGATGATGTAGTAGTAATATATTTTTATACTCCAAAAGATATAAAAATCAGTGAAAGAATGCTTATAAATAAAAGGAGGGAGTATGTCTTAGATATAATTTATTCCATGCGATCACGATTTAATAAAATTATAGCTAAGAAATATTTTACTAAGGAATTAAATAGAATTAATAAATTAATACCTTAAACTTATGTGGATAGCGAGAGAAGAAAATGATGATTTATATTTATTTAGATATAAACCTTATAAATCTGTACGTCATTGGGTTGCTGATGAACAAGATCCGTCTAAATATCGTTTTAGAATAGATAGAGAATTATTCCCAGAAATTACTTTTTATAATAGTCCCAAAGAAGTTATTCTTCAGCTTAAGGAGAAAATAACTAAAGTATCAATATTAAACCAGACTATATGAGAAAAATAGGAATATTCTTAGGAAACTTTGATCCTCCTACTATATGTCATCAAAATATAATTAGGAATATTGTAAATTATAATTTCTTAGATGAAATCTTTATTGTTCCTAAATATAGAAGTGTTAAAGAATCATATTCTACACTTTTTACAGATAGAGTAACTATGTGTAAGAGAGCGTTTAAACCATTTAAAAAGGTTACTATATCTAATATGGAAAGTTTAATAGCTTCTACAGATATGAAAACCTATAGAGAAGGGGTTCCATCTTGGAAGACTATTGAATTCTTTAAGAATATAAAAGATATTGAATTATATATAATAACTACATTCCCTGGATATTCCAAAATTCCTAATTGGGATAAGGGTGAGGAGATATTAAAGGATAATAAATTTATTGTTCTTTGTGAAACTAAAGATTTAGGGAAATTATCTGAAGATATTATTAGTATACCTTTATATGATCATATCAATATTACATCTAATAAAATTCGGAATTATATAAGATTAGATTCTAATCCGTTTCCCTTAGTTCAGAAAGATGTACTTGATTATATTTACAAACATAATCTTTATATAGGATGAGATATTATATTACAGGACATCGAGATTTATCTAAAGAGGAGTTTAGTAAAATTTATATTCCGGAAATAGATAGAATTATTCAGGAAGATTCTAATGCAGTATTCTTAGTTGGAGTATGTGAAGGTGTTGATTTATATACTATACAGTATTTAAACAAATACTCTATTCCAGTTCAAGTATACGGTCCGAATTTGGATATTAAAAATGATCTTATAAGATTACATTTATATCCAAGTTATGAAAAATCTGCTTTAGAGATGATTAAAAATTCAGATAAAACTATCGGATTTATTAAACCTGGTAGAGAAAATTCTAGTTTTACTGCTCTAAATGTTTTAAAAAGGTATATAATAAACAAATCTTAAACTTAAATAATATGAATAGAAAAGAAAGAACTATCTCCGAAAATATGGAGAAATTAATGATAGACCAAATCTCAAGAGAATTATATAATCATAATGTATATAGAACATATGCGAATTACTATTATGTAAGAGGATTATTTAAATTATATCTTTATTATGAGATGAGGTCTAATGAAGAATATAATCATCATCAGTGGATTGTTGATAGATTATATAGAGCAGGAGTAGACTTTAATTATCCAGAAGTGCCTGCTGTTAAAGCTAATCATGTTATATTAAAGCCCGAAGATAGTTTTCAGAAAGTAGTAGATTTAGAGATTGAAACTACTATGTATATAAATAAAATGATAGAAACTGCGAAAGAGGAGAAGGATTGGCAGACGGAGGGGTGGTTAAAGAGGACATTAAACGAGGAACAGATGGAAGAAGAAGATATTAGTAGAACTATCCAAGCTATGGCAGAAGAAGATACTGATTGGCAAACTAAGGAAGATACAATTCTCTCATATTATAATAATTTAAATAGGGTAACTGAAGGGAATAGAGATGTTATTGATAACAGCTCTTTTCTTAAACAAAAATAATAATTTAATATAATAACTTATGTTAGTTCTAGATAATATTAATTCAGTCTCGGATGTAATTACAAATTCCTCATCGGAATTATTTGTAATAAACGATAAAAATACTACATTAGACCATCTTAAGAATATAATCAATCCTATATTAGATGGTTATTATGAACCATTTGTATTTAATTTAGATACATTTAGAAAATGGGTAGAAAGTTCCGAAGAGGATAATTCTACGGATATAGACGCATGTTTTCAGACTATATACGACTGGTTCATTGATTTAGAGTATCCTAGTGGTTTAACTTACTATATTAGGGATACTCTTTATAAGTTACGGTTAGAGGACTATATTAAATTAGAAAATAGTCTACTTAAAGAATTATACGCGGAATTAATTAAAAAGTATGATACTAATTATTCCTCATATAAAGAAATTGAAGCTTTTCTTCAAACATATGATGAAGACAAAATAAACAAAATCATAGACTATTTACTAAATACAAATTTCGAATATGACATTCGAAAATTAAATGGAAAGATTATTCTCCTTTCCGAGGAGGAGAATTCCATTTCATGTAGTAGAAAATTTAACCGCTCAGAATTTGCGGAAGATTCTGATGTATTTCAATGGCTTGAGCATAATTTTAATATTACATATTATCATTTAGGATGAGATTTAAAATACATTCAATATCAGATATTATAACAAACAGTAGTTCAGAAGTATTTCTTGTTTCTAAAGATAGTGAGATAAAGAATATAAAAGGATTGCAAGAGAAAGTGAATTTAGGAGACGTATCTGATTTACTAAAGTTTATACATACTTATAGTTGGGGTATAGATAAAGACTATAATTATGGAGATTTATGTATAACACTTGATCATATACGTGATATAACTGATGCTTTCAGTAACTACTTCAATGATAGTGACTGGGATGATAATATCTCAAAAATAGGTATATTACGTGATGAGATGTACAAAGTATTTGCTGAGAGTTTTAAGGATATAGTAGCTATAGTAATAGATAATGGCTATCATTATGAATTTATTGCAGATAATCCAAATTTAAAATATGAAAACTTTCCATATTAAAATTCATTCTATTTCAGATATTATTACTAATAGTAGTTCCGAGACCTTTTGTTTTATTTATAGTGAAGATATATCTAAAGTATTAAAAGTATTATCTCCTTATTTTGGGAACTATGATGTTCTTGATGAATGTTGTGCACAAATATATGGTCCTTTTCAAGAAGGTATAGAGGATCCTTATATTGAAATTAGATGTTCCCAAGATTATAGACCTTCGTTACTAGAAGAAGGATTAAGATATGTATTAGATAAAAATAATATTGATTATACAATATCAAAAGAAGAATAAAAAATATCTTTATATATGGAGTCAATAATAGAGTTTCCAATAATTTTTGTATTTGATTCTAAATACTATAATGAAACTACTATAAGTAATATATTAAATAAACTATTAGAGCCTGAGGGAAGATCATACGAAGATTTCTTTAGAAAGATTCAACCGGCTATTGAAGTAACAACATGCTGCAATCCTAAAGACTTAGCAGTACTAACTTATGAGATACCCTATTGGATGAGACTTTATTTAGAGAATTTACATAATGTAAAAGGTTATAGTTGTTTAACTTTATAAATTAAGAGATGAAAGATTTTAAACACTTTGGAGTTAAGTTTAAAGGTATAAGTAGTTGTAATTATACCGCAATATGGAGTAATTTAATTACAATACGTCTTGGAGATAAAGAGATTAAAGAACTTCCAGCAGATAAAGCTGAGTTCTACGATGTTTCATTAGGGAATAAGTGTGTTACTGGAAAATGTCCGTGGTGTTATGTTGATTCTAACCCAAATGGGGAATATTATACTAATGTATGTGATACATGGAAGAAGTTTATCGCTACATTTGCTCCAGATAAGAAAGAAAAGAATATCACTATCACAGAAAAACCCTTTCAAATAGCGATTGGATCTGAAGGCTCTGCGGACGAGTCGCCGGAGTTCTGTGATTTCTTGGAAACTGTATATAATACTGGAGTAGTTCCTAATTACACTACTAATGGAGTAATTCTATCATATTATGATAAACCTGGAACAGAATATTACGAACTAGCGAGTAAAATCCTTAAATATACCCATGATTTTGTAGCTGGAGTGGCGGTTTCATTTGGAAATAAATCTCTCCGACCTTATGCAGAAAATGCTATAAAAGGATTATTAGAGAAAGGTGATTGTTATGTTAACGTTCATCATATAATATCAGATAAGGCCTCTGTACAAGACTTTATAAATAGTTGGTATAATTACTCAGATGATATAAAATATCACGTCCTACTGCCTCTGATGCCTTCTGGAAGGTCTACTAAAGGACTTGAACCAGAAGCATGGAAAATTTTAGAGAAGTCAATTAAAGATTTAAATATCACAAATGTTGCTTTTGGAGCACATTTTTATGATTATTTAAAAGAATCCTCTATTAAAACCTGGATTTATCCTCCAGAGAGTTTAAGCAAAAATATGATTCTTAAAAATGGTAAAGTTATTATTACTCCAAGCTCTTTTAACTTAACTCCAATTAAAATATTTGATTTTAATGAAAAAGTATAAAAGGAAAAAGAACAGGTATAGGCCTAATAAGGTTTATCCTGTTAAGGATATGCTAAAAATGATGATAAATGAGGAATTGAGACCTTACAACAAAACTATAGAAGATGTAAAAGATATTGAAAACTTTTATGACTTATATACATTTAAAACTAGATCTCAAGAGCGAGTTTGGGAAGAATATTGTAATAGATTGATTCGAAGACATTTATATGGTTGGTATATAAGTAAAAGGGAAGCAAGAAAAGAGGTATCTTGGGTAATTTTTCAATATGGATTAAAAGCAGAATATTTAAATTATGAGAATTAGAGTAATCGGAGATATACATGGTAGGGATTGTTGGAAACAGTTAGTCGAAGATATTGATACTTTAGATTTTTGTATCTTTTTGGGAGATTGTGTTGATTCGTATGATATATCTGATGAACAAATAATAAATAATTTATTAGATATAATCGAATTTAAGAAAAGCTATGAGGATAAAGTGATATTATTATTAGGTAATCATGAACTTAATTATATTTCTCCTTATATAGGATACTGTTCTGGATATAGGTTTAGTATATCTAACATTCTTCAAGATATTTATAGAAATAATTTGCACTTGTTTAAATTGAATCATAATATTAAAGTATATAATCCCGAAACAGAAAAAGTAGATAGAACTTACTGGTTTTCTCACGCTGGGATTACAAATAAATGGCTAAAATTTTATGGGGAAATATTTAACAATAATGAGAATGAAGAAGATTTAAATATAGATTTTGATCACTTATACTATCCTAATCTCTGTGAAAAAATAAATTTATCCATAAATTCTTATAGATATCTATCTCAAGTAATGTCTGTATCTATGCATAGAGGTGGTAGTAGCTTTTATGGAGGACCTTTATGGGCAGATATGTTAGAATCTAAAAACGACTTTCTCAAATATGATCCAGAAATTTCCTTATATAAAGCTCCCGTAATACAATATGTAGGACATACTCCAGTATATCCAGAACAACAAATAATTTATTCAGATGAGGAAAGTGGAAGTGAAATACATTATTGTGATTTTGGAGGAAATTTAAAAGATAAAATTATAACAATAGAAATATGACACTTAAAGTAATAAGACAAATTTTAGAGTATATTGAATCAAATGACTCTTCTATCGTAGATCCTACAAAATTATATATAGATCTTCACAAGACTCAACCATCTCTATATAATATAGAACTTATAAATACAATTGAGTATTTAAATAGTTTTTGTAGGGATGATTTATCCGTTCAGCAATGGAAAACTACTTGTTATCAATATATAACTTCATTATTTGATTATAGGGACTTTATAAATATATTTAAAGGATGTAACCTTTTCTTTACATACGAAGTCTTCGAAAAATCGTTTCTTAGACATTATAGGTACTTCACTGATATAAAAGGTGAAATGAATATTAAAGATTTAATACCTTCTATAGTAGATCTTAAATTACTTTGGAAAGATGGTGATCCGTTACGTAATTACACACTTATATCTAACTATTTAAATAATATTAAACCTTATGAAATTCCTTCTTTAAATAAAGTTGAAAAACTAAAAATATTATCTGATGCTACATATTTAATTCAGAATAATATTTATATAGGAATTTGTAGTGCGCTTAAAGCTGCTCTAGCTACATATCCTAAAATGAATCTTAGAAAAGGAATAGGTATTCATGATTTCTCTAAGTATATAAATATATATTTCCCAGAATTTACTAGAAATAACTTCGCTCCGGGAACCACTACTTCATATTGGTGGGAACCTGAGGATAGAACTTCTAGACTTGAGGCTTTAAATAAATTAATACAAATAATTGGAAATGAAAACTGTAAATAACTCTATAAAATTTCTGTAACATGTGATAGCATTTGACAAGATGGACGAAGACGAATTTCAAAACCTATACGAACGTGTAAAGGACGTATTATTTAAATACTTCCTCAGAGAAGGAATCCTCAATTCATTATCTAGTTGCCGCAGCAAACATCAACCGGGCATTGGATAACCTCGAAAAATCATTGTCAACATTTGTAATACCCTATGAGATAGTAAAAATCGAAGATACGAAGTTTGTAGAAGTGATCCCCTACATACCGGACGACAAAGAACGCATACCGAACAATTTAAAACCACAACAATAACACTAAAACTATAATATCATGGAAAAAATCACAGACAAAATTAAATCCTTCGAGGATGCTTGCAAGCACCTCAGACTAAATCCTAATGACTTGCCGGTTGTAGATATGCTTCCGGAGAAAGATAGGAAATCAATCATCGCATTCTACAAACTGACAATTATCATCAGAGCATTGAATGAAGGTTGGGAGCCCGATTGGTCAAATTGGGATGAATGGAAGTATTCAGAAGAAAAACAAAACTTTATCCCATTTTCAGTTGTAACTAAACAAGTAGATGGAATTGAGATAAAAGAAGATGTGTTCTATACCTTACAAGATGGTAAATTTAAAGAATTAGAACAGCAGTAAAAAATGGTTCAATTCTACCTTAGTTCAATTAAAATGGAAAAGCAAAATATAAGATCTCCAGCTATAGAATAATAAATATTGTAACTAAATTAATTATAAACCTTAAATTTATTATATCTATGGCAAAAGAATTTATAACAAAAAATGATATATTAAGTGCATTTACACAAGTAAATTCCTCAGACGGGTGTGTTATATTACTGGAGGTATATGTTTTCAATGGGGAAGTGTAGTTGCTAATAGTGGTTCTAGGGAAGTAACTGTAAATTTTAGTAAAACTTTAGCTGCTATATATCAAGCATATGTTAGTGTACAACATTCTGTAAACGAGGGAGGTTATATAGCATATGTAAGAAGACTCTCTACTACAAATTTAACATTATATAAATATGGATCAGCTTCTAACACACTTAGATGGCTTGTTATAGGGAAGGTTTAAATATTTCAATATTATTTAAATATGATATATAAAAACTAATTATTCCAATAATCACTTAAATCTTTATTTAGAAATGAAAGGATAAAATCTCTAGTGTATAATAAAAACATCTACACATATCCTACTCCTATAACAGCAAGAGTAGAAGTAGTTGAGAAAGAAGAAGGATTATATAGTACATATGTATTTAAAGACCTAGATTTAGAAAATGAATATTATATGATAACTAAATACCCGAACTGGAATCAAGGTCCTATAAATATCGGGGATATTGGATATGTTACTTATTATATAATAATCGCAGGAGTGACAAAATGGTATACGAACTCTGGAGAAGATACTAAAGAAGTATATGTTCCATATAATTATACCCATTTAGCTCTTGTTAAATTTATTAAAGATAATTCCCAGATAATTAAAAAAGATAAAGATAATAAATTTAAAATAAAAATTATTTAAACACATAAAATTATGACATTGTTAAGAGAAAGATTATTAGAAGCGCAAGAACGAAAAGAGAATGATATTAAAAATTTTACATGGTTATATCCGAAAGACAGAGATAACGGAAATATTCAGAATGAGGTTAAATTAGTCTCTTGTACTGAGGAACAACTTAAAGGGTTCTATTCCCATTGTAATAAAATGTTATATAATGATTCCAAGGAAAATCCTGGAAGAGTTAATGTGTTAAAAATAATCCAAGATCAGATTACAAAGATTGGAGTTGAATTAATGCTAAGGGATTTTGAATCTAAGAATGAGAATTTTGATAGATTTTCCTTCGCATTATCTATTGATGAATTTTTAGAGAAAAATAAGGATGTAGATTCTAAAGTAGCTACTATTAAGAATTTTATCAAGGTTCCTAGAAAATATGAGGATTTAACATTATATTCTGTATATGAAGGATGTATTGGGAAATTAGGATTATTTGAAAATCCTCATATTACTAGATCTTTTATTCTTAGAATGGGATTGTGGTTAAATAAAGGGACTGGAGATTATAAGAAACTGAAAGAATGGTCTGAATTAAATAAATTATCTAGCTTAAATACTATGGAAAAGGTATATAAGTATTTAAGACTTAGAGAGTATGATAAATTAAGATCTAATCCAACAGGACTGAATCTATCCCAAATGAAAGGAATGTTAGAAATTACCCATTCAAAGAAATATACAGATTTAACTACAGAGCAATTAGTAACTCTTAGATATAGAGTATTATTAGATCTAAGAGCTAATGTTAGGAGTCATATTTCAAAATGGGAGACATTAAAACATCAGATTGAGTTGGTTGCAGAATCTAAAGGATTTAAACTGTAATGATCTATTATGTAACGAAAGCTAAAGAATTATTTAAATCCGAGAGGTATGAAATAATTTCTGTAGAAGAATCTTTAGCTTACTTAAATAAATTAGAAGTTGTAGGGTGTGACACAGAAACCGAGGGCCTTGATCCCCATTCTAAGAAACTTTTATCCCTTCAGTTAGGATGTAGAGACTTTCAAGTAGTTATAGATTGTACCACTATCGACCCCTTATTATACAAAGAATATTTAGAGTCGGAGAGAACTTTTCTACTATGGAACGCATGTTTCGACCTTAAATTCTTATATAAACAAAAGATCTTTCCTAACCACGTTTGGGATCTAATGCTGGCAGAGAAAGTGATATACATAGGCTACCCATCCGGAATGCATAGTATGGCATTAAAGGATGCAGCTTGGAAGTATTTAAAGGTTTCCTTAGATAAAACTGTTAGGGGGAAGATTATTACTCAAGGCCTTAACGAGGAAACTATCTTATACTCTGCTAGAGATGTAGAATATCTAGAGGATATAAAGAATGCTCAAGCATCTGAAATATCTAAACAAAACTTATTCAATGCTCTCAAACTAGAGAATGAATTTGTTAAAGTTAATGCTTATTTTGAGTTTTGCGGGGCCAAGCTTGATATTGTTAAATGGAAACAGAAGATGGCTAAAGACCGTGAGAATTTAATTAATGCTAAAGAAAAACTTAATGCTTGGGTAGTTGATTGGGAGAATAAGGAAGTATCTAAAGCTGCACAGATTGTGTATTTAGATATATCTAGAGGTAGAGGGGATAACATTATTGCTGAGGATAGAGAAAAGCTTAAATTTGCTAAAAGGAAACCGGAATCTGATATAAGAGAAAGGAGTGGAGAACTTATAGCAGAAGCTTATGAGGTTGGTAAATCTAGAAAGTATTCTTTAATAAATACTCAAGGAAGTTTATTTGACGGGTTCGATTTAAATCCTAAATGTACTATTAACTGGGCCAGTTCTAAACAGGTAATAGCATTATTTAAAGAGTTAGGGATAAATTGTACTACTATTGATAAAAAGACGAAAGCTTCAAGAGAGTCTGTACAAGAAAACGTTATCGCTCCTCAGAAAGGTAAGTTTCCTATAATTCAACTTTATCTAGATTATAAGGAAGCTGAAAAGGTAGTAACTTCTTTTGGTGAGAAGTTTTTGGGAAGTATTAATCCAGTTACTGGAAGAATACACTCTCAATTTGGGCAGTTAGGAACTGACACCGGTTATAGATAAGCACATGTTATAATTTTTAAATTTAACAAAAATAATTTGTATCTTGTCGTTAATTACTTTATATTTGTATCATTAATAACCTTAATGATAGAATATGAAAAAATTTAACGAAACCGAGGTACAAGAAATTATTGATGACTACAAATCTGGATTAAGTTCTGTAGAGATAGGAAAAAAGTTTGGGGTAAATACATCTAGGATTCTATATATCCTTCATTTATATGGAATTGAAATACGTCCAAGAAAAGGATTAAAACACTGTACACACTCTAAACGGACTGTATCTTTAGATATCTGGACTTCTCAAGAAGGTACTCCCAATTTTGATTATTTTATAGGTATTCTAGCATCTGATGGGTGTATAGTAAATACTCAGGTTGCTTTAGAACTTGCTGAAAATAATAAACAAATATTGGATGATTATAATACCTTTTTAAACGGAGTTTGTAACATAAATTCCAGGTATTGTAAAAAGAGACAAAATACTTATTATAATATAAAGTATAAAAACGAGGATATTGTGAAGTTCCTAGCAGGATTTGGAATAGTTCCTAGGAAATCTAATATTTTAAAGCTAAAGTATATCAATTGGAATGTACTTAGAGGAATATTTGATGGAGATGGAAGCATCATTCAAGATCCTAGATGTAATTGTAGTTTTAAATTTAAAATCACTTCTGGCAGTGTTGATTTTATAGACCAACTTAAGGAGTTCTATAGAGTAAATGGAATTCATTTTTATATAGAAGAATGTCTTGGTAAAAAAGACTCCTATTGGTATAATATTATTGTTGGAAGAAGTGAAGATATTTATAAAATTTATTATAACATGTATAAAGATTCCTCCTTTTGTTTACAAAGAAAAAAGGATAAATTCGGCCCCTTAGTAGAGAAATTTACTAAGTGTATCTCTGTAAATTCAGTTAACGAGAGGGAAAACTCTAAGACTGAGCCAAGCTTCGATGAAGAAGGTGCAGAGACTAGAAACAGAGAACCTAAGTTAGAGTAACTTATTACTCTAATATGGTTAAGGTATAGTCCGACGTGCTTACGTTGCGATTAAGTTCCTCTAATCCTAATATTTAAAATTGGGCAATATAAAAGTGATTTTATAATTGAATGCGAGTGAATTACTGGGAATCTAAGGAGGTTATTCTCTATGACAATCAGTAGCCAAGCTTAATGATGTAGTAAAGGTAATTAAGAAGGTTCAGAGACTACCTGTTGAGGGACTACACCCAATAATACAGACACGAGCGCCGCCACCTTAAAACTAGGTGAAGATATAGTCCGATACTCCTTGGAAACAAGGAGATCAGTTTAAACGGCTGATATAACTATTGAATTTACAACAATTGCCCAAAGATGCACTAACTAGATCATGCTTTGTAGCAGAAAAAGGGAATAAATGGATTAGTTGTGACTATTCTGGTTAAAATTGCCATATATAATACAGTATTATTTAGTACAAATTATACGTTTATATAATGATGCTCATTATCTCTTATAGAGATAATTTGGCCCAATATTAAAGAAATTTAATATATGTAACTCCGTAAATTCAGTTAACGACGAGCATTCCAAGACTGAGCCAAGCCTTAAAGAGGAAGGTGCAGAGACTAGAAACGGAGAACCTAAGGAATAGTATTAATATATACTATTCTACGGTTAAGGTATAGTCCAGTGTTGGCACACTGCAAGAAAGTTTTATAATGGCTTCATTATCCAATGATTCTGCTATGTTAGATGAGCTTCTTAGGGGATCGGGAGACCTACACTCGTTAACAGCTCGAATGGTGTTCGAAGAGATCCCAAATGATACTCCACTCAAAGAAATTAAGACGAAATACCATGATCTTAGACAAAACGCCAAGGGTTATGAATTTTGCTTTAATTATGGAGGTAATGCCTCTACTTTAGTGAAAAACTATGGGATAAATGAAGATTATGCTAAATCTATTTATGACAACTATATGTCTGGTTTCGATGGTTTATGTAAATATCAACAGAATCAGAGAAACTTTGTTAATAAATATGGGTATATTATATTAAACAAACTAGGTCTTCGCGCTCATATATATGACTTCTCTGATTGGGAATATTTAAAGCAGAATAATCCGAGAGAGTATAGACAGCGTAAGGCTGCTTCAGAGAAACAGGCGATCAACTACCGTAAATTGTATGCGGCTTTATACAGTAATGTATATTGAAAAATTGGGTGGATTGCGGGAAAGCTAAGTTGTAAAATAAGCTAATCCGCAGCTAAGGCTAGGAAGAATCTAGGTACTAGCAAAGTTCAGAGACTAGAGATTGAGTAGTTCAAACAATAATATCTCAATAGCGCCCAACATCCTATAAGGATGATGAGATAGTCCAATCCTATATGAAAATATAGATCATATATAAAATATGATACAAGGCACCGGTGCTGCAATGTGGAAACTGGCAATGGTAAAGATATTTAATTGGATTAAGAAGAATAATTATCTTAATATAATTAAATTATGTGTGCCAGTACACGATAATCCTCAACTTTGTCGTGTATAAACTTGGTTAATTGCTGGAAATCTTTAAAATATTATATACTACAAAAATATTGAAAAATATTTTGAATGTTTTAATAAATATAGTATACTTATTAAATATGAGGATAAGATAATCAGCAGCTTCCATCTCTAAATGATATATAATCACATGAGAGGGAGTTCAGAGACTATCCAGAAATGGAGTAAGCTCCAAGAGGAGTTGAAACGCCAAGGTAAGATAGTATTAGATTTTAGATCCTATTTATTATCTAATAAATTATCTTATAAGATATAGTCCGACACTGCAAGAGATTGCAGAAATATCATGGAATCGATGATATTGATAACATAAAGGAAGTCAACTTAGAAGCACCAGAAAGTATCGCAAATGAAGTAGCTGATATAGTAGTGACTGCAATGAAATCTGCTGGAGTATATTTTTGTCCAAATGCTCCTCTAAACGCTACTTGTGATGTAGGAGATTTTTGGATTCATGATTAAATATAAATTAATCATATGACTACTAACGAAGAATTATCCCTAAAACTTGATCAAGTTCTTAGAAATCAGGAAGAATTAAAAACGATAGGATTATTAATAATCCAAATCCTGAACAAATTTATAGAACATGAAAAAGGTCCAGAAGATTTTATTAGGAATATAATAGCTAATATAGCTGGAGATGAAATAGAGTGGAATAGAAGAGGACAATATATTAAATAATGTAATATGATAGAGTTAAAAATACTACCAAAATTTTATAATGATATCCTCTATAAAGATAAAAGGTTTGAAGTAAGAGATACTACAGATAGAACATTTAGACTTGGAGATTTAGTTCTTTTAAGAGAATACTATAATGGAGAACATACTGATCGAGAATGTATCATAAAAATTATATATATCTTAAAAGACCCTAAATACTGCAAAGATAATACATGTATTTTTGGATTTGAATTAATTACCACTAATCAAATGTAATGAAAAAAGAAGATAGAATAAAAGAGTTAATAGAACTCTGGAGAAAAAATAATGGAAAGGGAAGAATAATTCTCCCTAATCAGTTCGGGAAACAGTTATTAGTATCTAAAGTATTAGAGCTTTTCTTAAATAAAAATCCTTCTTCTGAGGTATTTATTATAACTCAAGATTATTCTTCTTCTTATCAATGGAATACATGGTTATATACTCAGAAGTTGCATAATAAAGGTAAAGCTTATAGTATTTCTTATGTATTAAATAATTTATCTAATTTTACCAAATTTCCATTTTTATTACTTGATGACATAACGGCCGAGAAAAGTTTACATATTATCTTAAAAATCCCACATAAATTTCTATTATCTATAACTACTTTCTATGATTTAAATTATCTAAAGTCTCTTCCAATTGTTGGGGAAATTACTAAAGATGAAGCAGTATCTAATAAATGGATTAATAATTATAAAGAGTATAAAGTTATTATAGATGTCGATGATTTAGATTTATATAAAGAGCATGATCAGAAATTTTATAAATATATGAAATTATTTAACTATGATCTCACTCTGGCAATGAATTGTTTATCATCTAAGAAAGCAAGAGAGGAATTTAGTAAATTAAAAAATTGTAAAATCGAATTAGTTAATGCTTGTACTTTTGGAGTTTATAGAGAGCTTAAATGGAGGAAGAATTTTGTATTTTTTCATCCGAAGAAAAGAGAATTAACTGAAAAGATTTTAGAATATAATAAATTTAAAAGAGTAATTATATTCTCTCCAACTATAGAAGAATCATATAAATATGGGGATATTCAGTATAATAGTAAATTATCCGATAAACAGAAGTTTGAAGCATTAAAGTATATTAGATTTCCAAGTCCGATATTAGTATCTGCTGTAAATGATATCTCTCATGAGATAAATGCACAATTTGATGTGGAGATTATTACATGTAATAATTCATCTAATATATTGAAAGAAAATAGATTAAAGTTAATAAAAGATGAGGGTAAAATTTTTACATTCGTTATCAAAAATACTATGGAAGAGGCTTGGTATAAATTAAGTACTCTAGATAATGATTATATAACAATTACCGAAAAAATGCTACAAAGAGTTTTAGATGGTGAAGAAATTCTCGAAGAAAGAATAGAAGGGCCAGAAATGATTTTTAATTATTAATTATGGAAGATTTATCCCCGAAAGTAGTGTTAAAGAATTTATTAAGATTAGATCCTCGTAAATTCTCATTGGAAGATGATGGTGAGAAATTTGTATTAAAAACATCTTCTTCTGATATTACAAAGTATATTATTAGTTTTTATAAAAAGACTAATGTAATCTTTTTTACAATCTCTAAAAATGTACAGACTTTTAGTTACATGATTATAGAACAGGATATTGCAAAAAAGATACGTACTTTGATAGATACTATAGAACTAAGTGTCTTAGCTACTATAGAACTAAGTGTCTTAGCTACTAGTTTATGTGAAATACTTGATATTCTCGATGAAAATGACAAAGCGGAAGAATCATCCATGAAAATATGTGAGGCATGTGGATCTCCTATAGATGTAACTACATATACTAAAAATGGATGAGTACGTACTAGATGTAAAAATTGTAAAATTTAAATATTATGCCATATTATAAAATATTAATGAATGTACCATGTACACAAGTTAAAGAAATTGAAGTATATGCTGAATCAAAAGATGAGATTAAGGAGCTTTTCAAATATGATATGTATATAGATAGAGATCCTAAACAAGGAGAATTTGGGGATATTGCATATTATGATTGTATAGAACATCTTGTAGAGACATCTAATACTGTAGATGTATATTATGATGAGCCGGTTACATATGAAGATATCGAATCCATAACAGAAATCTAATATTAAATTTAAAAATTGATAACACTATTCCATTCACACAACATCTAATAAACTAGAATTAACTGTGCTTGTTTGTGTTATATTGTATAACAATATAAACAAACATTAATGGAAAAAATCTCAATCTCATTAGATCGTGAATTAGATTTAATGACACAGTATAGTCTATCAGCCGAGGAATGGTGGATTATACAATTATTATTCCTCGCTCAATATCCTGAGGGAAGGATAGATCCTTTGGAAAGATATAGTAAAATTATAGGTGGATTTAGATATGATATAATTGAATCTCTTCAATCTAAAGGAGTATTAAAAAAGATAAATATTAAGAAAGGGGATCATTTTGAGATAGATGATTTACAATTTAATTATGTAAAAGGTGAAGATAAGAAAACTTATCCATTAGATATCCCATTCACTGCTAACTTTATTAAGTCTTATTTAAAGCATTCTGGAGAATTGGGGAAAGAATTATTTCTAGAATATCCAACTTTTATATACATTAACGGTTCTCCCGTAAATGCTCGTAGTATAACAACTAATGGACATTTTGGATCTATGGAAGATTTCTTTTTCTTTTACGGAAAGACTATTAAATGGAATCCAACATTACATAGAGAAATAATTGACTTATTACAATGGGGAAAAGAGAATGATATGATAAAAATGGGGATTTCTACATTTGTTATTAATCAATCGTGGATTGCTTTAAGAGAGGCTAGGGATAGGGGTATGGGATCAGTGGATATTAACACTCTTATATGAATTTAATTGATTCTTTTTATCAAAAAGTAAAGGAGGGAAAGAAAGGGAATAATATGGGTATACCTTCAGGGTTTCCTAAATTAGATAAATACATATATGGAATACAAAGGCGCTTTATGTCTGTTATTATCGCGGACTCAGGCGCCGGAAAGAGTTCTACAGCCATATTTATGTATATCTATAAACCTTTAGTCTATTCCTTAGAACATCCAGAAATACCTGTAAATATCCTTGCATTAAGCTTTGAAATGTCAAAAGAGGTACTTCTTGCTAAACTTCTTTCTCTTTATATCCTTGATAAATACCATATTGATATTAGTTATTCTGAAATATTCTCTTTAAATAAAACAATCTCTGATGAAAAGCTTAAATATATCTATGATGCACGGGAGTGGTTATTAAAAGTAAATGATAAATTAACCATTTACGACACCCCTTTAAATTCTACTGGGGTATATAATATTCTTAGAGCATGGGCTGGATATTTTGGGAGATTTGAAACAGATGACAATGGTGAGAGGTATATAAAGAATGATAATAATCAATATTTAATAACAGTATTAGATCACTGTAAACTATTAAAGAATAATGGTTCGGGAATTAAACATGAGATAGATGAAACAGCTAAGCATTTTATTTATTATCGTAATTTATGTGATATGACAATATGTGCTGTTCAACAAGCCAATAGACAATTTAAATCTATGGATAGAAGAAATTCCGAACATAATTATCTAGAATTACAGGATGCCCAAGACACTGCTGATATGACACAAGCAGCAGAAATTGTTATTGGTGTCTATCACCCATTTAGAGAGAAGAAGGCAAAGTGTGAAGGGTTCGATATTAAGAAACTTAGAGACAATTTTAGATTGATCCAATTGCTTAAAGGACGATTTGGACAATCTGATGTTGTTGAGGGTTGTATTTTCCAAGGAAGTATAGGATATTTTAAAGAATTAAACCCTCCAGAAGATGGGAAGAGATTTGATTATGATAGAGTTCTGAAAATGGATTATTTATTTGAGGAATTTGATAATCAACAACAGAAAAAAGAAGAATTAGATGATAATATTAAAGAAGATGAAGAAGATGAAGTACTTGAATGTAATTTTAATGTATAAATGGCTATAGTATTACCAACAAACAAAGTACAACCAACAGAAACTGAACCTAGGGTATTAGTTATATTCTCGAAGCCAAAATCTGGAAAATCTACAGCTTTAAGCCTATTAGATAATAACTTAATACTAGATACAGAAGGAGGAACAGCATATATTGAAGCATTAAAAGTAGATGTTGCCTCAGTCAAGGATATAGTAGAAATATGCAGACAAATTAAAGCGGCAGGATGTCCTTATAAATATATAACTCTAGATACGTTAACTTCTTTAGAAGAAATTCTACAACCATATGCTTTAAGTTTGTGGAAGAAATCTAATACATATAATCCAGAAAAGAATCCCGAACAATTAAAAGTAACTGATATATATACTCTACCCTTTGGATTAGGGCAGAAGTATATGAGAGATTCATATTTAACAGTAATTGGATTATTACAACAAGTATGTAAGAGAATTATTCTAGTATGTCATTCAAAAGATGCTAAAATAAATGAAAACGAATTAACTATAAAGGATATTGATTTAGCTGGAAAGTTATCTGATATTATTGCATCTAGATATGATGGAGCTGGATATTTATATAGAGATAAAGATGATAATACTATTATCACCTTCGATATAAAACAACTCGCAGCCGAATGTAAATGTAGAGTCCCAAGATTGGATGGTAAAAAGTTTGTGTTAATCGAAAATAGAGATGGGAAATTGATACCTCATTGGGATCGTATTTATTCCTCAGAACCTTATAGTGGAGAAGATGTAGTTACAACTCCTCAAATTAATGTTACAGATATTTTAGGTGAAGAAGAATCTAAAGAAGAGATTAAATCTGAAAACTCTAATACATCTAAAGAGAAATCTGAATTAGACGAACTTTCGAATATAGAATTATAAAATGGAAATAAAGCTTAATCTTTTACTTACTCTATCTGACAATTTAGAAGTTACTGGTGTTAGAATTAATAATTTCTCCAATACTTTTGATGAAGCAGCTTCTAAAACTATAGAAGTGAAAACTCCTAAAAAATCTAAATCTAAAAAAGATCAGGATGTAATAGTTTTAGAGGATAATAAATTAGTATTAACTCAAAAATTATTGGATATAGTTGAGGCTGAGCCTGGGGATAGATTATTAGTTTCTTTTAAAGAGGAAAATGGTATTTATTATCCGGTAATAGCTAAATCAGAGGTTTTTGCAGATCCTGAATCTGGCAACAAATTAACCAAGAGTCTTACTCTCTCTTATAGAGGAAAACAAAGAGAACAGTTATTAATTTATGGTACAGAATTTAGATTTGAAGAAACTTCTGAAAATTCTAAAGTATGTAAATTAATTGGAGATAAAGAAGTTAAAGCGGATGATAAAGTTATTAAATCTAATAAGGATATTGTAACTTTTGATTCTGATGAAGTAGAAGATGATACAAAGAAAACTTATGTAAGGGAATTAAAAACCCCTTTCGAAGTTACTCTTGAAGATGAAGAAGATTATGAAATCCCAACAGATCTTAAAGATTTAGATTTAGAGGGATTAGAAGAGCTAGATGAAGATTCACTTTTTAATTCAATTAATTAATTTTATTTAACATTATGGCACTAAATTTTGGAGCAGATTTTAACAACGCAGGGGAACACACATTAGCTAAAGGAAGTTATTTACAGGGTGATAAAATTCATACTGTTAAATTAAAAGAAGCGAAAGCTGATAGACAAAAATTAAAAGATGGGAGGGAATTAGATACTATTAATGTAGTATTTGAGGATGAAAATGGGGCAACTTTTGAGGATAAAACCTTCGAATTAACACAAGATTCTATTGAAAGAAAAACATATGGATGGGGAACTTCCGCATCAGTATATGATTCCGCAGTATTAAAGTTTAGATGTTATATTGAACACTTTGCGCCTAAATATAATGAGAAATTAATTAAAGGAGAAGTAAAGCTTGAAATGAAGAGTTGGAAACAATTCCGAGATTCAATGGTCGCAATTCTCCAAGCTGTTATTAAACAGAAAACACCTGTATGGTGTAAGCTTAAATTAGTTAAGAATAGTTCTGGATTTGCTAGTCTTCCCTTCTTTGCAGCAATAGATAAAGAAGGAAATGCATATGTAAGTAATAACTTTATCGGCAATGTAGAAATCTTAAAACAACAAAATAGAGACATTGCATTTACTGCCTCTGAAATTAAGAAGATTAAAGCTAGAGAGGAAGCTGCTTCTGGAGCTACTACTTCTACAGAAGAATTAATTACTTCTAATCCAGAAGAAGTTTCAGATATTAACATGGAGGACTTTGAAAATATGACTCTGTAATGGGAGTTAACCTCAGTAAAGTAGATGCTTCTAGTCCTTTAATAGCTGATTATGATTCCATATTTTCTGAGAAGTTAACTCAAGAATTATTACTTAGATATAATTCAGAGGAAACTTATATGGAACATTATTTAGGAATCCCAGTTAAAAAAGGATTATTTAAATCTCCTCTTAGAAAAGATAGTCATCCCACATGTGCGTTTTTTAGAGATAGTGCAGGAAGATTGGTATTTAAAGATTTTTCTGGATCTTTTTATGGAAATTTTATTGAGGTAGTTAAATATAAATATAATGTTTCTTATTCTAAAGCGTTAGCAATTATTGCTAATGACTTTGGAATAAGAAAAAATATTAACTTTCCAGTTAATAAATCCTGTATAAAAGAATATACTAATTCAAAATTTGAAAAAACGGAAGGATCAGTTATTAAGGTAAAGATCAAAGATTTCACAGAGGAGGAATTAAAATGGTGGGGGAAATTCGGAATTAGTTTAACTACTTTAAAAAAGTTCTTTGTATTTTCCCTAGAATTAGTATATTTAAACGATGAAATATTTTCATTTAGTACTTCTAAGAAGTTTCAATTTGGATATTATTATCCTACTATGGATAAAGAGAAACAACTGTGGAAAGTTTACTACCCGATGAATAAAAAGTATCGTTTTATAACTAATTATAGGAAAAGTATAATTCAAGGTATCTATAACATTCCAAAAAATGGAGAGTATTTAGTAATAACAAAATCTCTTAAAGATGTCATGTGTTTATATGAACTTGGAATACCAGCAATTGCACCTAATTCAGAAAATCAGTTTGTAAGTGATATTTTATATTCTAAATTAAAGGAAAAATTTAAGAAAATATTTTTATTCTATGATTCTGATTTAGCTGGAATTAGTAATATGAATAAAATTAGAAAGAAATTCCCTGACACAATTCCTATTTATATTCCAAGAAAGTATAAAGCTAAAGATATTTCCGATTTTTATTCTAAATATGGAAGTTTAAAGACCTTTGATTTAATAGAAATTGCAAAGAAGTTATATTTAAATGGATAAAATACAAAAATTAGAATTGGAAGAATGTATAGCAGATATAGAAGCCACATTACATAGTATCTATAACTATAAAGATAAATATAGTGTTGACGGTTTTGATACTGTGGAATTATATCACCTTAATTTAATACAAGCATACACTGAATCTTTAAAACAGTTTCTTAAAGCAAAAAGAGAAAATGAATAATATATAAAAGATTTAAATAATTTATGAAAGATTTAAAAATCATCTGCGATATAGATGGAATAGTTGCAGATTTTATGGGACATTATAAAAAATGGTTTAATGTAGATACATATCCATCTAGATTACAAGAGTATGCAATATTAAAAAACGTATACAATTTAAGGAATAATAAGCAATTTTGGACAACCGTTCCTAAATTAAGAGATATTAATTTCCCTATAGTTGCTTATTGTACTAAAAGAATTAATTCTAAATCATATACTAGGGAATGGATAATTAAAAATAATCTTCCTGATAAACCTATTTATCAAATGGTATGTTACTCTGGAAATAAATCTAGATTAATTAAAGGGAAATGCGATGTGTTTATTGAAGATTCTATAACTAATTTTATAGAGTGTAATAAATCTGGAGTGTTTACATTATTACTGACTACTCCAGAAAATAAATATTATAATACTCCTTTTAGAATCGATTCTCTAAATTATGGGGATATATATAATAAATACGAAGAATATAATAAATATTAAATACTATAATTTAATCTTATGGAAGTTTCGAAACTTGAACAAGTAGAAGTTGATAAACTATACAAACAATTAGCTTACTATAATTGTCACTATGGATGGTTATTACTATCTATAAATAAAACTAATCATAAATTTAAGGAGCAGAATTATTTAAATATTGCATATGGATTAAATCAATCCACAATAACATACTATACACATCCTACTGATGTAGTAGATATAATGGATTTATTTGATAGAAATTTATTCAGGAATATTATCTTTGAATATTTAGATGTTTACTTCGGAGAAAATAATAGAAAGTTTAAAGATATAATAATAACTCCAGAAATTCTTCAAAATATTGTTATCATCACTTTAAATAAAGAATCTAGAGATGAAATAATAAAAGCTCTAGAAGAAATACTTCCAGAGTATTTTGATTATATCGATTTAATTATAGAAAATGAATATTGACAATTATAAAACCTATTTAGATACTACTATTTTAAAATGTCTTAATGCATGTAGTATTTCTGATGAGACAGAGGTATTTTTAAAACTTATAAACCATCTCTATAAGAATTATAAAGAAGAATTATTTGTACCAGAGTATTATATTATAAATGCTATTAAAAATTCTACAGGCAGTGCTTTAGGAGATATATATGAATCTATCCTTAATGAAATACTTAAAGATTTATTGGGGAATGAAAATATACTAGATTCTATAAGCTTTCATGTCTTAACTACTGATTTTGGATTTAGCCTATCTATAGAATATTATACAATTGAAAATTTTCAATGTGGAAGAAAGTTTATATTTGATTTAAGAAGGATTATTCCAGACATTATTATATATGAAACTATAAATGGAGTACCACAAAAAAGAAGAACTAATATCTAAGGAAGTATTATCTAAATTTAAGATAAAAATAGTATCAATAAACACTCTAGATATAACAGATGATATTTATTTCTCTAAGGCTTATTCTGGATATATATCTAACTCCAAGCTTAAACTTATTAATCCGGATGAGGAAGGGTCTTTTAAAACCTATCTTGAAGGACTAAAACAATTCTCTACAAGAAGTATGGACATAGGTGCAAAATATAAAATAATTTTTTATAAATAAATTTCTATTTACTTGTTTCTTTGATTTTAAAATGTTATATCTGTCATGTTAAATTAAAACATGACATCAATGAAAAATGTAACAAAAATAAAATCAACGTTAGAAATAGAAAGAGAACTTCACGAAGTTTTTCCTTTTATAGATATAATTGGAGAATATACTGGAGCAAATAATAAAATATTACATAGGTGTAATCTTTGTGGGCATGAATGGGAAGCTGTTACTAGGTCTGTAAAAGCATCTAAACATGGATGTCCCAAGTGCCAAGTAAACAAAGCACGTAAAGAACTTTCTTTAAAAAATTTTTTAGATAAACTAGATAAGGATAAATACGAACTTGTAGACTTTCAAGATCAGCAGCATGTAAAGGTCAAGTGTAAAGATTGCGGGAATGTTAGAGAGACTACTAGCTCTAATATCCTAAGATTTGGATGTAAGCATTGTTCTTCTAAAAGGAATAACGAACTCAGAAAATTAACGAAAGATGAGTTTGTATCTAGAGCATCTATTATTCATAGGAATAAGTATGATTATTCAAAAGCAGAGTATATTAATTTTAATACTAAATTATGTATAATATGCCCTACTCACGGAGAATTTTGGCAATCCCCTAATAAACACTTATCTGGACAAGAATGTCCTAAATGTGCTTTCAGAAAAAACTGGACCACAGAAGAATTTATACAACATGCAAAAGAAATACATGGTGACAAATATGATTATAGTAAAACAGAGTTTTCCCAATGGAAAGATCGAGTAACTATTATTTGTCCCAAACATGGATATTTTGAGCAACTTCCTTCTGTACATATAGATTTTAAATGTGGATGTCCATTCTGTAAAGAATCACACGGAGAAGCGTTCGTGAACAAGATATTGCAAAGTTTGAGCATACCTTTTGTTAGACAAAAGGTGATAAGAAATAATCACAGACTATTCAAGGTTGATTTTTATCTAGAATTGAACAATAAAATATTTATAATTGAGTATAATGGAAGACAACATTATTTCCCAATAGTCCATTTTGGTGGAGAAGAAAGTTTTATTAAACAATGTGTAAGAGATGAGGAATTAAGAACCTTATGTAAAGAAAATAATTATTGTTTGCTAGAATTACCATATAATAAAAATGATAGTGAAGTAGAAGAAATGATAAAAAGTTTTTTAGTGCCGTCATTACAGGAATGTAATAGATTATCACAGGGCAATAACGGGGAAAGCTGTGATGCCAATCCCGTGATAAATTCAGAGATTACGAAAGGCTCTGAATCATCGTAACGCGTAGAGAGTGAACAAATATAATCTCTCCAAGAGTGTCCTGCACCCTAAGGGTGAAAATGTACGCTGATCTATAACTAAATAAGAAGTTATAGAACTTTAGGATAAAAAGCCTAAAGGATAACAAAAATGACTTCCATACATGAATTAATCTTGCAGCCAGAGGAGTTTGAGTTAAATGATTATACAAAACCTTCTGCCAAAGCTGGTAAGATGGTAGAATCTATATTTAAATATAGATGTAAAGGGTATAGTATATCCAAATCTATAGAACAAGCATCTGAGGATGTGTCTTATTACGTGGGACAATTAAATGGAAATAAAATCTCTAAATTGATTTCCTCTGGATTAGAATACTACCTTTTTCTTAGAGCTAATAAAGATGTTCCTTATGGAAAAGAACAAATTATCCTAGATAAAAGGACTAGAGAAACATGTCTTAAATGTGTAGAATCTATAAGAAGAAACACAGATGCAATGAATCTACTAAAACCTGATGAGTTCTCTCTAGATCAATATTTAAATAAGAATGAGGATACTATAGTGATGGAAATAGTAGTAACCTTCCCTAATAGTACTTCTGATCCAAATGCAGAAGAAGTAAGTATTTTGTTAAAGTTAAAAGCTAAGATAGATAATTGGAATTTAAATATAGATGAGGGTTTATTAAATCTAAATGATTTAAAAACTACAGGTGAGTAAAATTTTTTTATTGTATTTTATTTGTTTTATTTCATTAAATGTATTTAAGTTGTATATTATTAAATAATACAATAAAAATACATTTATGAATAATTTAAATCAAGCTATTAGTGATTATGAACATTTATTTATAGGAATTTGTGAGTTAAGTAAAAAATATAAAATTCCTAATAAAGAAATTAGAAAAGCGTTAGAAGATAAAGGATATTATTTAGGAAAAGGAGTATCTCCAAAAAGTGTTGTGCATATTAAACTTGCAGTAGAGGAATATAAAAATATTCTTAATGCTGGTGAAGAACCTAATATTCATCAACTGGCATTAAAGTATGATATTTCCGATACGTCTATAAAAGACAATTTAATTAGATTAAATCTTCCTGTTGTAAGATACCCTAAAAAAATCCATTTTGATGAACATGTCTTTGATGTTATAGATACTGAAGAAAAAGCATATTGGCTAGGATTTTTAACTGCTGATGGGTATATTTGTAGTAGAGATAATACATTTGGAATTAGTCTAGCTAGTATAGATAAGCATCATGTAGAAAAATATGCCACATTTCTTAAATGTCCTCAACATGTTAAATTTAAGAATAACGAATATGCTGGAATATATAGATGTGATTTAGGAAACGCTCATGTAAAGCAAGTATTACAAAAATATGGATTTACTGCTTCTAAATCTTTTGACTGTACCTTTTTAAAAGACCAGTTTTTTGCAAATTCCGATTTAATAAGACATTATATTAGAGGATATTTTGATGGAGATGGCTGTGTCAGTTATAAAAAAAAGTATAGAAAAACAATTAATGCCACTATTTATATTCCGATAGTTTCTATAGTTGGAACAGAAGCTTTTTTACAAGAATTAAGAAATAAATCAAGTTTAATTTGTCTTTTTCAGTCACAACAAAATTTATGGAATTTATATGGATCTGGAAAAAAGGCAAAAGATTTTCTTTATTACATTTATAATAACGCTACTATTTATCTAGATAGAAAATACAATATTTATAAAAATTATATTGCCCCACACTTAGAGAAATCGAGTGTTCCGCAGTGGCCAATATCGGTGGATACTGAAATGTAAATACCGAGATAAATTCAGAGATCACGAAAGGCTCTGAATCATCGTAACGCGTAGAAGGTGAATAAATATAATCCTTCCAAGAGTGGCTGCCACCTTAAAGGGTGAAAATGTACGCTGAACTATATCGAATAACAAGATATAGAAATAAAGGATAAAAAGCCTTTATGATAACAAAATTGAAACCATGGTATTTATTCCCAGGATCTATAGTAAATGAAACTGGAGAATTTGTTGAGGGTTCCTTCCAACATTACCATTATTATCGTCAATTAGCAATGTATTATTGGATGTTATTATCTTATTTAAATAAAGAAAATTATAAGGTATCTAAATCATATTTAAATATTATATCAGTACAAACTATTCCAAATTATTCTAGTACAGTATTTAAAATCCCTAATAAATGGTTAGTTAAAGGATTAAAGGAATTTAAAACCTTACTATCATACGCTGCTTATGCTGAATATAATAAAGAAAGTATATTATCATGATTCCATACAGAGATGATGTTTTAATATCAGAACAAATCGTACAAGATTTAGTTAATCAATTTAATAATTTAACCCAAGAAGAGAAAGAAAGATTCTTCAAGAAAGTTTTATGTATAGGCTCTTTGGCAGTAGATTCTTTAGATACTGTTACAGCTTTAATATCTATAATTATTGCTATATATAGAAAATATGCTGAGAAACATCCAGATGTTCCTATAGAAAAGTTTACTAAAGCATTTTTAAAGGATACTATATCTACCTATGACGATTCATGGATGGAAAATTTCTTGCCTCTATGTAAAGCTATCACTGACTGTAAAAAAGTAAACCTATGTGGGGCAAAGAATCTTGAGGAATGTAAGTCTAAGATAACCAGTGTATTAGATAAATTACTTCCATTTTAATATAGGAATATCACCACTTTAGATAAAAACAATACCTCACTAGAAATTATTAATAAATTTTTAGTGATTAATATTTTGATAACATCAAAAATCCCCTTATCTTTGTACTATCAAATTAAGGGAAAATATAACAACTTAAATATTTATTAACCAATAAAATTTTTAGAATTATGGCAAAATTGTTTATGACCAATGTAAAAGGATTTAGTAAAGAAGAAGCAATGTGTGAACTTCCGTTAGAAATTAACCAAAATGCAACTGCTAAATGGCGTGCTGCTGGAGAACCTACCTTTGGTTCAGATGATTTTAGAGCATTCGCTGAAAATTTCATTAGCAACAAACATATGATTACAGGAGCTGGAGCTTATATTCAGAAAACTTCTCCGGTTGCTGATACTCGTACGAAACCTTATAAGATTGTAAATTTCAAGAAAGAAGGTAAAACTAAATGGGAAACTGTATATAATGTTTGTGAAGCTGAATTTTCTTTGGATAAAGAAGGTAAATTTAAATCAATTGAATCAATTGGTATACCTGTAGATCAGTCTGCTGTTAATAAAGCTGATGCAGAACGTAAAATGCGTGAGTTGATTGCTCAGAATAAACGTAATTATGTAGTAAGAAAAACTAAAGAAGTTGTTGAGGATGAAGACTCTAAGAATGGAGAAGTTTTGTGTGCAGGAGTATATACTCCGTCAATTACTACTAGACAGGGAGAATTTTACGTATTTGGATTAGTTAAAGAATAATTTAAATATAATATATAAAATACATAATAACTTAGAAGGGTGTAATATTAACTTATTACACCCTTTATTTTTAAAAACATAACAGTAATAATTTTAACAGTGTTGCTACTTAAAGCTATAATTAAATATGAAATTGGAATTATCTAAATCAATCTTAGAATCTATCTCAAGTAGAGTAAATAATGATATTTTTACATTTAGTGATATAGAAAACACATATAAAATAGAAAACGTACAAGAGAAGTTATATAATAGATTATATAAAAATTATCAGGATTTAACTCCACCACAATTTGATTTAGATACATTTAGATTTACATATAAAATACTTTGTCAAAATTCCGGAGTGAAGAAAACTCCTCAGAAACAATTAAATAAGATTAAGGATACAAAAGTTGTTTATGATGCTACTACCGATGAATCTTTCGAAAATAGGATCATTGGTTCATCTGTAAGAGATATAGATGGTAAAGTAACACATTATGAATTTAGAATCCTTATTAGAGATAAAGAACCTTTTGAAGGTGTTCTTACATTATCCGAAATGCAGGATATATATGTGGGATATTCTAGTAGAGGGTATAATTTATCAGCTAGGAAATTATCCGAGAAATTTCCTCAGTATGATTTAGTACAATTGAAGAAAATTTTAAAGGCTTTTCAGATTACTAAAGATTGTTACCCCTTTGCTCCACATATCGCAGAAAGTAAAACTAAAGAAGAATTAGAGAGAATGTTACTAGATTTAAAGTTACATTCTGCTTCTAAAAATGCTGATAGAGATGAGATAAAGGATAAGAATAATTACATTTTAGAGTTAACTAAAGAGCTTAATAAATATAGGGATAAAGAAGCATTTATTAAGGATGTACTTAAAATTCCGGTTAAATATAATACATCTATAATAACAGAAGACATAAATCCTACATTTAATGATAGTACATTAATTGTATTTTTATCTGATATGCATATAGGAGCATACAATCCTAAGTATGGATTTGTACAACTGGAAGATTATTCTAAAGAGGAGATTAGTAAGCGGTTGGATGTAGTATATAATTTTATTATTAATAAATCTTTTGAAAAGCTGATTATTTGTAATTTAGGAGATAGTGTGGATTCTTATAAAGGGGAAACTGTTAGAGGTCATGAATTACCGACTACTATTACTCCAAAAGAACAGTCTAAGATGTACTTAGATATTATGTTAGAGTTCTTTAATAAATTGCTTGTCTATATAAATAGTGGAGATATAAAGTATATTTGTATTGGGGATTCAAATCATTAATTATATTTAAAAGTATAATTTGTGCTAATAATAAGAAATTATTATTTGAAACTAGGTTAACTGCTGGGACGCCTGAGATGGTAATCAGCAACCAAGCTACAGATTTAAATTCTGTAGAAGGCTCATCGACTATTCCTGAAATGGAAGTAGAATCAAGCGATTCGAAATGCCTAGCCCTTAACATTATATCTAACACAGATATAGATGAAGGTGAAGATATAGTCAGTTCTCATATTAATAAGGAAATATGAGGAGGTTTTATTAACCCGTATAAGAGTAGCGAACTTATATGAACATGAAGGACGGTGACTGGGGATGGCTAAATAATGTTGTTCTTGCTTCTAAACTAGAGCAATTAAATATAGAATCTTATATCTCAGATCTCCCAATCGATAAATTTGATATCGGAAACAATTCTATATTATTCATGCATGGTGATATATTTTTCATATTTTTAATATAATTATATGAAAGATATTTAGAATATTGCCGTCTATATGAGGAATCATATAGAGAATTAGAAACCAATAACGGGGAAGGCTGTGATGTCAATCCCGTGATAAGTACAGAAAGTAAAGAGTCTGTGCCATCGTAACGCGTAGAACTTGAACCTCGAAAGAGAATAAAATAGTTCCAAGAGTGGTTTCTACCCCAACACTTTTATAAGTAGTGGGTAAAAAGGTACGCTGGACTATAGCAAAAAGAAGCTATAGAAGTTAGGATAAAAAGCCTAACGATAACAAAATCGAAAGATAGCGATTCCCAGTTTAAAGGAATGCCTCTAGTCTTAAATGATAGAACTATCAACTGGTTCAATGATTTTATCTATGACTCTGGATTAAAATTTAAAGATAACATTTATATAGTGAAGGGGGATTTACATCAATATGCTATTACTGAATCTAGAAGATTTCAATATATTTCAGTTCCAAGTTTATATGGATCTTCTAATTATATAGCTGCTAATTTTGGAAAGACTGAATGGGGTGTGGCATTTATGGAAGTATTTAACACTCATGTCACAACCGGAGTAATTAAAGAATAAGGGAAGGATACATTGCAGTATTTAATATAAGCCATTGATTTTAATAATACTAACTATGTTTTTGAAAAATAAATACAATGAATGCATTTATATTTATATCCAAAGATTCTTCTAAAACTCCTATATTATATTTAAATAATCCTCAAGAAGTTCGTGAATTTTGTAAGAAAAATAATATAAGTTTGGATAGTTATATTGACGCAAACTATAATCTTACATATTCTATTGAAAATTCCGATTATTCTGTATGTATAGTTGATATAGATTCCCAAGAATTAGAAAGTTTCTTAAATAATTGTAGTTGGAAATTTTGGAATATAGTAAATTTTGTTACGTTATCTAATAAACTTAACGAATCTGATTTACTTATTAGTATTTTATATTTTGGTGAAATGTTTATAAAAGATATACTTAATGAATATCCAAAAGCTCTTAAACGATTTATGGGAGCTATAAAGATAAACTATAATATAGAGAGTACTAAAACTTTAATAAAACTTGTTTTTGGAGAATCTATAAATAATCAAAATCTTATAAAATACATAGATATAGATGCTATATTGAATAGTTTAGATGTAGTAGAAAATGAAGATATGATTTATTTATTTAATCCAAAAATAAAATAACTAAATTAATACATGGAAGTAACATTAGAACAATTACTAAAAGGAAAAGCAACGCAAATAGGAAAGAAGGAATTTTATTCCACTAAAGATTATATAGATCCCTTTCTTCAATCAATGAGTAAATTTACAGATGAATTTATATGTAAAGTAAAAGAACCAAAACAAATCAGTATTGGTGAAGAGAAAGATGTGATGTATAATAGAGTTTATATTCAAGCTGTTTTACCTAAAGACTACTGGGAATGTGAAAATCATCAACAAGTAATATCTTTGATCTATGGATTAGATTGTAAAGTCCCAGTAGTAAAGATTTTTAGAGGAGGAATAAATATGGCATGTTTAAATCTTTGCGTATTTAATACTACATATTTAAATACTCAAGTATTAGAGCCACAAAAGATGTATGATATCTCTCCGATTAAAAACTTAATGAATTTAACAGATGATTTAGGAGTTAAGATTAAGAAATTAAAGAATACATTTATATCTAGAGATAGAGTAGATATGACTAATACCCTAGGTAAATGGGTAGATTTTTGTATTAAATCTGAATATAAGAGTGATTTCGGGAAAGCTAAATTATCCCCAACTACAGCTATTTCAGCATATAAAAATCTTATTTTAAATCCCGATTCGGAGTATTATGTTCCAGAAGATGAAGAGGTTTCCCTATTTACTGCATATAATGCATTTACTGAATTATTAAGGGATGATAAAGACGTTGTTAATCCCTTCGAAAAAAATCTTCTTTTAAATAATTTATTCGAAATTTAATATGTACAATGATCAATCAAATGCTTTAGGAGAGTTTATATTCCAATCTAAATATGCTAGATATAATCCAGATTTAAAAAGGAAGGAAACTTTTGAAGAATCTGTTGATAGAATATTACAGATGCATATAAAACATCTTGGAGATGAATATCCGGAAGCATTAAATAATGCAGAATTTAATAATGATTTTCTAGAAGCTTTTGATGAGTATAAAAAAGCTACAGTCTACGGTTCTCAAAGAGCATTACAGTTTGGAGGGGATCCAATTTTGAAGAAAAATGAGAAAATCTTCAATTGTTCATATACTTACATAGATGATTTAGAAAGATTCAAACAGATTGAGTATTTACTGTTATGTGGGTGTGGTGTAGGTTGTTCTGTTGAATATAAACATGTGAATCTACTCCCAGAAATGCCTGAAACACTTAATAGCTCTATTGAGGAGTATGTAATAGGGGATAGTATAGAGGAATGGTCGAAAGCTATTGACCAGCTCATTCAGCACTATTTTAATTCTAATATATCTTATCCTAAATTCGATTATTCTAAAATCAGACCTGAGGGAAGTCTAATATCAAGTGGATTTCTAGCACCAGGTCCAGAGGGATTAAGAAGTGCTCTAAATAAAATAGATTCTTTGCTAGATAGTGTCCATAAAACTACTAGAAGACTCTCTCCACTTAACTGTGCTGATATATTATCGCACTGTGCTGATAGTATACTTTCGGGTGGCGTGCGCAGGTCTGCTTTAGCTATATTATTCTCCCCTAATGATGAAGAAATGTACAATTCTAAGGTAGGGAATTGGTTCTATGATAATCCTCAACGTGGAAGATATAATGCTTCTGTTGCTTTAGAGAGGAGTGATAATAATAAAGAAGTATTTAATAAAATCTTTGAGTCTACTAAGGAGTATGGAGAACCTGGGTTTTTCTTTAGATCTGATTCTGGTGTAGGTTGTAATCCGTAAAATAATGCGGCTATATATAGCGATATATATAGAAAACTAGGTTAATTCGGGGAATCTCTTATTTATAATAAGACAATCCCGAGCTAAGTGATTGAGTATTCAATCTAAATGTGTAACGACTATCCTGAAAAGGAGTAGAATCAAGTGATTCGAAATGCCTAGCATCTTATATTAAATATATAAGATGGTGATATAGTCTAATCTCTATAGTAATATAGAGGATCTTTAATTGATCAAATGAGAAGTAACGAACTCATTTAAATATAATGGTTTCGAGATAGGTTTTAAGCCTGTACTAGAAACAACCAAACCAGATGGGGTATCTAAAGAAACTGGTATCGAATTTTGTAATTTAGTCTCCATTTCAGGTAAAGAATCAACGACAAAAGAAAAATTCTACCAACAATGTAAAGCAGCAGCTACTATTGGAACAATTCAGGCTACATATAACTCTTTCCCATTCTTAGGAAAGGTAACAGAACAATTAGCTAAAAATGATCCATTAATTGGAGTATCTATTAGCGGAATTATGATGAATCCTGATATACTACTTAATCCTGATATATTACAGGAAGGAGCTAGGATTATTAAGGAACAAAATAGTAAAATAGCTAAGTTATTAGGAATTAATCCTGCTTCGAGAACTACTTGTATAAAACCTGACGGCAACATAAGTACTTTAACAGGAAATACTCCGGGATGTCATGGTCAACATGCGAAAAGATATATCCGGAGAGTTCAGGTTAATAAGGAAGAAGAAGCAGGTAAGGTATATGCTAAATATAACCCCAAAGCAGTAGTGGAATCTGTTTGGTCTAATAATCATACTGATAATTGTATTATGTTCGCAATTGAATCGGATGATAATGTTAAAACTAAACAAGAATTATTAGGAATAAAACAACTAGAAGTAGTTAAATTACTATATAATAATTGGATTATTCCAGGAATGGTAGATCCTACTAGTCCTATATGTAATAACGTATCTAATACTGTTACTGTTCCAAAAGGACAATGGCATCTTATCAGAGATTGGGTTTGGAGTAATAAAAACTTTATAGCTGGGGTATCTTTTATCCCAGATAGTGGCGACATACAATATACTCAGCCCCCATACACAGAAGTATTTACTCCGGATGAGCTGGTAGAAATGTATGGAGATGGAGTTATATTTGCCTCTGGATTAATTGTAGATGCCGAAAAGATATTTGGAAATTTATGGAAAGCTTGTGATACATTTAATTATAAAGGAGAGAAGTTATATTCTACTGTTGAAGATGCTAAGGAATTTATTAAAGAACTTAATGTAACAGAAGATCCTTCATATTTAAATAAACCTCATTCTGAATGGGTGAAGGCTAATTCAATTCAATATAATAATTGGGTTAAAGTATTATCTACATTAGGATATACAGAGGAATTTATAGATGAAATCTTAGATTCAGATATAGAAATTCCAATTGCAGAAATTCAAAAGTATTTAGATAAAACAGCATTTAATACTGTAAAAAATCTAAATGCTAAAAGGGATATAATGAGGAGAATGAAAAAGTTTGGAGATGTGTATTTTGGAGAGGATTATGATACAATGATAGCTGCTCTTAAATATGTACAATTATATCACGATTGGTGCGATATAACTATAAACTATACCCCTATAGATTGGACATTAGTTAAATGGAAGAAAGTACTAGTAGATGCGAATACAACTGGGGCACAAGCTTGCTCTGGAGGACAATGTGATATAACTAAAATATAATAATTATGAAATTTAGAATTACTTATACAGTATCCTGTGATTCTACATTTTATGTAGATATTGATGCCGATACTAAGGAAAAAGCAGTGGATAAATTTAATTCCGGATATTGGGATTATGATCAAGAAGAACTCATAGATTCTTCTTGTTTAGATCCTGAAATAGAGGACATTCAAGTAATAAATGAGGAGAATATTTAATGAAATATACTATTCATAATTTAAATAATGGTTTGTATTGGGATGATATATGCCAATTATTTAAAACTGGAGGATTTGTCCCATTATACAACTCTGAAAAAGATGCCGAAGATATTATAAATAAAAGAGAATTAAAAGAATGTGAGGTACTTCCTGTTTTATTAATTCCAAATTGCAATAACGATGATTAAATCTTTTTATGCTATATATAACTCTAAATTATCTAATTACTACAATCCTGTAACTAAAAAATTTGAAGTATATAATACTAATGCTATATACGATAAAGATACTGCTTTAGATATAATAAAAAGGGAAGGATTAAAAGATTGTGAATTAAAAGTAATATATAAATACTTTAAATCATGATATTAAATCTTATATATAATAGTTTGGATTCCGATTTTGATCCTATAAAATTAAATCTTATAGATAATGATGTAGTTCCGAATTTAAATATAAATTTCTATGATATATCATATACCAAAGATAAGAAAAAAGGAAGAGCTATATTAAATAAATATGCTGCTAGAGAACTTCCAGCATTTGAATTAACCGATGATAATGGAAATTATTTATACTTCTCTTATGCAGAAAGTAGGTTATATAAACTGGATAAAGAATTTATTTTATCTAAAGTAAAAGAATACATTGAAGAATAAATAATTTCAAAATTATGTTAGCAGAAGATCTAAAAATCGGGGATATCATACTTGTAGGAGGAGGAATAAATAATTATAATATAGAGGTTTTAGATATATTATCCTCTAATATTAGATATAGATATACCGATTTACCTAAAACTAGTAATTGGGTAGATTTTTCTACATTTAATAAGACTTTTAAAATATTTGAAGTATTGAAAGAAGGAGATGGAAAGAGAAAAGGGAAAGGAAGTAAAACTATAACATCAGCAAAGAAAGTTAAGAAAAAATGAAAGTAAAAATATATAATAAATCTAATAACGAATTACCTAAATATGAAACTACAGGAGCTGCCGGAATGGATGCAAGAGCCGGTTTTAGTAATATTGATCCTAAGGATTTAATTAAATATGGATCTGTAGTATATACCTTAGATACTACAACTATGAAGATTAAATCTATATCTATGCAACCTGGGTCTAGAGTATTAGTACCTTTAGATATTTATACTTCTATTCCAGAGGGGTATGAGGTTCAAATTAGAATGAGAAGTGGATTAGCTTTAAAGAAAGGATTATTATTAGGTAATGGTGTAGGAACCATCGACGCTGAAAATTAACAAATTTTAACACTTTATCTATTGTTCCAGTCATCTTAATTATCTATATTTGTACATTAATAACTAAATTAATTACTTTATATGGATGAGACTTGTAAACAATGTGGTAAGGTTATAGAAACCTCTACTAAAAAAGTTCCTAAAAATTTTTGTTCATACTCTTGTTATGAACAATGGGCAAAATTTAATTATACTCCTAATTGTGAGTGTGCAGTATGTGGAAGAAAGATGTATATAAAACCTTCTCATATTAAAAAGGTAAAAAATGGAGTAACATGTTCTAAGAAATGTGCATATATTCTAAAATCAGAATATTCCAAAGGAGAGAAAAATCATCAATATGGACTTATTGGAGATAAAAATGCCTCATTTAAGGGAACTACTATTATATCTAATTATGGATATATATTAGAATATTGTCCTGGGCATCCTTATCCCCATGATCGATCAACAAAAGGGACCAGAGTACTGCAACACAGGTTAGTAATAGAACGTAATTATGAAAAGTTTAACCCTGAGTATTTCGAAACTATTAATGGAAGAGTTGTTCTTAGACAATGCTATGATGTACATCATATAAACGAGGACAAACAGGATAATCGTTTGGAAAATTTAGAAATACTTTTGCGGTCAGAACATACTTCACATCATAATCTACAAAAACAAATTATAAGGGACGATTTAGGTAGAATAGTCGGCGTCGTTAAATTGGGCAATAACGGGGAAAGCTGTGATGCTAATCCCGTGATAAATTCAGAGATTACGAAAGGCTCTGAATCATCGTACAGCGTAGAAGGTGAATAAATATAATCCTTCCAAGAGTGCCCAACACGTTATGTGAAAAGGTACGCGGAGCTATAGCAAAAAAGAAGCTATAGAAGTTAGGATAAAAAGCCTAACGATAACAATTATTGGACTATAGAGGAAATTATGGTGTTATCCTAGTAAATCCTAGTTGGAATTCTGCTGTAGATATCGCAGAAGGAGATAGAATTTGTCAATTAATTCTCCAGAAAGTAGAAGTATGTGAATGGGAAGAAGTAAATAGTTTAGAGGATTTAGATAAAACAGATAGAGGAATTGGTGGATTTGGATCAACTGGAAAACAATGATGCTTATATTAGAAATATTAGGAATTGAATTTTCTACTCCGAATAAATCAGGATGTAAAATATTATTCGATGAAATAGAAAATATAGATCTTATTAGGAAAGCTTCTAGATGTATATATAATTACCAACAAGATTTAAATTTTAAAACATTACAGAATGTATTCTCCTATGATCTTAATGTAGATCAAGATCTAATGAATTATATAGAAGTGATGTCAGAAGATTTTGATCATATTTCTAGCATAGTAATACATACTATAAAACATATAAATGAAGAGATTATGTTCTAATGGAGAATGCAAATAACATATTTTCTGAATTTGGAAGTGCTTTAATACAAGAAAAAGAAGATCAAGAGTTGGAATCTGAAATAAAAGGATTCCATACTCTGGATTTTGAATTATCTTGGGAACAATTATCTGCAATTAAGAAAATTATTAAGTTTATAAATAATAAAAACATTAGTAACAAAGACAACACTGATAATAATAAATTATTATTGTCTGGAAAAGCTGGAACAGGTAAAACTTCAGTTATATCACAAGTAATAGCATATTTAGATAACCATAGTTATGATTATGTAGTATGTGCTCCAACTCATAAAGCTAGGATTAATCTAGAGAAACTTACTAAGACTGAAACATTAACATTACATCAGTTATTGTTGTTAAAGCCTAATCTAGAAATTGAACAATTAAATATTAAAGAATTAGAATTTCAAAGTGGGTTGAAACATAATTGGAAAGCTAGAATTCCTAGATTAGTAATAGTAGATGAATGCAGTATGATAACCTCTGATTTATACGAGTTTATAGATAAAGAGTTAGTATCAAAAAGGAATGTAAAGATAGTTTTTCTAGGTGATTCAGCACAACTACGAGGAGTTAAAGATTTAGAAATATCTAAAGTATTCTCTTTAAAGAATAAAATAGAATTAACCAAAATATACCGACAGAAAGATGAAGCTCCGTTATTATATTTATTAGATGAATTAAGAACATCTCCACATTTTGGTAGGTTTAAAGAGTTTAAGTCCAACTATGGATCTTTATATAACTGTAACAATGTAAAAGATTTTATAATCGAAGCTGGAAAGAATTTTAAGAAGGCTATTAGTAAAGAAGATCCGTACTTATGTAGAATTCTTACATATACAAATAAAAGATTAAATGAGTATAATACTGTACTTAATAAACTTTTATTTAATAATAATGAAGAATATAATATTGGAGGATTTCTAACTGGATATGATAACTTTGAGTCCGATGATTATTTTGGAAAAATATATAACTCTCTAGATTATATAATAAAAGATGTAAAGCCTTATATTAAACCTCCATCTCAAATATTTCCTCTAGAATTAAAGGGATTTATATTAACTTTAAGAGATTTTATATATGAAGATGATATAGAAGTATTTATTATATCTAAATATATAGATCCTGAAATATTAAATTCTTTTATATCCTTATTTGAAACAACTAGACTAACTGCTCTAAAAGTAGACAAGAAAGTAAATTCTAGATTATATGGAGCATTGTGGAGTAAATATTATAAGTTACAACAATACTTTGCATCCCCGATTGATTTATATTATGATGGGAGATTAATAAAATCAGCAACACTAAAGCCTGGATATGCTATTTCAACACATAAAAGCCAAGGAAGCTCGATTACTAATGTTTATATAGATATGAAAGATATTTTAAGATGTAAAGATGAAGAGGAATTAAGACAATTACAATATGTAGCATTGTCTAGAACTAAAAATAACATTTATTTATTAAATTAAAATGGATTATAATATAGACTTAAATTTTCCAAAAGATATTCCTGTAGAGATTTATACTCCAGAAGGAGAATTACTCGCTACTGTAACTACTCAAACTGAACTTTTATATATCACAAATCAGATTAGATCACAGAAATTAGAAGGATTCTATATTAAGTTCAAAGATTTAGAAATACGTATAACTAAAGATGGAACTTTAGAAAGTACTCCTGAGGAAATGTTCTGTAATTATCGTAAAATTATTAATGAGACTATATATGGAATGCCTTTTGAAGAATATAATAAAGTAAAAATAGAAGTAGACGTAAACGGAGTTTTAACTGAAGTATATTATAAAGGTAATTTCTATGCTAAATATCTTTCTAGAATGAGTAAAGACTCCTTTACAATAAAAACATATCCAGAATGGATGGATGTAATAACTTCTGTAGAAATGGAAGGAACAACTCAAAGAAAGATATTAGAAGAACTTTCTAATGGAACATCTTTTACAACTATATGTAATCTTTTACTATCTAATGAGAACAACGTATAAGAATGAATTAATATCTAGAGATTCTAAAGGAAAAATTAGAGTAGTATATGCTAGTGCTAAATACCTCCCTATACCTAATGAATTTAGAATCTTTAAAAAAACTGGATTATTTAAAGGAAAACTCATTGAACAGCCTGAGAAAGTTATTACAGAAGGTAAAGCTAAAAGAACTGTTCATCAACAAGGAGATTTAGAATATAATTCTATTATATCTAAGTATTTAGATAAAGGATATAAGAAAGTAGAAGAATTATTCACAAAGCCTTTGGATAAGTTATCAGAAGAAGAAATAAATGAAAAACTTCCGTTAATAAAAACTAATGCCGATAATGTTCCTATTCCAATGGGATGTAAAAAATATACGGAAGTAGCTACTAAAGCTTTTGATAAAGAATATTTAGCTTCAAGAAAATTGGATGGAGTAAAGTGTATCTTCTATCAGAGGGATGGAGAGATTAGGACAAGTTCCAGGGGCGGTAAAGACTACAACATAGCAGCAGAACATCTAATTAATGATCCTGCTATGATAGAGATATTTAAAAAGTATCCGGATATAATGTTAGATGGAGAAATTTATAAACATGGATGGCCGTTACAAAAGATCTCTGGATTAGCTAGAACTAAGGAAATTACTCCTGAAAAATATCAAGATATTATCCAATTACAATATTGGATATACGATATCGCTGATGATAAAATGAAATTTGAGGATAGATGGGAATTAATGCAGGAACTAGAACCTATTATATCTAAATCGTTTCACTTAAAATTAGTAGAACAAACTCCAATTTCTGGATGGTTAGGAATCGATAAATTAAATAAGAAATATGTAGCAGAAGGATTTGAAGGAGTAGTCATTAAACGATTAGACGCATATTATGGATATGGAAAGAAGACTAGCGCAGCTATAAAGATTAAGGACTATAAGGATGAAGAATTTCTTATTGTTGGATGGATTCGAGGATTAAGACCTGAAGAGGATATGTGTTTTGTAATGGAGACTAAATCTGGAAAAAGATTCAAAGCAAAACCTGTAGGAGATAGGAATACTAAATTGGATTATATAAAGAATATGTCTAATATTATTGGACATATGGGTACTGTTACATATTTTAATATGTCAGAAGGTGGAATTCCAACTCAACCTGTATTTAAAACAATTAGATATGAAGAAGATATATATAATAATTATGATGAAGAGGATTAAATAATAATTGAATATGAAAATTGACAGTAGAAAATCGATCAATGATGATCTTCAAAAGTATGATCACTTAAAAAATAAGTCTTCTTTTATAGAAATAACCGAATGGACTAATGGAGAGGGATGGGATATAGCTATAAATGAAAAAATATTTGATCTAACTTATGGAGAACTTGAAGCTATAAATTATCTTACTAAAGCATTAGATTATGAATCCAATTAAGTCAAAGATAAAGAGTATTAATCACTATAATAATCCTCTTTATTATTGGTGGAAAGTTAGAAAAATATTTAAAAGACCTAAATGTCATCTTATAATTAAGAAAAATTTATGGTTTTTTGGACTTCCTATTAGAAGAGATTATTATAATCCTATTATAAGTATAAGATTCTCAGGGTTAGGATGGAAATGGAAATATGATGAAGTTAGACATGAATGGGATCCTTATATTCAAATATGCTTATTTAGAAAATATCATATTGTATGGATATTTAATTGGGCAAAATATGATGACTTAGATTCTGATACAATAAGTATGGCTACGTGGGAAGCTATACTAGATTATTTATATAACCATAAAACTATACAGGAATGTATAAATTATCATACTTGGGAAAATAGTAATGGAAGAACTTTAATGATAAAAGAAAATATAAGAAAAAAGTATCTAAAAACTTTAGAATAAACTAACTTAAATCGAAATGAAGTATAGAAAAAAGCCTGTAGTAATAGAAGCTGTACAGTTTTTAAATAATGACTCTTCTATATCAGAATGTTTAAAATTCCTGTTTAATGATACTCCTACACAGCATTATATAGATCTTATTAAAAAACAAGGATATTTATTTATTGAAACTCTGGAAGGACCTTTAAAGGCCTCTTTTGGAGATTATATTATTAAAGGAGTACACGGAGAGTTTTATCCCTGTAAACCGGATATTTTTGAAAAAACCTACGAGAATATTGAATAGTATGAAAAGAATCTTTATTTTTGCATTATTATCACTAATATTTTTATTAACAAAATGTGCCGGAGATGTATATAAAAAAGATAAAAGTGAATTAGTTCAAACGCTATCTTCAATGAATTTATATACAGTTCCTGTAAAAGAAAATTTATCTACTGTAGTAACATTTGGAGAGGATACTTTGGCAGTAACTAATACTCCTATAAATATTTATATTCCGAATGTGTTAAATAGATTTGATAGTCTTAAATTAGATACTACTGCTGTAGATACTAATAACTTATTTAGTCAATATACTCAAACCATATTATTTGAAGATATAGAAAGCGGAGATCATGATTTTAATGATCTTGTAATATATATTAAAAATAAATGTAAGTATTTAAATAACAAAGATTACTTCTTGCAATCTATAGAAATCCAGCCTATTGCTCTAGGAACTACACAGAATATAAAATTAGGATGTGTATTAAGTAACGGTTCTGAGTATATTATATCTAATAATGTTAGAGAAGAGTTATTTAATAATCATAAAGGATATATAAATACAATATCAGGAAAAGAAAATATTAAATTTAAATCCTATTTAGCACTTGATAGTATTAGATTAAATAAAGACTCTAATCCATATATTGCTTGGTTCATTGAAATAAATAAAGCTAGATATTATTCAGTATGTTCAGAAATAGATTGTGAGGAATATAATATGTTTGGAGATAGAGATATTCCATATGGACTAGTCTTTTATAATACTTTCATGTATTCGGAAGAAGGAAATCCTATATTTGAAGTATATAAGGACTTCTATCTTTGGAGAGATGGAAAAAGATCTTCAATAGGAGAATATTCTGATTCTAAATGCTATAGGTATTAAAATATCATTTAAATAAATGAAAGATTTATATAACACTATAAATAAAGTAATTAATAACAAATCTTTAAATTCTGAGGAAGCAACTAACTTAGTTCATATATATATTACAGAAGAGTTAGGAAAAGAACCAACTTCCGAAGAACTTACAGAAGTATTAAAATTACTACAAGGAGGTATATTTGATTTTGAATATATGTTGGATATTATATTAAAGAAACCTCATGTATATGGATTATATACTTGTAGTATTTATTCTTCGTTAGATGAAAGTGGGAATAGAAAATTTATAAAAAGAACTCTTTATAGAAATTAGAATGGAAACCTATATTGATTTTGATGAACCCTATACATCAGATGTATTTGATGATGTAGATCCTTTATTAGAAGTAGAAGAACTTCCGAAAGAAATTAGAAATGAGTTATTTAAAGAAATCGAAAAAGAATTTGAAGAAGAAGAAGAATCTGATTTATTAAAAGATTAATTATGAGAAATTTTAAAATTACTTTATCAACCGAAGAAATTATTTCGGAAGAAGAATTACTTGATATTATAAATTATTGTTATGATACTAATTATTTAACTTTTTCTGATATTCCCAAAGAATTGATAAAAGAATATATAATTAGCGAAATAGGAAGTATATTTTCTTTCGAAACCTCTAATATAGATATTAAAGAAGTACATTGTAAAGAATAAATATATTGATATTACTAGGGAAGATTGGATTAGTCTAATCTCCCTAGATAAAAATAATCCAATAAATAAAAAATTGGGAGCAAAATTTATTTGTCAAGAAGAAATTAAGAAGACGGAGGAAACTATTTTATATAGAATATGTATAGAAGATATAAAATCAAAACGATTATTTTGTGTTAAATATATTCTATTTAAAGATTCCGAAGGAAAGCCTGACATAGCAATAAATACTGAATATACTGATAAATTATATAAAATCTAATAAGATGCTTACACATTATTTAAGAAACTTCTGGCAGGATTGTAAAATAGATTCAATTCAAAAAATTCGAGAAGCTATTCCAGATATAGATGATGAAACACTTCTAGAAATTTTAGAAGGTAAAAAGAAAGCTGTAACTGAGGATGGTATAAATTTTACTATAGAAGATGATCATGAGGAAGATAGAATGTATTTAAGTAGAGATAGTATACAAGAATCTTTTGAATACAAATTTAGGGATTTAGCTTCTCAGGTTATGGGATATTCAAAAGGATTGTATCTTGATACAGATGAGGATAGAAAACATTATTACTCTCTTTTAAAAAATACTTTTAAGGAGATTCACGAATTAGAGAATAATTGGAAAGAGTTTTGTACTTTGATAAAATGTAATATAAATCTAAAAGTTAAAGATTATCTTTATGACGAAGAGTCTTTGGAAGCAGATAATGTTGATGTATTTAATTATGTCGAACATTTAGATTCTCCTAATAAAGCTTCTTCTTACAAGGACCTTGTTTCTGAATACCTATCCACACTAAACTTTAGTTTTAAATATGCTCTAGATTATTTAATAGAAGAACGTGACTATCGAACTATAGAATTATTAAAATTAGATTCATCTAACGGATTAAATTATATCCCGGAGCATAAAAAAGCTCAATCTGAATTAGATACTCTTAGAGGAGATAATATCTTTCCAGAAGATATTCTTGAATGTATATGGAATAGTGGTTGGTTATCTCCAAATGGAGAATTATATGGATGTCCAGATTATGATCATATAAATTTCTCTAATAGATTAGTTAAATATTTAAATTTATCAGGAACAAATTCTGATAGAATATTAGAAACTAATGGATATATTAAATTCTCATGTGGAAGATGGTTATATATGGAGAAAGATTTTACTCCTACTATAGCCCAATTAGAAACAATTTTAAAGTGGAATAAGGAAAGGAATAAAAGTCTTAAAATTTGTATTGGAGATGGATTATCAATGGTTAATGTAGATATTATAGAGTCTAAATTAAATTCTTTAAATAAATAAAATGAAAGTACATAATTTCCAAATAGAGAAAAGAATGGAATTATTTAATCGGTGGGTTAAGAAAAGGGGCGAGAGAGATAACAATTTCATTAAATATTTTTATGATGGAGGTAATGATATATACATAACCCCATATCAATTACAAGATCCGGATTATATCATCCCAGAATGGAATAAGACTATCCCTTCAAGGTTAAGAAAGTTATATAATAAAATAGGAAAATTATGTAAAATCGATGGTGATGTTATTGGATATTTTGCTGGGATAGTATGTGATTATACTGATTTTTATTATAGAATAGTATTAGAAGATGAACCTAGAAGTATTTTACATTCATGTGTTGGAAAAATAGATTTTATTGATTAGTATTAACATTTTAAATATATTTATTATGAATTATTCAGAGGTTATGGAATTACTAACTGATGAAATACTTGAATTGTACGAAATAAAAAATAGTGATTACGGAAATTCTTTTTATAAGCAATTAGATGAGGATGGATTATTAGTATCTAAGATTAGATTGCAGGATAAATTAAGTAGATTTTCATCTATTATTAAAAAAGGTACTATAGAAGTAAAGGATGAGAAGCTTAGAGACACATTAATTGATCTCGCTACATACAGTATAATGACTGTTGCATGGATGGATAATAAGTAAAACATGAAGAAAACAATTAGAGATTTAAATCCAGACGATATTGTATGGGTCATCAGTTTTAATGAGATTACTGAACATAAAGTTAAATATTGCAGACCTTATAATGATCATCATTGTTTAGTAATTAAAGATTTCTCCACTTCTAAAGGATATCCAAATCTGTTAAGTGAACATCCTGTAGATTCGGATAGAAGTGTTGTATATATAGATAAACATTATATAGTACTTAATAAAGAAGATATTCATGAATACCAAATGAAGTGTCTTATAGAACGAAGAAATAAACTATATGGATTACTGAACGGATTAAGGAAAGCAGAACGAACTTATATAAACCAAATAGATGAAGTTGAAAATTTAATAAACAAATGCAATGAATAATTTTGAAGCTGCTATAGTTAAATATGTCTGTCCTATATGTGGTAGTGTTGTTGAAGATAATATTATAATGAACTCCAGATTAACGGAAGAAGATGCTTCTAAGGTACGAGAACTCCATAATAAAATTGTAGGTTATTCTGATCATGCTTGCGAGGAATGTTCTAAATATAAAGATGATGTGGTATATTTTATCAAAATAGATTCAGAAGAGTCCGTTGGTAATGATATGCATAGAACTGGACGAATTAGTGGAATTAGAAAAGAATCAGAATTAGTTACGGCTGCCGAGGAATATATAATTACTTTAGAAGATGGAACTAGGTTTTGTTATATAGATAAAAAGGAAGGAAAGAGAATTGGAATGTGGAATGATTAAATTTTTAATGAATGAGACTAATTAAGCCAAGTGTTGAAATATGGGATCAAGAAGAAGGTTTAAATGGGGTATATAAAAGTATTGAACGTGCGGGACGTATTTGTTATAAAAGTTCTGATAAAATAACAGAGGATTCTGCTGAACCTTTTGTAGATAGAATGATTAAATCACTACATCACTCTATGCTAGAACAGGGTACAGTATATCTTACTATTCCAAGAGAAGATATTAACTACCATATTTATTTAAGTAAGTATAGAGATGATCCATATTCAGAATACAGAGTTGCTCAAACTTTAGAAGGTATACCAGTTGGAAGTTTATATATTAGCACTAATTATAGAGTAATTATAGAACATGACTGGACAGATGATTTAAAGTATCTATGTAAACCAACAGAATTTCATAAGAAGAGAATTACTGTTCATTTTACACTAGACAGGGGTGTATCGACGGAGGTTTTAAGACACAGAAAGTTTAGTTTCGCTATGGAAAGTACACGTCAAATAATAATGGCGGCTTAAATAAGTAATTATTTACGAATAATTCAGTGAATTGCTGGAAGGCTAAGGTTAATTAGATTAACTATGCTAATCAGCAGCCAAGCCAACCTTTAACAAAGTTGGAAGGTTCAGAGACTAATAGTATTATATGGTAAAAACAAGCTAAATGTTTGATTATGATGAAAGAAGAAAAAGCAACATTAATTGGATTAGTGCTAGGTTATGGTCACTTAGCATGTAGTAAGTATAAAAATTGCAATGCTTTCCACCAAGAGTTTTCTTTAATCCATTCTATAGAACAAAGAGAATATCTTGAATGGAAGGTTAATTTAATACATTCCATTTTAGGAGGACATAAGCCATCTATTATAGAGTTTAATAATAATGGATACAAAGGTGCTAAAGCTACGAAGTCTCATAGATATTTTAGGGTTTTATATAAATATTTATACAAAAATGGAATTAAAACAATCCCATTAAAAGCCCTTAATAGATTAACTCCTCTGGCTATTGCTATATGGTGGATGGATGACGGTTCCCTATGTAAGAAAGTTAGAAATGGTAAAGTTCACGCATGGGAATTATATCTAAATACCTATTTGAGTAAGGAAGAAAATCAAACTATAATTGATTACTTTCAAAGTAAATGGAATGTTAAATGGAATCTTAATTTGAGTAAAGGTAAATATAGATTAAGATGTTCTACAAGAGAAGGTAGAAAATTTCTAACTATTATAAGACCTATTGTATCCCAAATTAAGTGTATGCAATATAAATGCTTAGAAATCTAACTAATAATTGAAACTATGATAATTAAAGTATTAATAACCTACCCAGACCCTATGGATAACTGTCTTCCTCCCCAAGTATTTATTAGAGAATGGAGGGAAGTTGAACTTACTCCACAAGAGTGGTATAAAGTATTAGCACATCCCTATGGGTATAATTATTATAGAATATAATATTAACACGAGCGCTGGACATCCTGTAAGGGATGATGATATAGTCCGATACTCCTTGGAAACGAGGAGAGTTAAGGATAAAGAGCCTTAACATAACAAATGTATTGTAACTATAGCAAAGATAAGTTTGGTAATGAACTTACCTTTATTATACCTAGCTGGTTAGACCTTAAATCTGGTTCTTATTCTATTGATGATGTAGAGGAACCTTATGATAGGTGTCTTATTATTGACAGATGTACAAATGAAGAAGAAGCAGCATTTGTTAGATCCTTGTGTTATACAGAAAAAGAATATTTGCAGCTTATTCAATTAGGGTGGGCTCCCCAACAAGCAAGACAAGTACTACCTAATGCTCTTAAAACAGAGCTTGTAATGACAGGGTTCATTTCTGACTGGAAACATTTTATAGATCTTAGATATAGAGGAACTACTGGAAAACCTCATCCAGATGCATTTTATCTAGCAGAGAAATTATATAATCTATTTAAAGAAAGAGGTATTGAAGTTTAATGAAAGAATATATTCGATTTGGAGAAATTCCTGATGATGAATGTTCTGGTATATATAATAATGAAGGGGAATTGGTTGGGAAAGAGCGTGGAGTATCATGTTATGAATGTATATGTTTCAATAACCAATATAGAATTTTATTACCATATAAACCTACTAGATATACGTGTATAACTCTACATAACTTATATGAACAATATTTTGAAGGAAATATAAATATGTATCTTATAACAGGATTTAAAGTTGGATATGGGAGTGATAATGAACCATTATTGAAAAATATACAGGTATTAAAGAAGATTAGTAGAAAGTCCTTTAAATCTTAATATCTAAATTAAATATAATATGTCAATTAAAATAAGGTCTAGAGTTTTAAAAGCTTCCGAATACACCCATTCCATAATATTATTTTCCGATAAATTTCCAGAAAATGAAAATTTTATCCAGAAAATAATATATTACACAGCAAAAGGTATTTTAAATCTTTTTTCAGTATCTAAATTAGGGGATTTTTTATCCGGATACGTTCTTCAAAAAGTATTTAAACATAGAGGAATATTTGAATATTGGATAAAAAATAAATGCCAAACTAAGATCATATATAATATACCTCGCTACCAATTAGACACCCTTGTCGAGCGTTGTGACAAAGAAAATATTCCAGTCTACCAAGATATCGATTTCAAGACAAAAGAGTGCGTAGGTCTTTATATAGGGCCTTATTGGACAAATAAATTGTATTATATCTTAGATAATAGGATTGTACAAGAAAAATTTGAATTAGATTTAGATATAAAGAATGATGATAAAAATATATAAAATAAAGTTTAGAATTTAAATATGAACAAGAATAAGAACCCTTTCGTATCATATTCGGAGTTTTTTACTAAATTAGATTCTAATACAGAAAAAGTATCTCCAGAAATATTAGATATGAAATTTAAAGATTTAACAAATGATAGAAACAATATTTCTAACAGCTCTAGCGATAATGCTTCTAGGGTATCTAATAGTAGCAGCTCCAATAATTTTAATTTTACTAAACCAGCTGATGCTAGCAATATGGGAAGTAATAAAACCGATTTGGGAAAAAATCAAAAGAATGAATTAAAGAAACAAATTACTTCTTATATAAATTCTTTAGATATAGAAAATGATTATAAAAAATATTTAATTAAACTAGCTGAAAGAGAGAGTAATTTTAATCCGGAAGTAATAAACGCACAAGGATATAAAGGATTATTTCAATTTGGAGATGATGCTTTAAAAGATATTGGAATGACTACTACTGATTACATGTCTGATTGGAAGAATCAAATTGATGCTGTTATTAAATTTACGAATTTAAATAGAGAAAGACTTAGAAATACTCTAAGAGGAACTAATGGAAAAGATGTAGACGGGACTAAAATAAATGAGTGGGGATTATTAGGAGCAGCACATTTAGGTGGTGTAGGAGGAGTAAATAAGTTTTTATTTAAAGGATATAATCCAGCCGATGCAAATAATACTAGTATAAAGGATTATTTAATATATTTTAGTAAGTAATGAAATATAAAGATATTGTATTAGTATTCTACTGTTTATTAATTATAATTTTAACTTTTGGAATTGGAAGAATCTCAGGAAAGATATCACATCAAAGTGACATACTAAAAGAGAATTTAAATATACAACATTATCTTCCATCTATAGATATTAGGAGATATTCTCCAGTGAAAGAAACTGAACAATCTTTATTAAATAAAATGAGTAAAGAAGGTTATTGTTTAGTTGATGTAACAACTGAAAATGGAAGAGTATTCTATTATTTCCAGAAGATAGTATATAAAAAAGAATTTAATTTAAAATAAAGAAACCCTAGCAGTGCATTATGCATTGTTAGGGTTTTTTCTTTTTCTACTTAGCTGGATATTTCTTATTAGATATATATTTCAAGAATTTAAATTGAAATAATTTCCTTTTATTTAAATATTCAGGATTATTCTCATTATATTTAGCCTCAGTCTCAAAACATATATTCTTATAAGCTAACTTATATGGAGGTAGAATTATTTCAATAATCCAACATATTACATAAAGTAATAATGGAATTAAAGGAGTAAAAAACATCCACCACCATGATAAATTAAATAATATACAACATAAGATAGAAATAATAATTGATGTAATCCAAATTTCTGTTTGTTGATATACATGAATTGTCTCATGTCTGAAAAATCGTTCATTAAGTCTTCTAGTATCTCCTTTATGTTCCCTTCTTATCCATAAGATAAATAAAGTTACCATAGCAAGAAATCCATCAAAGGGAATAAATTTATTATATATAACTATAGGAAATATACTTTTCTTTGTTTTAGATTTACTCATATACTATTTATTTAAATTAATCCTCAGTATTTAATAAGTTAAATACATTCTGAGCCTGTTTTATTGCATAGAAATTTTTAGGAATCTCTCTCCCAAAAGAACTTTCTCCTTTAGCTATTCTAATAGTAGAATCTTTCAGTCTTTCTAAAAAACTAAGAGCTACAGGAGTATCTAAAGAAAGCCCTAAAGGGGCCCAAAATACTAATTCATCTGTAGAATTTAATAAAGTCTGCCTTAATATATTTTTAGTTAAAGGATCAAATTCTTCTCCACTCTTTTCTTTTTCTTCCATAAGTAATCTAAATAATAGTGCAAGTAAGGCAGCCCACATAGAATCTATTAATAACTGTTTGGCATTTCTAATTCTATAATCTTTATGTTCTAAAGTAGCATCAGTATCTTTCTTTATATAGTATTTAAATAAATACTGCATATAATAGAATGTACTATTTACCATTCCTTCTATAAATCTTCCAGTCCATTCTTTAGCTGGAATATCTGTAACTTCTGTAGTTTCTATTAAGTGAGATTCCCCATTTTCATCCACTATAGATTTTAAATAAAGTAAATTTCCTTCATCATCAGTCTTTTGCCTCCACTCCCCTTTAGGAGTTTTATCAGTTCCACCTAAGAAAAATCTTTCACGAGTAGACGAGAAGTAAGATTTAAATTGGAATAGTATTTTACCAACAAATTTATGTCTAGCAGCAAAAGCATTTTCATGGTCCATATAACCAAATAAGGAATCCGCTGAGGATTTTATATTTCTTTTTTCTGCAACGGTATATGCGGAAGGTAATGCTACTGGATTAGATTCATTAAATTTTAATTCTTCCCAATCAAGATCATTTTCATGTTCAATATTAAATTGAGTTAAATGAGCAATGTAATCTGCTTTCTGTTTATTATATAATGGATGTGACTTGTCTCCAGATGCGAATATAGAATATCGTCCATCTTTAGTCCAATCGTATATTAATTCTCCATCTTTCGATATTACATGGGCCTTCAAACAATCATCATGAATCATCTGAGCTACTATAAATACCATCCTATTTAAAAAATCTGGAGCTGTAGTAGCCCAATAAGCACCTCTTCTTAATAATCCCTTATAACCCTTTCTATCTGAATTTAATTCATATGCCAAAGAATTAGCATCCATTCTAGTCATTCCATAGAAATGATTTAAGGCTTCTACTAATGTCCAATTATCAGTACTTACACCAGTATTCCCCATAACTATTCCATAAGCTTTGGCAGCTTCTGAGGAAGTAAATCCATTATCTCCTAATAATCTACCAGCAGCACGAGTCATTAGAAGATAAAATCCTTGGATAGGTTCTCTAACTAATGAATTGAGATTTAATGCCAACATTGAAACTCGCGCAGCCGTAGTAAGTGGCTGAATTGCTTTATAAAATTTCTGACTAGATTTTTCTATAGCACTTTCTCCAAATATAACAGTTTTTAGATAAATATCAATTTGTTTATTTAAATTCTCAAAGTTAACATTAGTATCGTATGACTGTAAATATATAGCATGTCTTATATCATTAATAAAAGGAAGAATAGTATCAAAAGAAGATTTTCTTATATAAGCATGAACGAATACATCCTCTAATAACTCTAAGTTAGTCTCCCAATAAGAGGTATCTTGTTCTGAAAGATATTTTTCTCTAGTAGTTGGAGAAACATTTAAGAAATTATACATAGTTAAATAATCATTCTTTCCGGCTTCTGAATCCTGTTCAATAGTTTCTTCTTGAGCTTTAGTAGCCCTTCTTATATCAACCTGCTCATTCCATTTATCTTTTATCCATGAAAAGAATCCCTTACTTTTTAATTGGGAAAATGCTGTACCTCTTAATAAAGGTATATCAAAATAATGTCCGCTTTGAATTAGTTCCTGCACAGGAGTAGTTTTTATTGCTTCTTCTTCTGTTAAATTATAATCAACCCCACGCTTTATTCTATTTATATTCCATAAAAAAGATTTTAACCATTTCCGTTCAGCTTGAGAAAGATCATTTGTCATATCGTATGGATTTTTAGCTCTAAAATTTCGAGCTATTTTACCAGTAACATCTCTCTCAAACATATTCTTAAATGCATTAGTTGAGTCTTTAAAAGTCCATCGTTCTACTTGAGTATATCCTTTTGATTTATATAATTCCAACACTCTTTGTAAAGACTTTTCTTTATATCTTTCAAACCATTCTCGCATTTTTTGGAACTGTATTTCGGTTAAATCCACTATATCCTTCATTAGTGGAATCATTTCGGGGTTTTCTACATAATATCCCCCTATTGTCATTGTTTCAGATATTTTTTTAAGATTGAAACTTATCTGATCTATATCATGATCTGAATCAAAGTAGATACGTTTATAATGTAGAATAGTTCTAGATACTTGAGAATATAATAAGGATAAACCTGTTGGATCTGAATCATAATTATTATCTGCTCTAATAATCAACCTATTTCCAGCAGCCTCTCTAATAATATCCTGTAGCTTCCGTAATTGTTCTATTTTATATTTACCAGTCTCATTATCACGTCTATAGTTATTATAGAAATCATATATTAAATCAGAGGCTCCTTTCACTAATTCTGTTCTATCTTGTCCTAAAATAGTTAATAGTCTTAGTTTCAATGCTTCTATTCTATCAGCAATAATTAATTCAGATTTAAAATAATTAGTAATATCTAATTCTCTAGCTAGGATATTAAAATTATGTGTTAGTTTATTTATATCAATAGGATAAGATTGTCCTTCTCTATAATTAATTACCTGAATATTTCCTATTTTAAAATTACTAAAATAATCATGTAATTCATTTATAACTAACATTGTCTCTAATAATTTAGCATTCCCTACAGTATTAGATAATAAATTCTTTAAATTCTTATATTTAGCCTCTGAACCTAAATTTCCAAAGATATTACGAGAATCATTATTCCATTTAAGTTTTTTAGTTAAATCTATATCTGTCATAGATACAATATCAACTATATTATTAGCTACATCTCTAAATGCATAGACACCTAATTCGGCTAATTCTGGAAGATCTAATACTTCATATCCAGGGTTGTCTATATAATTACAAAATACTCTAGTTAAATATGTATTTGCCTTTTGTGGGAGATATTTGAATTTATTTTTGCTTTCTAAAGATCCGGAAGTTTTCTTTAAATAGTCAAATTCTTTCCATAAAGTGAAATAATAGGACTCACTTCTGTTCTCCATTTTTTCTTGGTACTCTCTAGCTTTTTCTATTAACTCTTCTCTAGTTGGAGCTTCTATTACAGGAATATCTTGACCTTCTTTTTTAGATAGATAATCATTAAAAGCCCATACTTTTCTATAATTATCATATTTAGCCACTCTTTCCACAAATTCTTCTGGGGTTTCTTTAGATAATTTTCCAAAAGCAATTTCAGAGTATTTAGCTACATTTCTAGTAGCTTCTGTATTATAACTTACTTCTGTTACATTTGCCCTAATATGATCTTGTACTATTCTAGTTATATATCCATTTGGATAAGATAATCTTTGTATAGATCTTCCCTCAGTAGTTCTATTTATAGGATCTTCAACTTTATAGGATGTAAATGTTTCATTACCATAGTCTATATCAGATATAATAATAGGAACTATATTTAAAGAAGCTAATTTAACTCCTATCCCATTGTTAGCTAATAATGCTCTATAAGCAGCTAATTGATAGTCTATAGTTAATTGTTTAGAAGAATACCATTCATTATAAGGTTTGTTAGAAATTTTAAAATCATAAATTTCTACCACTCCTCTTTCATCTATAGCTAATAAATCCAATCGTCCTATAATGGGATCAGATAAATCATCAGAAGTTTGTAAAGTTAACTCAGGAATAAATTTATAATTTCTTCCACTACTAATTTTAGACTTTAAACTTTCAAATGTGAAATATAAATTTTCGATAGTATCATATGGGAGATCGACTATTTGAGATATTGTATTTAAATCCTGATTCTTAAAATATAACTCTGCTACCTTATGTACTTTATCTCCTATCTTTGCCAAATGTTCCCAATTTTCGATATCAAATTCTATCTTCTTTTTAGCCTCTTCCTCTGATAGTCCTTCTTTAACTAAGAGTTTTAATTGATTCTTTTTATACTCCTCTACTTTAAATTCTGGAATTATTCTATCTCCATTTGAATTTAACCAAGTTGTTATAGCTGTAGTTACTCCTACTTTTTTAGGAGCAACTACTTCATTTTCTTGTGTTGATTGATTAAATTTAGACTCTTGAGCAGCAGAATTTAGTGCTAAGAGTTTATTATATATAGAATCCTGAATAGTATTACTTTCATCAAATACTGCGTCTCCATACTTATTATAATAAAGCATATTTCCATAATTCTTGGCTATAAAGGCGTCTAAATCTTGTTCAGAATTAAAGGAATACTTAGATCCATTTATTGTTAAAAAATACTTACATGCCATACTATTAACATTTTTCTAATAATTGTGTATTTGGATTTTTAGAATTTAATAAACTACTTTTTATATTAGTAATATTTCTATTCTTAAATGCTTCTGATGCATTTTCTGGATTGAATAAAGAGAAGTTTTTATTCCCCGCTGAAAGTAGTAAGCTATTAAATTCTGTTATTATTTTTTCAATTGGCATCTTGCTTAACTCCTTACTTAGAGTTTCAGATGTTTTTTCTGGAAGAGTATTTAAATCTAAGGATAATGTAGAATCTAATACCTTTAAATATTCCCCAAAAAAGTTTGTAGAAGATAATAGATTATTTATATTAAATTCCTCACTACTAAATACTCCACTTAAACTATCTGCTATAAATTCTACAAAAGCTTCTTCTTTAGCATCATTTAGTGTTCTATTAGTAAGTATATTTCTAAACCTTTCATTAAATTCTGGAAGAGTAGCGACTTTATCTAATAAAGAGGAATATAAAGAATAATTCTTACTTCTTAATGCTCCCATGATTAAATGCATTAATTCATGTAGAGGAGAAGATATATCAGCTTTGTTAATATTTACATATATCTTACTATTCCAAATAAATGCTCCAGCTCTGGAAAAGGAATCTGCTAGAGTATTATTAATTTCTCCAGAATTAACTAATTCCTGAATTCTAGAGTCATCTATTACATTAATAATATTGTTATAAGTTAAATTAATATTTTCTATAACTCTATTTAAAATTTTCTTTTTATCAAACTTATCATAGGTATCAGTAAAGTATTCTACTTTTTTTACTTGGGGAATTTCATCTGTTATAGATAAACTCTCTAATTCTTTTTGTCTGGTTTTATTTATTGGATAATATAACTCTGAAATAATATATTTTCCAGATTTAATATCATTGAAATTTATATACCATGAATTATTATATATTTCCCCATTTAATCCTACTATTTCAGATTCTAAATTAATACCTTTATCAGTTATAGATTTAATTCTTAGATATTTAGTGAATTTATCATTATATTTAATCTTAACAACATCCTCTACTTCTAGAATGTTAATAACTTGTTCCGGAGAGCGTTGATATATTCTAGGATCATAATAAAATCCTGTAGAATCATTTATTTGGATTCCGGTTCGTATATTTTTTAATCCGTATATTTTAGTATCTTTTATATCATTAGCTTTTATATACTCAGAAGTAAGATCTATTAACTCCCCATTTTTAATCATATTTAATATTGTTGGAGTTAATAGTACTATTCTACCATAAGGAAGAACTTTTTTCTTAGAATCCTGATAATTTTCCTTAAAATCTCTTTCTGTAACATTCTTAGGGACTACATAAACTGCCTCTTGTTCAATTGCCCAATCTTGGGATTTGTTCAGGAGGCTTTTCTTTTTCAATATTTCTTCTAGAGAATATCCATAAGTACTATGATTTAAATCATAAAGTCTACTTAATCGTTTTTTATTATATTCAGAAATTTCTTTATGTCCAATTATTCCTAATTCATAATTTGGATTTATAGCAAAACCTATATATTCTAATTGTTGTGGAGATACTATTTTTCTAAAAGATCTTCCTTTTAAATATCCAGATCTATAACTACCCGGAACTATAATAGTTCCTGTTATAGGATCATAATCAGATACAACTCCAATAAATGTTATATCATTTTCTTTAAATCTAATGATATCCCCTCTTTGTAATTTAGCCGCTTCTTGTTCTGCGTTAGAAGAATCTATATTTATGATATGATATATATCTTTTAAAGGAATGTAATCAGAATTAGGATCAAATACTATTTTATTATCTATTTTAGTAAAAGCTTTACTAGCATTCTCTTTCTTAGTATTTAAATCCTCTACTAATTTTATATCCGAAGTATTATTATAATGTATTGCAGATAAAGATGGAATATTTACATGTTTTCCATTAGAAATTCTAGAAGATGGAAATTCTATCTTTAAATCTACAAATCCTATTTTAGGGGCAGAATCATTTGCAGTTTTATTTAAGAAGTATATTTTATCACCACTTACTCCTACTACAATATGTTTGCTGATAACAGGAGATCCATCTGTTCTCTTTAAATCCCATTCAACAGAGACAGAATCACCAATATGTAAAGCTCTAACCTTTTCTCTTCTATATTTAATAACAGATTCCCGATCTAAATTATCAGAGAAATCTCCTTCTAGTTTTCTATAAGGTTGTTGATCTGATTTTAGAATATTTAAATTAAACCAGGTAGATTGATACTTACTTTTATCTTTAGTATTTAAAGAATAAGTATCATAATTATTAATAAATTGATTATATATAGTATCTAAATCTGGATGATTTTCTTTGGTGAATATTACTGTTTCTATATTCCTAAATGGGATTTTTTTAGTAAAATATTTACCATCTTTATTCTTCAAAGCTACTTCCACTATTGTACCTATAGTTCTAACTACTGGAGCATAATATGTAAAAGAATCCCATTCACTATTTTCATCCTCTTTTTTCCAAGATCTTAATTTAACAATATCATTTTGTCGTAATTCTTGGGTTATAGTAGCATTAGTTCCGGATGAAACATCTAACTTAAATCCAGATTTCCCTACTGTATAATATTTAAATGAAAGCCCTTTTTTATCAAATCCTATAGATTTAATTAGTGGTTGATTGTTATAATCTTCGGATTCGAGATTCCTATCATATTTATCTCTTACACTTTTTATTAAATCTTCTGGAAGATTTGGGTCTTTTAATGCTCCATACAATTTCCTAAATACAATCTGTTTATTCTTTTCTAGGGATAATTTAACTAAATCGGTATAAGATAAAGTAAAATGTCCTACATTAGAACCATATTTATTAACTAATGTAATAAACGTTTCCCCATTTCTATTCTTCCAAACAGATTGAATTGGATGGTATTTAGCATAGGAAAAATAATCATCATCAAATTTACCATACACTATATCTTTATCTCTACTAAAATTTGGAATTAGTAGTAAATCTCCTGGAACTAAAGAGTATAATTGAGCTTCTGTAGTAACTTTGACTGGTTCAGAATAATTTAGATTATATAAATCCTTTTTAGGATTACCTTCCGAATCCAATACAGTAGATTCATAATTTTTCCAGATTATTTCGGATATTTGTTGATAGGATACATTCTTAGATTTTGGAATTTCCATTTCTATATAATAAGAATCATTCTTACCAACAAATGGAGGTTCATCATTTTCTTTAGTTGTATTTAATATAATATCTAACTCCTGATTAGATTTTTGAATAAATGGATTTATATCCATAGAAAATAATCTACTAATAAACTCATTAAATAAATCAGAATTATTTAAATTTAGTACATCTCTGTATCTAGGTTCTGATACTAAATATGCGATGAATTCGTTTAAATCATAACTAGATCCTTTAGATACTTTATTAATAAACTCTTTTATGTAAGGATTCTTATCCTGATTTTGTTTAGCAGTAGTATATATATTATATGCTATCTCATTTATTCTTTCAAAATTAGAATCCGTTTTATTTATTTTAGAATAATATAAATGGAGTAACTCATGATATAAATCCCTGAGGGTTGCATCATTAAAGGTCCCATTAGTTTTTAAGATAATAAATTCATTATTTAACAAAGTCCCTCTAACATCTACATTTCCATCAATATTCAGCGATTCTGTATTTTCATCTAATAACAATATATTTGGTTGAGAAGGATTAATAGCATTCATATCTATTAATTTATTAACCAAAGTATAATAACTCTCTTGTAGAGATTTATCAGATGTATAAGGAACTAAAGAATTTCCTATATCTTCTATACTAGCATTTCCAATTAAAGGCTCTCCATTAGAATATACTATCTTAGTAGATAAAAGATTTAAATCCGAAAGAGTACTTAACAAGATATTTAAAGAATCGATATCTAGATTAGAAATAGACTCACTTAAAGTAACTGCACTAACTTCATCATACGAAGTTAAGTTGGTAGGAATAATCCCACCAACTTTTTCTTCTCCATCTATAGTATATTGTATTTCTATATTACATCCCATAGTTAACAATTTATAATAAGTTTTATTTTATTAAGCCTCATTAGATTATTTATAAGCTCGACTGTTTCAATAGTTTTGCTAGTCTTATTATTAATCTCTTTTAATTTATAGTTATAATTACTTCTTATTAAGTAATATCTTTCATCTCCTAGAAGATCCACTTCTTTAAATTTTTTATTCTTAGTATCTTTTCCTACTTGTTCTAAGAGCTGATATTTACCTAAATCTTCATTATATACCTTTACATATTTATTATTAGAAATTAATGCTTCAAAACTATCTCTAATTGGGGCCATTCTAAGAAGGATATCATCTATATTAACATCTTCCATAGTTACTTTATCACTCTTTGAATCATAAATTACTCCTGGAGTTATAGTATTTAAATCTAATCCTCCAATATATTTAAAGTAATCTACAATTAAACTTCCAGGATTAAATACTGATCCTTGTAACACTTTTAATATACTATCTTGTCCTTTTCTCCCTTTATGAGTAATTAAATTATATATGAAAAATAAATCTGATAACTTGATCCCTCTAAATTCAACATTTTCAATTTCCCCAAAGGCCGAAACTTGTTTATCAAATTCTGGGTTATTTATAGTAGTAACCATATTTATAGAGGGTCTATAATATGTATAATTAGACCCATCTAACTTAGAAGTATTATCAGTTATAATTAATCCATTTAAAAATGCATTATTAACTAACTGAGATCCGAAGGTCATTACTCCTTTAGAATTAATTGTATATCCACTCTTTAACATCGGAATTACATATGATTCCATGTATAATTTAAAAGAAGCCAAACCATCATCATTAGATAAGGAATAAGATGTTTGTTCTGTAGCTGTAAGCATCTCCCCATTTAAGAAATAATTTTGGCCTTTAGGAACTGAGATAGATAAGTTTTTATTTCTTAAATACTTTCTAATTATTAATTCATCTATATAATCTCTAACAATATTTAATTGAGATTCAGATAATTTATTAGGCATAGTAATCTTACCAATTCTCCTTCTCATTATTATATTTTCTAAAGTATCTATAATAGAGTTTGATAATGCATATTTAACACTTCCAGATTTAGAGTTTTGTTCATTTATATAATAAGCATTAATAAACGCTTTATAATGTGGAAGAGAATTTATTAAATCAAATACATTTACTACAGACTTTATTAAATTATAGAATTTAATAACAGATTCAGCATAATCAGGTTGTTCTAAGAATTTGGCTATATCAAATTTCATATTAGAAAAAGTCTTGCTTGGAGATGTTTTATCTAAAACATTTGTAACTATAGCTAACAATTCCTGATCTGTATATATACTTTCAATATTAGGATTATATGTCTTTAATGCCTGAATAAAACTCTCACCTGTATCTCCGGTTATCTGGAGTTTATCTAATCCATTTTGGATCAAAGTATTAAAGGACTTACTAAAATTATATCTATCATATTGTTTAGTTTTTATTCCTCCATTAATTCCTAAAATTTGGCCTAATGTGGCTATCTCTTTTGCTCCAATATAAGCCTTTACAAAGGTAGTAAAATTTGTTTTAGATTTTACTGATGAATTAAAGAAATCTTTTAAATCTTTAAATTTCTTTACTTGTTTGAAATATCTAATTAATCCCTGCACTACTTCCTCAGAAGATTTAATTAATGCTAACTCATCCCATTCTGACATAGAGTCTAAGAATGTTGAGGCATATTCTTCATCAAGAAATTTTTCATTAACAAAATTATATTTAGTACTCTCAAGGTCTTCTATAATTTTACCTATATCTTCTGTTGTTAATTCGTTAAGTTTAAATGCGGAAATTATCCCAGAATTATATAGGGTATTTAAGTATAAGGAAACAGATTTTACATATCCCTTCCCAATAAAATTTGTAAGTGACGGTCCTTTTTCTATATTTCTTAATGTTGAATCTATAGTAGCGTATTGATCATACATTCTATTAACTGTAGCTGCTTGAACTATGGCATTAACTTCTGGACTAGTCATGAGATCTGAGATATTATCAAATGATAAGCCTTGGATTAGTAGGTGTACATATACCCCAGCTAGGTCAGGACCAGCGTTAATCTTTGATAAGATTAGTTCTTTTGCATTATCAGTGGAAGCCGAGATGAGGGCACTTATTACAAGACTTACGTCGTCCTGAAATCTATTTTGTGTAAGATCTATTGCATCATTTATACTAATGCTTCTATCTTTAGCTTCATTTAAAAGATCATATACAAACTCAATATCATCAAGATTAATGTTAGCCAAACTATTTGTGAATAATTTAATAAGTTCTCCCTCATCTTTTCCTTCATTTTCGGGAATACTTTTATAAATCTCAAAAACATTATTAAAATATAAATTAGATTTTAATAACTTATCTACAGTTAATCCTTCCTTTGCTAATTTCTTTATCTCCTGATTAAAGTACTGAGTTGCAGCTAAAAATACTTTTTGTCCTACAGCACTTATACCAATAACCTCTTCCCCTGCCATATTCTCGAAGAATAAGTTCCATTTAACAGATGGACAGAAATCTGTAACTGTTTTCGCATAAGCTCCAGCCTCAGATTTAGCAGCAGCAGCTTGTGGGTCTCCCATACTAATAGGTGATTCAGCAGCTACAAGATTCTTAAAGTTATCAGAGATTTGATAGATTTTATTATATACAAAATTCTTTGTAGCGGATAAAAGTTTATTTGGATTTATTTCTTTTAGATGTCTGGAGATATCAGTATCTAAATCCTTTATCATATTAGATATAAATATTCTAGCACTTTCTATATCTTCATTCCTTGATTTATCGTCAGGATTTTCTTTTATATAATTTAAATCATTAATTAAATTTGGATCATAATATAGCTGTACATTATCTTGTTTAAATCTATCTATCTTATTTAAGACATCTACAGCTAATTTTAATCTAGTATTATCCCCATCATATTCCCCATTTAGAATAGATTGTATTTCTGGAGTTATATTTATATAAGGTATTTCTGAATTTATTTCAGGAGTTATTGTATAATTTAAATCAGGATTTGGGAATGGTAATTGTTTTGAGAGTTCAAATGACTCTTCATTGTTGTAATTAAATAAAGATGACCATGCTTCATAGATTCCGTTATTATTTATTAAGGGCATTGTCATGTAGACTTTATCAATATCCGTTTGATCTTTATACTTTCATATAAAGACTGACTATATCATCACTCTAAAGTGCCTCTTACTTCGGATTATTTAATCCTACTCTACTAAGTTCTATTTAAATATTAAATAGCTTTTCGATAGTCGATGAACTCTTCTCTTATATAAGAGACTTAGCTGCGGATTACCCAATCTTAATACTTTTTACTATACTGAGGTAATTACTCTCACCATTTAAATATTACTATCTAAACTTAGTATATTAAGCTCTAAGGGATTTCCCGCAATTCAAGAGGTTTAATGACTACAATATAACCTATAGTCCGATCCTTGGCTGAGACTTATTATCTTATAACTGTTTATGTTATAATTCTATGATTTCATTTTGTTATATTCATAGTTTAGACTATATCTTCATGAATTACTCATGTTGGATGCTCGTGGGAGAGATTATTGTTAGGCTCACTCTCCTAGTCGTTGAACCTTCTAGATTCTTTTAACCTAAATCTAGCTCGGCTGCTGATTGTCCACTTCTGGAGTTCCCAGCAATTCTTCCAATTTTATATGACCCCTAAGTATTTAAGCCATATCTGATACAGATTAACATAAGCTTCATTACTTTCTGCATCAGAGAATCCTACTACATCCATTGTCATAATAGACTGAAATGCTTGTGCAGGAATACGATTCGCTGTTATTTTTAAACTCTCAATAAATGATCTATATATCTTCTTAGAATCTCTTTCGATTCTTCTATTTATATAATCATCATATTCATCTTTTATCTCTTCTATACTACTATTATTTATAGCTAATTCTTCTCCTAATCTCGAATCTGTCATATTTATATAATCTCTTAACTCTTTAATATTATCAGAATTAAAATTATACCATATTCCTATATAATCGTCAGAAGAATTAAATACATTAACTAAATTCCCTAAATTAGAAGGATCTACAACAATCACTTCTTGAACTATTCCATTACTAGTATCTTGATAAAAATGTAATCCAGATGTTTTATATATAGCCTCTCCATTCTCATTCAATCTCCACTCTTCTCCATCTATAACTTCTGTTAGTATTTCCATTGGAGTTAGAGAAGAGATATAATTTTCAGAACTAGGTTTATTTATAATAATTCTAGTATTATCTAAACTATTCTTTAGAAATTCTATATCATTAGGAAGAGGATCAGATTTAGCTTTATTATATGTTCTTAATAATTTCTGTCTAAAGTATTCTCCATCACTATTAATAATATTCGCAATATTATCTCCAGTTCGTAAACCAAATGTGGATTGATATACTTTAGATATTACGGCTTGAGCTCTTTTTATATTTAAATCATGTATTCTTACTCCTTGAAGTCCTTCTCCAAATTCTATTATATCATTATTATCTATAATAGTTTGATATTCCGGCATTCTAGGATCTAATAGCATAATATTTTCATCTAACAATCCAATGTATCTATTAACGAAATGCTGATGTACAAGAAGCTCTTCTTTGGATGCTTTAGATTCTCTTAATTTAAACATATCCTCTATTATAGGGTGGTCATAAATATTATATTTTTTATTTATACCATCAATACTCCAAGTAGCTCTAAAAGGTTGAAGTTCTTTTCTAATTCCTTTTAAATTAATTACTGTAGTATTTAAATTTCGATAATGTTTAAATTTATCATAGGTATTAATATCTACTTGTTCCCCAGTAGTAGGATCTAATATAATATCTCCAAATTCTATTAAATCAGTGGATATTTCTGGTGTTAAATTCCCACTTTCTAAATATCTATCCAAACTAGATTTAAGAATATTCCCATTTTCATCAATAATAGAATAATACCCAGCTGCATTGGCTATATGCATTAAATCCTCTTGGGAATAATATCCTTTTAAACTATTTCCATTAGAATCTAATAAGTTTTCAGATCCATCAAAGTAGTAATGTTTTATAGACCCATAAGAAGGAATCATCACAGCTCCCATTCCGGAGAAAGTTCTTTTAATACTATCAGAGTTCATTTTTGAAGCCAACATGGTTATAAAAGAACTATTTATGCTTCCAGAACTAAATGGAATTTTAAATTTTAAATCTCTAGCATTAAATAATTCATTATTTAAATTCTCCTCAAACTCTTTTGCAGCTTCCTCTAAATATCCAGTAAGTACTCCATCTCCAGAACTTCCTTCAAAGGCCTTAATAGTTGCTTTAGCAAGAAGTTTATATAATAATGTTTTATTAGCTTCTCCTAACTCTGTAAGAGTCTCTAGATTATTAGCCTGATTATGAGCTTCAAAATATTTCTTTAAAGTAGTATTTACTACAGAACCTAAAGCTCTATAAGCCGCATCAGCTAGATTTGACGTATATCCATTTGCTGCTAAAGTACTAATAATCTGAGTAGATTCAGTAACAGTGGATAAATCAGCATGATGGTCTGCATCCATTTGAATACCCATAAACTGTGTACCAACTCTACCATAAGATAGAGGAGTATTATCATACCTAGCACTAGAGGGATTTGTATTAAATGCACCAACTTTTATTGATGTTCCATTTGCTAAATAATGTATATCTGAATATTTAAGTGGTTGATATACATAATTTTGATCTAATATTACTTTTAATTTTCCCTGTTCATCTAATATATAACTAGAATCTTCTGGAATATTATTAAATGTAAAAGGAAGGTCTTGTTTAGATATGATAGTATTTAATAAATCTAAATTCCCATCAACAGCATCTAATAAATCTTTCTTAGTTATATAATATCCAGTTTTATTCATAAATTGTACTGTAGCATTTACAGAAGCTTCTCCCTTATCTCCAGAATTACTTAAATAAGAATCTAGAGGATTAGAGGTATTTAATGAATAAGAATACTCTCCCCCTAAAGCTTTCCATAATTTATAGTTACTATCTATTACTACAGTTCTTGTTATATTTTTGCTATCCAGAACATCTCCTCCATTTTTATTAACCTTTCTCTCTATAAGATTATAAGTATTATTTCCTAGAGACTCAAGATCTATTAATTTATAATATTCTCCAGTAGTAGTATTATAGTAATATAAATCTTCGGATATAATATCTCTAAGATGTCTTATATTACCATTAAAATCCCTCATTAAATTAATTACTGGAATATCCCATTTTTTATCAGTCATCTTCTGTAATAATTTAACCTTCTCCGGAGATTTTCTCATTCGGTAATTAGTTATGGAAAATATAGCACATTTCATTAATAACCCATTACCAAATTCTGGATCTACATTACATCCAAAATTCTTTCTATTATATCCTGCACTAGAGCTAAACATTGAATTATTCTCTAATACATTTTGAAATGGATTACATTCCATAGAGCCATCTAATACCTTTACATTATCAGTTTCTCCAGAAGGATTAAATACAGGAGCTTCTATATCTTTGATAATTGCTACATTTATAGTTGGAGTTGTTCCTTCTAATGCTTTTTGATAATAATTATGTATAGTAGCTTGCATAGCGACCATACGTTTATATTGAGCTAATAATCTATTTGCATGATCTCGGATAAAATACTCTGGATTTACAGTTCCATCAGAATTTAAATAATACACGCCTCTTAATTTAGATGGATGTGCATAAGGTTCTCCTACACTTACTTGAAGGAATTGGTTAGATAAGAATCCATCTAAAAAGAAATATTTTTCTAATATAGGATTTAATTTCCCATCTTTTTCTAATAACATCATTCCATCTCTGCCAATCCAATTTTTTAGAGAAGGAATATCTTTTAAGAATTTAAATACTTTGGTATCTACTTCAATGCCTTTAGATTTTAAATCCTTTTTAAATATCTCTTTTGATCTATTTATAAAATCCTTGTAATAAGAATCATCTGTAGTAGATACTTGATAGATATTAGCCATATTTTCTATAAATGGATTTAATCTAAATACACTATTACCTTTAGACATTTCCACTTTAGAATAATGAACTTCTTCTATAAATTTAAAATTGGGATCTTCTAAACTTAATTCTCTAGCTATTTGAGAGACTTCCTTCCATCTAGTAGATAGGAGATTATTTATTGCAATGATATTATTATTTATAGTCTCAGTTCTCTCTTTTTTATCCTTAATCTTAGGTATAGAATCTAATAAAGAAACTCCTAATCTTTCGCCTATTTTATAATAAGATTTAAATAAATTTGATAATAGATTAGTATAATAAATCTGTTGACTATTAAAATTCTCTACTTCAATCTGGGTGGCAGTTGCAGATTTAATATTTTTTCCATCAAATTTAATACCTTTAGATACTTTAATAAGAGACTGATTAGATTTATCTGCGTATCCAGTTGGAAGAAACTCTATATAATCAATCTGATCATCCATTAGATTTTTGAAATAATCTAATATTATAGATGATACTCCGTACTCAGAAACATTGAATTTATTCTTTTGTACTGTTGTACCATTTGGAGAAATAAATTCTGTTTTTAATCCAATTCCTTTTAAATATTCTGGGTTGTTATAAAATATATTAGATTCAAAAATGTTAGATATATTAGAATGTTTCCTGATATTATTCTGATAGTCTTTAGTGGTATATATAAACTCGTGTATATTTTTAACTAAATTCATTAATCCTATAGATGGTACATTATCCCCATCAGAGTTTTTATATGTACTCGGACTAGCTTCTCTATTTAATAAATTTATAGAACTAATTATTGCCTTAAATATACTTGATCTGTCTCCTTTAGAATTTAAATTAACCTTTAATCTTGGTCTAGTTTTATTTGATATAAAGAATTTATTAAAGGTAACATCCTTCATTGTTTTAAATTCTGGGAAGGATTTTTTTACTTTAGATTTAAATTCCTCTGGAGTAAGATTAGCTTTACTGGAATTATATTCCTTATATATAGAATCTAAAATATTGACTGTTCTAAGTGTTCTATATAACAATCCTAAAATATCTCCTTTTAAATTAGATTCAGCTTCTGATCTATATTGAGATTTTAATATAGAATATAATTGTCCGGAACTATTTATAAATGGAAGGTCTGTAGCTAATTGTAACAATTCTAATAACCTAAATCCATTCATAATAGGTTCTGATAAAGTCTTACCATTTATAATCGTACTAACCTGTTCTGGATTTGGAATTATAATACTATCTAATAATTCTTTATTTAAATCCTTTCCAGTTATAGCATCTTCGTTAGCAGTATTTAAATGATCATTAATAAATAATGTTCTAGATCCGATAGTAATAGAAATAGAATCATCTAAAACTTTAACTTTAAATTTATTCCACAGTACATTTAAAATAGTATTATCATAATCCCCATTTCTAGCTATAGAATCAACATATTCTGTTAAATTCCTTTCTTGTCTAAATAAAGAGGATTCGTAAGTTAGATTTGAGAATGTATTTACTTCATACTCTCTACTTTCTGGATTATATTCATAGGATATATATTCCGATCCATCCTGTTTATTCATATAAGCTAAAATATCTAAGAAATAGTTGAAACTTAAGTTTTCCTGGTTATCTTTAATTATATTATATAACGATTTAGCCTCAGGAGTAGAATCAAAGATATATTTATATATAGATAATAGTGCTTTCTTAGTATCTAAATTGAAGTCTGTATTCTTTTTAAACTTATTTACCTTCGCAAGATCGGTCTTTCCATCTGTAACAAATAAAGAATTAAAAAATTCCGTATAAGCTACTGTGGGATTTAATTTACCTAACTTTAATGAATTATATTTATTAGAAGATTTAATAATTGGATCTCCGATTCTAGATATAGCGTTATTAAATTCATTAACTGTCATATAAGATATTCCATCCCATTTTCCATCAGAATCTAATAAAGGAATATTTTGTATAATAGCTTTGGTTAGACTAGTAGTCTCTCTAGTTATATCAGAATCTTCATTAACTCTAAAATGTTGTCTTAATGCATTTTTAGTATATGGGAGATATTTAATTTCATTTCTATTAGTAGATTTAATTCCTAATTTAAATGGATCTATTGAAATTAATCCATCTGTTAATAACACTATTAAATTATCAAAATTCTCTAAAGTTACTAAAGCATTATATGCATTTAAATAATCTAGATTAGATTTAGATAATGGGGTATATAAAATATTATTAATTGAATTTAACTTTGATGTAGGGTTATGTTGGTTATAATATTCATTTAATCTGGATATAATATTAGTAAATTCTGTAATATTAAAAGATCCATCCTGATTATATAATGGAATAATATCTTTTTCTCCTAAAAATTCTGTTATATAGTTAAATAATGTTTGTTTATACTCTGCAATATTATTATTTAATTCAGAATATGTTTGAACAATTTTTCCAGAATCTAAATTTAAAAAGGAGTTTTTAAATATTTCTCGCTTAAATGTAGAAACAAATCTATTATATAGACTATTATTATTCTGAAACTTTGTGATTAAATCCCTACTAGTCTTTATTTCTTCATTATAAGTAACATTTTTTCTACTTCTATTTAATTGTTCTATATATTCCTTCGTAGCTAAATCCCTATCTTCCTCAGTTATAGATTCATCTTCTGTTGTAGTCTTTACTTCATTCTCTAATGTAGTTACTAAAGGATCTGGATTTTTATATTCCTCCGGAGGTAAAGTTTTTTCTACATCTTTAGTTAAAATCTTATCTAAGGAATTATTAAGTATTGTATTTAATTCCGTATTATAAGAAAATAATCTTATATATTCCTTTATTGCATCTACTAAATTTTCATCGGAATCAATGATAAAATCTTTTTGCAGAGAATTTTTAATATTCTGAAACTGTTGATCTGAAATAGTATCTCCCTGAAAATTAATCCAGGGAGATAGATTTATTAAAAATTCTGGGCTTCTTGTGTTTGAATCAAAAAATTTACAAGCCATGTTTAACAAATATTATATTTACTTCTTATCTTATTTATATCAGATAGTATCGTTTGTATATTCATATTAGATAGAATTAAATTTACTGTATCAGGAGTGATTTCAGATTTAGTTATATAATCCACTAGTAAGTTATTGCTATCATAAGTTAATAACACTTTTGTTATATTTCTTAATATTTCTAAATCTTTAGGATCTGATACTACATCAAACATTTTTCCAAATGCTTGTGACAAAGATATATCATTTCCCTCAGAAATACCATCATTTTGTTTAATATTTTCTGTAGGTCTTGAATACACCTTTATTTCGTTATTTTTATATTCTATATAATCTATTTCCGAGATTTCATCTAATTTTATAGATTGAGTCTTTAATATAGCATTTACAGTATCGATAGTAGAATCTATATTACTTTTAACATCTTTATCCATTGAATCTGTTACAGTTGCTAAAGAGATATTATTAATAAGTAAATGGTTTAGCTCTATATTAGGAGTTGACAATTTATTTTTTATATTATTATATAATTCCTCTCTATAAACTTCTTTATTCTGTAGTTTTTCTATATCCTTATTAGATACCTCTCTATTATTCTCTACTCTTGCAATTCCGAAAGTATTTGGGGAGGCTAAATCTCTGGATGGTTGGAATACGAATTGTGGGGTTTGAATATCTCTATCTATATAATACTGCCCCTCAGGAATTCTTGCTTCGTAAAAATATTCTCCTCCAGTATAATCGGTTTTCTTATCTGTTAATTCATAAACTGGAAATGGAAAAATTCCATTTTTAAATAATGGATTATAATTAGGAGCTTCTACAGAATTAATACTTCCATCAGGCTGTTTATAATTTCTTCTTCCCAACATAGCAAATTCCATAAAATCAATTATATCTAAATCAGTAATTCCATCTTCTCTATTCCAATCCTGAAATATTCCACCATTCTCTTCATTTATAATTGGAGAAGAAACTAATAATTCAGGATGTAACCTTTGATTTATCTTAAATTCTATAATTTTATTTATAAATTTAAGTACATCATTTCCGTTAATAGTAGAAGAATAATTTTCCATCTTTTTTATCTCTTCCGGAGTAGTTTCCATATGTAATCTCTCCATTATTCTTAGGATATGAGGTAATCCAAATTTAACTTTAGAACTAGGAAGATCAAATGGATTTTCTGCATTTCCTTCTTTAGCAGAGAGTGCTGATAGAGAATTAAGTAACTTTTCAGCAATTTTTATATGCTTAGATTCCGGCTTTCCAGTAGTTTTTAGGTAATTGTAATAATTATATATAGACAGTAATGTATCAAATCCTATAAAATCTCCAAAATAAGATTTATAAAATTTACCGTTATATTTAGCTACTCCAGAGTTCTTCTTATACGAATTTATAAATTCTCTATATTTAGATATAAAGGATTGGAATGTTTGTCCTTCTGGATTTAAAATAATCATTCTAATTTTATCTCTTCTGTCTGAATCATTATCATATTTTCCATTCATTTGGTTTATATAATAATCTCCATATTGATCTTCTGAGATAATATTATCATTCTCATCAAATATATACTTACTGTGTGTAGCAAATACTACTGCTTTACCTTTAATATTATTCTTATTTATTTCAGCATTTAATCTTTCTGATTTAGATTTTAATGTATTCTCTAATCTAGATTTTTGAGTATTATCTGCTTTATTATACTCTTCTAAGGTTTCATAATAATCATTATATAAGGTATTTAATCTTTCATTACGTTGAATTAATAACTCATTCCGATTAGACTTACCGTATCTAGTATTAGTAACTATATAAGGTTTAGAAAAATAAATTCCTCTAAACTCTGCCTCTTTAGATTCAAATGGAACATGTGCAAATTTTTTCTTATCTGACCCTTTGTATATTATACTGTTAGTTATTCTTTCTAATTCAAAATCTTCTCTAAGTTGAAAATATTTATTTGCTTTTCCATTTTTTCCTAAAGCAAAGCTGTTCATTATCTGTCCATAGAATTTTTGATATTCTATAAACCATGCTTTGGAGGCTTTTTGTTCCGGAGTGTCGGAATCTTTAATTTTAAAAGATTCATTATTAATATTAGGTAATTCTACTATATAAAGTTCTACAGTATTTTCTTCCGTCGAAGAATTTAATATAGGAATTTCATATATAATTCTAATAACAGAATCCTCCTTTTCTGTGGATTTATTATAGTACTTAGTTGCTTTTAATACAAATTTTCCATTAGACAAATCTAAAGTTCCTGTATTTCCAGAGATATCATTGAATAAGTTTGATAAATCTTGTTCGATATTATAATCTTTAAATAATTTATCTCTTCTAGATTTACCATAATTATATAATATACTCTTTACTTCTAATAATTTCTCATCAACTCTTTCAAACTGTGTAGGATTTAAACCTTCTACTTCCCCATTAAAAAACGCTCTATGTTCTGTGTTTGGATCGAGTCTTAAAACTATAGCAGAGTCTTTAATACTGTAAGTAGTAACGTCTCCATTAACTTCTGTTTTTGGTTTAATCCTTGTTCTGTATGAGTAACATATAAAACTATCCGGAGAATGTTTTTCCACTTTAGATTCTACTCTTTCTAACTGTTGAATTTCCCTAGTAGCTTCCGGAGAATCACTAAATGCAGCATCTAAAACTTTTCCTAGTTCTACATTAGGTTGTGAAGTGGAATTAGAGGTAGTAGAAGATTCTTGCTTCTGAGGTTCTATAGTTTTATTTTCTAAGGATGCATTAAGAGCTTTTAACCTTAATTCGGAGAAGGATTTAGCAGATTCACTATTTAATATAGAAGATTGAGTATAACTAATTCTCTCCGATCCTTTAGTGAGTTTAGTAGTTAATCCATTATTTATAATTATAGTTCCCTCTTTAGATCTAGTTATAGCAGTATATAAATCTCTAGTGGCCTTTTCTATTAATTCCCCATTAAACCCAAAATTAAACTTCTTATCTACTATAAAATATTTAGCCTCAGAACCCTGAACCTCTTCTAGTTTGAATTTTCTTACTTTCCCAGGATTTTTCTCTATATAAGCATCAATTAGTTTATATGTATCAGAATTTACATTATCATATATAAATCCCACAGGTTCCTCTGAATCCCGAACTAATTTATCTATATCTGAGGTAGATATAGATCCAACAATTTTTTCTCCACAAAGTTTTACATCATCTTCATAATATTTTAAACTGGGAACATTTTCATAATTAGATAGAGCTATTTTTATTCCTTCCTCTAGATTAAATTCTCCAGTAGTGTAATAATTATTTACATCACGAACCCTTTCTGTTAATACTCTTATAGCATCTGCATTATCCTTTTTATGGATATTAGTAATTCTTAGAGATGTAGCTAAAGTAGGTGTATATATTAAATTAGTATCTACATCTATCCCTAAGTATGCTCCATCATTTCCTGCGTAGCCAGATTGTAATAAGTCCCCAGAAGTGATTAGTATTTTATCATTCTGTTGAGCCCATGCCGATAATAATTCTAATTCGAATTTAGATAATTGAGTAACTTCATCAATAAATATCAATCGTTGGTCTTGAAATACACCAGATTTAAAATTAGAGGTAGTTAGATATTTAGGATTTATTCTAATAACCAATTCTTTGTCTTGAGTCTCTAATACATCTATAATTCTATCACTTTCTGGAATGGATTTAAATTTAGGATCATTAAATTGTTTTTTAGCTTTTTCTACTATTTCTGGAGATACTAAGATGGAATTTAATAACATATCTGTAGTGATTGCAATTAAATTCTTATCTTTAATAGTATCATTTATAGTATTTAATCCTTCTGTTTCAGAATAAGATTCCCCGGTAATTGAATTTAATAAATTAACTGTTTGTTGTATTTTAGGCCCAGATATAACAGCACCTTGTTCTCCTAATAATTTAGTAGCTAATTTAAATACTAAAGAATCTACACCAGTAGTCTTGCCAACTCCAGGAGCTCCATTTATAAATATCACATTCTGGAGTCTAGATACGAAATTCTTATACTTATCTCTAGATGCTTGATTGGTGATACTATTTTCAAATTCCTTAGTTAACTCTGTGGAGTTATTCATGAAGTTTATATCTACAATACAAGCCAATGCAACTCTAGCTGCATATTCTTGAGAGAATATAGGAATTATAAGTTGTTTATTTGATCCTAAAGATTCATTTACTATATCTTTTAAGGCATCGTTAAATGTAGATGCTTTTGTAGTTAATATAGTATGATAATATATAAATAAATCTGAAGGAGACATTTCCGTTATTTCAGAATTTAAAGAAGGAGGATTATTATATGCTTCTTTCATTAATTTAGAATAATCATAACCCTGAAATAATTTAGATATCAAATGTTCCTTAGATACTGTATTATCTTTAGATAATTTAGCAGCATTATCATAAATTCTATCCTCAACTTCTAAAATTAGTTTTTCTAATGAAATATATTCCTCATCAGTTAAATCCGAGCTATTTAAATTATCTAAATTATAATTAGATAGTATATCATCTACTCCATCAAATAATTCTGGAGCTTTATTTCTAAATAATTTATCTTGATAATTTTTTATAAGAGCTTGTCTAGTTCTTATAGCTGTAAGTTTATGTTCTTTAAGTTTGTTACCCTTATTTTGTTCAGATAGTTTTTTATAAAATCCTAGTTTATTTTTTATTCTCTCTAATTCTTGTATAACTTCAAATGCAGAATTAGATTCTATTTCCGGAAGCTTTTCCGATACTCCTAATTTTTCTCTTACATAATTTAAAGTGGAATTAAATCCATATCCCCCATTTTCAATAGTAGAGGATTGCATTGAAGATACTACTGATTGCAAGGCATTAATTACATTTATTGCAGTATCAAGTTGCTCGGATTTAACTTTCCCTTGTAAAACATAGTCAGAGAGTGTGTTAGTAGATTTAAGTAAATCACTTTCATTAGATAATAATTCGAAGATATTTATACTTCCAGCGGATTCATCTATATTTAAATATATATTAGATAATAAAATATTTAAAGGATTCTCTACTAATTGAGAAGAATCTACAGAAGCTTCTGATAAAATATTTATCTCAGATAAAGAAGATTTTGTTTTAGATTTATTTGAATCATTTATACTATCTATAATAATTCTCTTCTCTACATCATTTAAAGTAGAGGTCTTTAATAAACTAGCTACTTCAAACCAATCTTTTACACTCTTTAACTCTTCTGATATTCGTAATACTTCTTCTAAATTAACTACTCCAATTTCCTCAAATCCTTCTTTTAAAGCTAATTGGAAATCCGGAGATTGGGATTTTATATTTTGTAAATCATAATTAACTAATTCTCCAAGACTTTCATCTACATAAGATAGAAGATTAGATACATAAGAAGAATAATCTAATTCTATTTTATTATCTGATTTTAAATATGTCTTTATATAAGAATATAAATCTTTAGTTAATTGTACTCCCTCATTCTTAGCACTTTCAATTAAATTCATCATTGATCTAGTTCTAAGTTGGGGAATTAAATTAAATTGTAATAATCCAGATAAATTAATAAGAATCTTTCTAATATTAGATACTGTTTCTTCCGGAGAGTTTAAACCAGAGAGATTTAAATTATTTTGTATATAAGATCTAAGTATGGGATTAGAAACATTTGTATTTAAAAATTCTCCTAAAGATTCTTTTATTACTAAGTTTTTATCTAAAGTAGGATCCACCTTTAACTTATCTATAATAGAATCAGATAAAGAATCTATTTTTTGGTCTATATTAAATATTGAATCAAATATATCAGATATAAATTCTCCGGAATTTTTATATGTAGAAAGAATACCGCTTACATCAATTCCCGATCCATCCTGATTTATTGAATTGAAGAAATTCTTAATTACATTTTGAGTATTTAAATCCGATAAATCTATATTTCTATATTCGAATATATAATCTACTCCCCTCTCTACTGGAACTCCCAATTCAATACCTAATTTTCTAGCTAAATCAAAATTACGTTTTGCATCCTCGTCGAGATTAAATAAAGCTTCTTCATCTATTTCAGATAAATACCCTTTTATTTTATTTAATAAAGAGATTTTAGATACTACATTTAAAATATCCCCTCCATACTTTTCGGAAAGAGATGTAAATATTTTATAGGCTTTATCAAATTTCTCGTTATTATCTTCTCTATAGGCTTTATATCTTACCTTAATTTCTTCTCTTTCCGACTCAGATAATGATCCATAAGATTTTCCTAAGACATTTTCTGTGTATGTATAAATATCGGAAGAATATATTTTATTAGATATCTCACTTATATTAAATAATGCTCTTTTTAAATATTCTTCTGATTTTCCTCCTTGTAATAATACCTCCTTTTCTGCTCTCTTTTGTTGGAGTTCTTGATCTATAATATTTAATCTACCCTCCAATTCAGCCTTATTAGGAATTTCTTTATTAGGAGCATTTAATTGATTCTCAATATCTTTTTTCTCTAAAAGTAAGTTTCCTATTTCTTTACCTAATTGATTATAATCTTTGATAATATCTAATCTACCATCAAATTTAATAAGATCCTCTACTCGTTTATCTCTTAAAGCGGATAAGGATATTAGTTCTTCATCACTAAGACGTAGATTTTCTTCATTAATAATTGCGTCCCATTGATTTATTAGTTGCAATGATAGATCTATTACTGCATCATTTTGAGAGATATCTCCAGATTCTACAGGAGAATAATTTATATTCTCTCCTTCTATCGTTCTATTAGTAGCAGAAAGATTCTTTGGAGCTACACCTTGTTGTCTTAATCTCTCTAATTCCGAAATTAATTTAGATTTGCCTCCATTTCGCAGTATATAAAAGATATTATCAGTAGCCTGATCAGGAATTCTTTTATTTATATCAGATAAGTTATTAGCAGCTTTAAATATAGCTCCACCAATAGCACCTCCAAATCCGGCCATTAAATACCTCTCTAATGGATTAGATGCTAAAAAGTCAAAAGAAGCATCTTTTTGTGTACCAGTTATTCCAGTAAATACATCTGTAATAGCTTTAGACATATCCATAATAGCTTCCTCTGACATTTCCTCAATTCCTTCGGCCACTGCATTACTAGCTATTCCAGAATTAGATATGATATTATCTATAGGTTCTTTTACTTTTTTAAATGTATTTATAGCTTTTCTTAACACAGAATTAAATGCCGCCTTATCTGTGGTATTGTTAGCTGTGTAATGTAATAATTCCCTATTTTCTTCAATAAATTTCTTTCCGGCATTTCGAATGATAGCTCTTTCACTATCAAACCCTAAACCTTCTAAAGCTTTCTGTCCTATCTCTGTAGATTGTATCATCCAAGTAGTAGCACCCATAGCTAATCCAGCAGTTAGAGCTGCGGTTCTTCTATCATATCCAGCATCTAGAGCATCATTATATACATCCATAGTAGAAGTTCCTGACATATAAAAATTAGCCATGAATCTACCTAAGAAATTATTTCTTATATTCGCTTTATTTATAGCATTTATAACTGCTGGATCTGAATAGGTAATAGTATTATATAATCCCCTATTTTGAATTATACTACCGTCAGAGATAGCTTTTACTACCTCATCTCCATATTTAGCTTTTATAGCTTTTAAAGCAGCTCTTTCAGAATTTCCTATACCAAGCCAATTAGGGATTTGGGCTAATAATCTCTGTTGGAATAATTGGGAGCCTATATCAGATACTAACCTTCCAAAATTTTCAAAAGTTAATAATTTCTCTTGAGACTTATCTGATACACTAGTATTAAATTGGTTTGCCTTAGCTTCTATAGTATTTAATATTCCAAAATTAGGATTTGGATTATTACTAATAGCCCCATCCAGCATTTTATATAAAGTAATCCCTAACTTAGTACCTTCCCTAAGAACTAAAGCTCCGGCATATGCTTGACCTACATAAGGGATAAATAGAGGAGCTATACTAGCTACAGTTTGTGCTATAGTAGATCCAATGCTTGATTCTTCTCCATCATTATCAAAAAAATCAAATTTATTCCATGTAGAATTTTCTCTAGTAATTACATCAAATGCACTTAATACCTGTTTACCATGAACTTCTCGATTCCCAAGAGTTTCATAATAAGGCATTCCAGTCTCATCTAGTTTTATCTCTCCTTTTTTATGTTGTATTAATCTCCCAGTTTCTGGATCAGTCTCTTGAACATCTTTATCATACTGAGCCAGAACTATAGGAGTTTTAGTTACTGTTCCCCAAAATCCTAGATCTTCTGGAGTTAAATCCATCCATCTGTTATTCTCAGTATCAAAGATTTTATTCTGTTGAGCCATTTCTCTAGTAGACATACTAGTCATTTCTGTACCTAGTATAGTATTTAATCCAGTACTCTGAATAAAGGGATTTTTAGTCTTTATTATATCTAAGGAAATGTCTTGTACAGGAGAAAGTTGAGATTTAAAAGGAGACATTATATCATACTGCACCTTAGGAAGATCTTCTTCTGTGAATTGTCCTATAGATAGGGTATTATATGAAGATAATGCTTTATCATAAAATGTATTAAATGCGTTATCATCAAACTTTCCATCTGGCGAAGTAAATGCTTGAATGATCTTTTCATTTTGTTTATATTCATCCTTTGACTTCAATTCTATATCATTAGGAGTAATTCCATTTTGTAAGAAGTCTATATAAGTTTTATCTTGGTTTGAGTAATATAACCCAAACCAATCTTTTTTCTCTAAATTATCCATATTATTTAAATGCCTCTGGATTCAATCCTCCAGTTCTTTGTGTAATTTGATTAGTATTTCTTATCACATTCTCATAACCTAAATTAGATTTAGCTGTTTGTGGAGCTGTTTTTCCTGTAAATAAAACTGACATCAATTCATCTTGTACAGGTAAGAATATAGAGGATTTATATATATCATCGTCAGGCCTATACCAATGTTCTGGAGGTACATATCCATTAGCTCTTAATAATTTATTTTCTAAATTAGATCTAACTCTAGAATACATATCTCTAGCCTTATCCTCTGAATTATTATCTAATCTCTTAGTAATTGTATTTAATTGAGTCTCTTCCGCTACCTCTTCCGGAATTAAAGATGGGATAACCATAAATTGATGCATATAAGATAATTGACTTTGTGCAGGTTCTCCATTTCTAAGTATCAAATGATCAACATTATGTGCTCTATATACGTTTAATTTCTGATCCTCTGTAACTGTTGGACCTATAGCGGAGATTTCATTATCAGCATCTTCCAAACGTTTTAATGCTTTTAAATCTACTACTTTAGATCCTGTTTTGGGATCGGTTACATATGGTAACCATGTCATTGCTATTCTATCTCCTTCATATAGCACTTTACTTAAATCATTAGGATTTAAAGTAATTCCAGTTCCAACAGAAGCTCCAGAAATATCTACTAAAGAACCCAATCCCCCATCTGTGATTATATCAGATAAGTAATTCTCATTTAATACTTCTCCTTTAGATCCTATTAGGGGTCGTATACTAGCCTTAGCATCAAAAGAGTATTTATTCCCTACATTTATAGTATATTTTTGATTTTTGGGATCAGATACATAACTCATTAAAGGATTAATATCAGTCATTCCTCCTGAACCCCCCGATCCACTTCCAGATTTACCTTCTATAGCTTCATCTTTTAAAGATTGAGAATAGGAATGATCTGTTCCGAATATAAGAATATTTTTAATACTCTCTATTGCGTTTTCTCTAGGATCTCCAGTATTATTAATAGCAGCTCTTGCTATTAAAGTATTTCTAGATTGTTGATCTAAGTTATTCCATATATAATTTAACGCAAGATTAGCATTCTTCCTTTGTGTAGAAACTTCCTCAGTTAATTTAAAAGTTCCATCTGGAGCAGTATTTAACTTCTCACTTACAATAGCTTGTAATCCTCTCTCTAATTGTGTTGCTCTAGCTTTATCAAAATAATAATCGGAAGATTGTTTTTCTACTCCTATAGATTTAACAATATCCTCTATTCTTTTACTTATATCATTTATATTTAAGCTTCCAGCAACAGTTTGTGATAAACTATTATCAAATATATAAGCTCTACTATTATTTCTTAAAGTTAAAAGATCATTATTAGTTAGTATCCTATATCCTTCTCTATCTTCTGAATACTGATCTGGAGTAATCATTACAAGTTCTCCATTAGTATTTTGTGCAAATAAATTCCCGGAATAATCAACTGCTGCTTCTGAAAGGGTTCCTTTAGATAAAGCATGTTCCTTTGCTTGATCAAATATCTGTTTATTATTTTGAATCTCATTTAATCTAGATACTAATCCCGTATATTGTCTAACACTAATAGGCTGTCCCAGAAGGTCTGTATCAGCAAAAATATTCCCAATCTGTTCTGAGAAGTAATTAACTTCATTAGTTAAGCCTTTACCAACCATTTGTCCAATTATATCCTTTAACTGCTTTTGGGAATTATCAATCTTAGTATCTCCAGATTTTGCGGAAGAGCTTGTTATATTTGATGTTCTCTCTTCCCTTCCAATAGATTGAAAGAAGGGGGAATACCCAACCCAAGGGGCTAGTTGTCCTCCTTCTTGAAATTTTTTAATATTTAACTTCATATTATTTCTTAATTATTCCTCCAAATCTAAGTACTTTAGGATATTGTCCAGAAAGTCCTAGCCTCTGTAAATCTATGTTTCTCTTTAATCCCTTAAGTTGTAATTCTTTCTGGGCATTAACAATACTTTTATATTCTGGATCTAAGAATAGTTTTGTAGGATCTTTTTTATATTCTTCCTTTTGATACAAAGCGTCTAATCTTCTTTGTAGATCGGCAGATGTAATAGAATCTGTTGCGGACTGTCTTGAGTTTTTATATTGCGAATCTAATATCTGTTCATTTACTTTTCTAGAGTTATTAGTATTTACATACTGTTTTGTTTGTTCTGTTACATCGTGTAAAAAGGTATCCCAGATATTAGAATTTTGCCCTATTTTTTGAGCTTTTAAATTAGTTAATGTATTTAAATATTCAGCCATTGCTAATTTATTTTTATTAGCAACCTCTTCACGTCTAGCTAAATTATTAGCATTTACTTGGAAAGCTTTTTCCCTAGACTGCTGTAAAGCTTGTTCATTAGCTAAATCTCCTTGTAATCTTGTTTCTGCTGCACTCTTAGCTACCTCTAAATTGTAAGCTAGCTGTCTATTTGCATCTGAGGTTAAAGGGGTTCTAGTTAACCCTTCTAAATTAGATGCTTGTTTATAATAAGCCTGTCTAACTCCTTCATTTCCTTGTATAGAGTAATTTAAATCAGTAGGAGTATTTAATAAAGCAGGTCGTAATCCTTCTTTGAGAGTTTTATAAATTTTATTATTAGCTCTAGTTCGTTCTACAGCAGATGCTAAAGAAGAAATCATTGATAGTGGAACTGGATTCGAAGAAGATTTAATTGGAAGATGCTTCTGAGATTCGGAAGATTGAAATTCTGGGGAATTGGATGTATTTAAAGAAGATACATTCATTGGTTTTAAATTAAAATTAAATTTATTAGTATTTAAAATCCCTGCATCAATCGTCTTATTTCTGAAAGGACTCTTTCCAACTACAACAGCTTCTTCTAACATATAAGAAGGTACAATTCCTCCATCTTGATATTTAATAATTCCCCCTCTCTTAAACTCTTTAACTTTTTTGTTAGCTTCAATCCACTCCTTAGAACCTAATTCGTATTTATCCCTTTCCTTAAGAAGTTTATTTCTAATAAGGAAATAATCTAAAGTACCTCCATTTTTATGTTTTTTAGGTAATCTATCTCCTGTATCTTTACTCTTTTTCTTAGCTACTGGTTTTTTCTTAGAAGAATGCTTTGATGCGGCTTGATACTCTTGATCATTTAGACGCTTTCTTAAAGCAAGATCTTCTTCATTTTTAATTAAAAGATTTAATATTTTCTCTTCATTTAAATTATTAACTATTCCGTCTTCTCCAGAAACTACCTTAGATAATTTTTTATTTTCCTCTTTATATCCTAATTCATTACGTCTCTTGGTTTCCTGACCTTTTAAATATGCTAATTGCTTTCTCCTCTTTGCATCTTCTAACTTTTGTTTATTTGCAGCTATTATTGCTTTTCCCTCATCACTTTCTCTAAATTTTCTATCATTAGCTTTTCTTATATCAGATTTAGTTATCCTAGTAGCTTTTCCAGAAGGTTCTACTAAAGGTCTAGTTGTGCCAAAAGGAGTTGATTGCATAGATTCTAATAGAGTACTATTTAATGTAGCATCATTAGCTCCTTTCGTAGGATTTACAACTCTATGTATTAACTTCTCCTTCTCCTCAAGTATCTCTGATCTTGGTGCTCTTACATTAGTAAGTTTTCCGGGGACTTTTTCAGTTAAAGGTCCATGATAAACTACAGTAGGAGCTCCAGAAATTTGTCCGAGATAAATATTATTATTTTCTAGCTGCTTTTGTATATTACCACGTCTATAATAAGCCTGTTCTGCTACTAATCCTTTTTGAAATGCTGAAAGTTTATTATTTTTAATTTTATCTAAAGTCTCTGGAGTTAACTCTCTTCCAGTTACTTTAGTTTCTTTTACTTTACCTCTACCACGTGTAAGAGGATTGTACCATTTTCCTGTGGGAAGTTTTATATCCTTTAAATCCTCATCAGTGAGATTTTTATTCTGCTCTTTTAATTTAGTTCTAACTGCGGTTATTTTATCCTCAGTAGACATTTTATTAAATCCTTCTACTTCATTATTCTTAAATAACACATTCTCAGTTTTCCCATTAACTGTAACTTTTAGAGACTTAGATAATTCTTCCGCACCAGCTTTTTGGGTATATAATTTCTTTCCTGCGATATTTCTCCCAATACCTGTTACAGCATTTAATCCATTAGCTAATAACCTCCAATCATTTATAGTTAATTCTTCTCCAGATACTACTTTACCTAGAGCCACAGCAGAAGTTCCTAATCCCATTGCAGTAAATGCTTTCCGTAAAAATGGGGCTGCTGCTTTTATAGCTTTAGTTACTTTAGCTCCTTTAGCTATAGTTCCTAAGCCTGGGATTAGTGTTGCAGCATCCATACCAAGATTTAATATTAAATTCCCTGTATCACTCCAAGACCAATCATTGTCACGTTTATAATCAGCAATTGCAGTGGAAATGGTAGATCCTAATCCTGTTGCAGCTCCTACAGCATTTCCCACTCCCAATGCAGCAGTAGAAGCTAAACCAGCTACATCTAATGCCAATGCTGTTAAATCTGCTTTATCTGCTGCACTTAATGATTCACCAGAGAATACGTCTGACATAGAAGCAGATTGTTTATCTTGTAAATCTGAGGAGATTGAATTTCTTAGCACTCCACCTTCTTGGTGTTTAACTACATCTGAATTAGTAGAAGAATTTAATCCTCTAATCAAACTTAATGTAGGATTATATACATTATACCCGATATTAGACCCTGCATTAAGTGGAGTTCTATTTAATCCAAGATGCGAATTAAAACCGTATTTAGTATATAAATCAGCTAAGAATTTACTATTTAAAATCAAATCTCTTCCTTCAACCGGATTAACATTAAGTTTATTTAAATTAATAGAAGAAATTCCAGGATAATTTGATGTTGGACTAAATTGTAAATATCCCTGATTATATTTAAATTCTCCAGGAATTATATCTCCAGTCTTTTTATTAATAGCATAAATACTTTTAGATTTATACGGTCTCCCAGTATTTAAATAACTCTCCACATTCTGAGGATTATTTATACCAACAAATTCATAATCTTCTGCTGCTTGATTATCTCCTATATAAGGATTGAAATAATCAATTCCATATTCCTCTTCTTCTGGAAGATTTAATAATTTAGCTAATTTATAATATGCATTATAACTCTGTCCTTTATCCCAATCTTTTTTATATTTAATATTCTCAGCATTCTTTCTCCAACTATATACCTCTGGATTATATATATCATTTAAATATTTAACATTACTACTTACATAATCCTTAATCTTCTCATAAGGTATATAATCAGTATCATACCATCCAGATTTTAACATATATGTAGCTGGATTAGATTCAAATGGAAAATGCCCTCTTAATCCTATAAGATTACCAGAAGGATCTATTTCTCTCAATCCTTCTTTAGTAACTACTATATTTTTCCCATTGAAGTTATATTTTAAAGGAGCATTTTCTGGTAAATTGTTTACTTTTCTTATTTCATCTTCTTCTTTTTTAATCTCGTCCGGAGATTTACTTGATCCTTGTGTGGTAGGAGTTTCCTGATCGGAGCTTCCAAAGATATATTTCCAGATATAATCCCCAAATCTTTGGTTATTTTTTTGCTCTTCCCAATCAAACTCAGAATTAGGATTTCCGTCTCTACCTTGTGATAAATCTTCTATAAATTGATCGTATTCTTGTATAGATTTAAAAGGAAGATTTTCATATCCTTTAAATGGAGTTTTATCTTCTGATGATAAATATTCATAGAATCTTCCTCTATTACTTTCTAAAGCCTTAATTACATCATCAATCCTTTCTGAGGTAGTTTTTCTATTATATACTTCTTGATTTATTTTTCCTCCCCATACAGAATTAATTAATTCTCTAGGATTCCATGATACATCTATTTTATCAGGTTCTTGTAGAGTATTAGAATATTCAGTAAGATTTAAAAAATTATTATCTATAGCTTTAGCTAGATAATCACTACTATACTTATCACCTAAATTAAATCCTTCTGAATTAGTATATTTAACATCAAACCCACTCGGAGTACTATTAATCTCTTGTATTTTTCCCTCACTTAAAGCATTTAGAAACCTGTTATATGAAGCATCAACTCCAGACCCTCTTCTCTTATAAGAATTTTTTAGAGACCTAGAATCCTCAGAACTTACCCAATTCTGTAGTTTATCCTTAGCTTCTTTTATATCATACTTCCTACCATTAATGATAATTGTCTTTGTTTCTTGCTCTTTTTTATTATAGAGGTCTTGTAATTCTTGTTTTTTCTTATTATATTCTTCTATATTTGAAGGAGATTTACCTCCAGTTTCAAATTTAGGAACTTGTGCCATAGTTGATGATTAAAGTAAAAATGGGATATTATATTTAAATAATACCCCATCTAAGATAATTTATTGTCTCTTTTTTACTACTAATTTAGTACCTTTTCTTGCTAAAACAGGCTCTGTAGGTGTTTCTGATTGAGCAGCTTGTCCTTGAGTCATTTCGACTAACGCTGAACATACTGCTAATGCAGCTTGACAATCTTGATTCTGAGTAGCCTGAGCAGCTAGTTGGAGAATCTGTTGAAAGATTTGTTCTGGACTAGGTTGAGCCTGAGTAGCAGGTTCTGCTGGCATATTTCCGCCTTCTTGTAAAACTTTTACTTTAAATTTTTCGTTTACTTTCATTTCTTTAATATTTAACGTTAAACTTGTACAAAGTTAGGATTTTGTATGTAAAATTCCTATTGTTTAGTAGTGGATAATAATTCTGAATTATTTACCACCTTTTGAGCCTTTACCTTTGGATTTGCTTTTAGATTTACAAGCCATAGTGTTTAAGATTTAAATTTGTTAGATATATAATTATTCACCTCATCTACTCTATTTAACCATCCCTTCAAAAATTTATTCTGTGATGGTTTTCTATCTATAATTGCTTGGTAATACTCTTTTCTCTGAGAAATGAACTCTTGAAGCAAATTTTTCGAATTACATAAATTAGCTAATCTAATTGTAGTAGGTCCAATTTTCCCATCCACATCCAAAGAATGTCCTAAATTTAAAATAGCTTTTTGGAGACATTTAACACCATTAGAGACACCCGCATTAACTGCATGATCTAATAGATGGGCAGAGATATAAATGTTGCTTATATCGTCTATTTTACATTTGTTATAAAATTGATCTGCATAGAATTGTTCTACTAAATCTTCTAATTCTTTAACTGTTGTTATTATTTGTCCTCTTTTTAAAGGTTTGAATTTATCAATGATCTTCCATCCTTCCCATTTAGGGAAATTAACACGAGATATCCCGCAATATGTTTCACCTCCGGAGTCTAAATTATCTGGATCCATCCAATAACCCGATTCTGAATGTAGTATTAATTTTATAAGAAAATGTTTTTTATTCATTTAACACTTAATTATTTTAATTTGTTTCTATTGTTGGAGATTTAATACTCTCTTTATTCTTATCCCCCTAATTCTTTATGTAACAATTTTACTTCATGATTGAGTCTCTTAATTTCTTCTTGCATCTCATGTAACATTTCATCGTGCTCTGCTATTTTCTTCTGATTAAATAATACAGCCTGCCCAATTGCTTCTAAATCGAAGGTATAAACATTCTTCATACATCCAGTTTCTGAATCCTTAGCGTTTGATTTCATTATAGTTATCCAATTATTATTTATTAAATTCTTTTCAATTCTTTTATATGTTGAAAAACTAGTATTTAATATATTTGACATTTCTAAAGGAGTAGATGAAATAGTTCCTCTCCCACTATCTTTATTCATCATTCGTTCTTGAAAAGCTATTAAAGCACATTTTTCTTTAAAGGGAATTTCTTTATTCTTCATAAATTCAAAAGTGTACATTTCAAATCCTTTACTATATAAAGAACTTCCTTTATTAAAAACATAAATATTACATCTTTTTTCTCCTTTTATTATTTTAATATGATCTTCTTCTTCTAATATATTTAAATACTTCTGAATTGTTGGTATACTTAATTTAGTTTCTCCTTGAAGAGTTCTTAAAGATACAAAAGTGGAATAAGTGTCTTTATTCATATATCTTCTTAAATATGCATAGAGGCCAAGGACTTGATAATCTATTTGTCCTTTACATAATCCATGGGGAACTTGCACATGTTGAGGTAAAGTACTTAATTTTTCTTTTTTATTACCCATATTTATATTTTTAACTGTTAAACTATTTAAACAGTTGCGAATATAATAAAATGTAATGATAAATACAAATATAATTAGTAAAATTTCATGTTCAATTTTTGTACAGAAATATTCAAAATTTGAACACCTATTACATAAAATTCCGACCTAAGGGTGCGTTTTTAATTGTATACCTTTCAACTACCTACCAGATTTTATACTATACTAAATATATAATCGCTTCGCAATTGAACTAAATTTAATGTTTTTATTAAAACACTTCGTGTTTAAATAAAAACTTTGTTTGTTTTATCGCTTATAACTTATTTAAATAATAATATTTATATTAATATAAGATAATATATATTATAAATATCTAAAATATTTAAATTATTTATATTTTTCTATTAATGCCTTTAATTCTGGATTATTTTCAATTAATCTAAGCCCTTTTCGTATAGCTTCCGAATATTTAGTAAGATCAGATCCGTTATCATATATACTATATGAAGCACTATTATACATTTTTGGATTTTCCTGGAAATACTCTAGAGCACTTTCAATAGGATCAAATTTCTCAACAGATTCTTTAGCTTTATTTAAACTATTAATAATGGCATCCGGAATTTTATTATCTCTAAACCTTTTCTTTAAATAATTAACAAAATATTCTTCCCCTTCTGGAGTTAGATGGTATTGTTCTCCGCCAAATAGAGCTCTATCTTTTGTTATATAATCAATTCTTTTTTCTCCAGGTTTTGGTTCTGGCATAAATTTGGTTAATATTTTTATATAATCAAGCTTTCCTTTTCTATCTGGATGATCCAATCCAACAAGTTGATTTGGAGTATATGTAGCATTTTCTTTATATATTGCAATATTATAATTCATAGCATCAGTAACATCCTTTTTTGTAGCATCTTTTCTTCCTAAATATCCATGTCTAGAAGGATTAACTCCTAAAGTAGATTCATTGTAGGATAATGCTATTGCTTTCTCAGGTGTCATTCCTTTAACTTTTTTAGAGGCCTTGATTATATCTATTAAAGGTTGTTTATATATAGGAGGAAGATTAACATCATTTCCATTTTCATCCTTAGTTATTCTAATAACATCTGATTTATCTTTAATTTCCCTAATTCTGACATTTTTAGTATAGAGAGCATGTTGGAGATCTCTGAATAGAGTATCTAATGTATCAAAAGCAGCTCTCTTAGGGTCTCTTGGATAATTATGTCTGATTGCTATTGCCTTATCTTCTTGTTCGGGTGTAAGTTGTCTATTATCAAAAGCTTCTTCCCAATCTTCATTTATATAACTAGTATTATCTCTGAGTTCTTTAATTGTCATAGGTCTGGTAGATCTATTAATAATTAAATTTCTATATAATTTATGTAATTGTTCTTTAGTATAATCACCCATGTTTTTCAGTATTTACATATTCTGGATCATTACTATCTTGTATTTTCATATATTTAAATACAGACTTACCTAATCTTTTATATGCGGAATCTGTTTTTAACTTTTCTGCTTTCTTAGCTTGGCGAATTAAGACTCTGGTATTCTTCCTAGAAAATATCCTCTCTCCACCTTTTATTTTATATTGTACCTTGCCATTAGAAGAAAGTATCTCTAGTAAATCCTCTAAATCATCAATATCATTCTCTATCTCATCTTTAGGAGATTCATCCTCTAAATCCTCTAAGTAATCTAATCTTTCTTCAAGTATTTCATCTAATCCCTCAAATTCTACACTTTCTCCAGACCTTATCCCGGAATTGTTAGACACCTCTAGAACAAATAAAACATTCTTTTCAGATATAATACTTGTATCATTAGGCTTTCCTTCTTTGTTAGATATTACTTTAAATTCTGGGGAGATAAAGATTATATCTAAATATAAAGGTGTATCTTTCATCCAGTAATTTACCTCCTCTTGTACCTCTGGATATATAAATAGAAGTCCTTGATTTTCAGATAAACTCTCTGTATTCATAAATCCATGTTCTCTCTCCCATTCATTTATAGCAGTATCACAGAGATATTCTTTATTATGTACTTTAACTTTTACAATTGATTTCTTTAATTCTGACATACTTATATATTATTTAAAATAAGGATCTTCATCATCAATATAATAATTCTTCATATTATCTCTTAATAAATAAGATCCTACTTTAGGATTAAATTTAATATCTTCCCTAATTTCCAAAGATTTCTTTCTTTTAGGGATAGTGTATTTTCCTGTAACTATTGAAGGAAAGTCGTATGTATCATTCACTTTAATAGTATTATTCTCCTTATCCCATTGGATAGTAAAATTCCCAAAAAGATCTAATCCGGTTGCCCAACGCTGATTCTTATTCGGACGTTCTATATATTTAACAGTTAATCCCTCATTAACTACTTTCGGCTCTCCAGATTCTAGTACCTCTTTTCCGGTTTTATATATCTTTTCCAATCTAGATTTACTAGGTAATTCTGGATATTTTTCTATGTATTTATCATAATTACGTAGAATTTTACCTACATTTAAGGTGTCTACCATAGATTGTACTCTACGGGCTACTGGTTGCGGGATTCCTACATATTCAGTATTTTTAGGATCTTTATCTTTGTCAGCATTTATCCTGGCTTTAGAAGATTTTATTAAATTTGAATCCTTTCCTAAATTTAAATAATGTTTAAAGAAAGCCTCTTCAATAGGGGTTGCCAATTCTCTCTCTTCTCGGATCGGAACTGGAGTATTGGTATAATTTAAATATGGGAGACGTATGTAATAAGGAGCACTCCAATAACCATCAGCTGGATTGAGGAAATTATATACCCTTTCTGCTTGGGTTTGTTTTATATTACTTTTTCCTCCACTCTGATACTTTTGTATTAAATAAGAATTTACTTTATTTAAATTTAACATAGTATTATATATAAAAGGTTATATTTAAATAGAATATATTTCAATTCTATTTAAATATACCTATATTATTCAGTTTCTTTAATTACTTTACCTTTATCAATAGTATTATGTAATATCTCCTTAACTAATAACTTCCCAGCTTCAATAGCAGCCTCATCACTATCTTCTTTATATAATTCCTCCAATTTTTCAGTAACTTCTAATCTAAGAATTAATTCTTCCCGTTCTATTTCAGCTACTTGAGATATCTTATCTCCTTCTTTTAATATAACAGGAATCCCTTTCCTAGATATATCTTCTGTATCTAGATGATGAAGTTCTTTATGTAATTTACCCTCTGGAATTATATTCTTCTCTCCTATTTTTCCACCATCTTTATATTTAAAAATATTTTTCTGGGATTCAGCGTATTTAATTCTAAAGGAGTTTAAAAATTTAAATCCATCCTTCCCAAATCTAATATTATTTAATCCTCCAGATTGTTCTAATTGTAATCTATTAGAAAACATATCAGAAGAACTTATTGATCTTGCGGATCTATCTGATGCATCTGTTAAGATATCATCTATAGTATTTTGATATCCTTGAGCTTTATCCATTTTTTTATTAGCTTTTTTCCTAGCTTTATTAGAAAATAATCCATATTTTTTTCCAGATAGACCTCCAGCATCTGTAATGAATTTACCAGTTCCTGTATAAGAAGAGTTATTAGCAACATTTGGATCTACAGTAAATTTTCTGGATTTTTTTCCAAATGCGTTATTTATTAATCCTAATCCAGAAAGATTAAAAAAGCTACTTCCTAAAACAGAATCAACTGTAGTCATTTTATCTGTTCCAAGTCCTAATTTTTCTAATCCATTACCTATTAATTTACCTGCCTTCATTGCTGCTCCTACGACTGGGATTGCAGTTCCTACAGTATTACTAATAACATCATATCCAGCATCAAGTCCTTTTGTTATATTTCCCCTCTTACCGGAATAGTCCTTTCCAATTAAATTAGCTCCTATATCTAAAATAGATCCTATATTAGTAGGAGTAACCAATTTACTTAGAGCACTTGTAGTTGAAGTAGGAGCAAAATTAGCTTTAATACTATCCCATAATCCAGGTCCTGTTTTAGATAAAGAAGCATTTTGCAATGCCATTTTATTTAATGTAAGAGGGTTACTAGCACTAACAGATCCTATCAAAGGTCCTGTTGATGTAACTATTCCCCCATCATAAAACTTTTTCATTTTAGTTTATTTAACAAAAACTTATTTCAAACATTGTTTGTAATGCGGTAATAATAACTCTCTTGTCTCCTTTATATTTAACTCTAATCTTTATATATTTATCTCTGGGTCTAGTTTCTTCTATTTTAAATTTAATATTTCCCTTATTCCCTTTTTGATATTTAAAAGGTTCTAGAGTAATATTAACGAAGTCTTCCTGATATCTGGTATTACCTTTAATAATACCACAAGTCGACATATCCTTAATAGGTTGAATTCTTCTTAAACTATACTCAGATAATCTATCATCATAGAATACAATAGCAGATTTTCCAGTAGATTTATTATTACAGTCTTTATTATCAATAAATTTTATATAATCATCTGCCTCAGATTCTTCAATTTCTCCCTTCTGTACTAAATAGGTATTTTCTTTTAAATCTGGGATGTTAGAGAAATCATACGCATCTCCGATTACTTCAAATGAGACTAATTCTGGGAGGACGTTATTAGATATAATAAAGAGGTTTGTAAAGACTTTATGATATCCAACATTCTTATTTACAACAAACTCAAATTCAAATGGGTCATAAGAAAGAGGTACTCCTTTTGAATCTCGTTCTTTATACCATGAGGTTGGATAGATTTTTTCTTTATTATCAAATATTCCGGCTACTCCATGTCTCCAGAAATATGTAGGATTTTTCCAAGTCTCGGAAGATGTTCTTATATAAACTACTCCAGTATATGTACTACTAGCATCTACTTCTAATTCTTCCATATTTGATGTTATAGATTCGTTTCTCCCTCGCACTAATTCTGCTCGAATATTTAGAGTTACATACTTATTCCCTTCTAGGTATTTATTTCTAATAGTACTATTAGATGATCTTAATATCAACCATGTCTGTCTATTCGAAACTTTATTACCTATCTTATCTTCATGAGTATATAAATAAAAATCTTCGTTATCTGGATAAATGTCATTATTTATAAATTCATATTTAGAGTATTTAATTCTAAATTTATCTGGATCTACATCTAATTTAATATCTAATAACCCTACTGCAACATCTTTTCCAGTTGTAACAGGAGAGGTAAGATCCGGGATCTCTATTCCTTTATATACAACTAAAGGATTATTAATCGGATTTAATATACTTTCCCAACTTACTTTATTCGAATAAGTAGTGGGATCTCTTAATATAATTCCTTTAGCTGCAACAGAACCTTCCCATGTAACTGAGACTTTAGATATATTCTTAGAATCTTCTTTATTATTAGTAAAGAATACATTAGATATATTTTCAGACATTAATGGAATCCATGAATATCTGGTTGTCCACAATTGTAATTTTTCATTATAACACAAATTCCATTCTCTAGAAGTTATAAATTCTCCTACTGGATTTATATCCTGAATATCATCATAGAAAGTAAATAATACATCAAATTTAAATTTATTAAAATGTGTTTTTACATTCCGCAATCCTAAGGTAGTGCTTCTCTCTCTTTCAGTAAATGAAATATTATCATTTAAATATTTCTGAATTTTAAAATCAGATATAATCTCAAATGATTTTCCATTTGTTCTCCAAATCTTTTTAGCAAAAGTATCGACACCATATACATAATTATCTGTTTTTAATACAGAGTCCTTCCACTGAGATCCATATAATTTAGATAATAAAATAGGACGTTCTGGGAGAACATTATTGGAATTTAAATATACTGGATTATTTAATTCTCCAGCTGTTTGGATTCTTTCATTTATTGGTATAAGTCCAACTCCCTTTTCGAATACTACTACTAAATCTCCATACCATTCGATAATAGATGTAATAGTTCCATATTCTTTATTATAATCTCTATAATTACTTAATTGAAATACTCTATAATTATTTTTAAATGCGTCAGATATGAATATATCAGAATACATTATTCTATTAGAAAAATCATTTTTTATATATGGAACATCCGGAAGAATAAAATAATTCTTATCTGATGTAGAACTATTATATCCAGAATTATATACTGTACTTTCAGGAATTTTATACTCTCCAGATGCATTAAATCTAGATATAGGATAAAATGTTCTAGGATGTCCATTTAAAGCCGCTTCTGAGGTATTAGATCCATCTTCACATCGTAATGCTAAATTTATATTAGATAAACATTTTAATGTAACCCAATGTCCAATTTGAACTGCATTAACATCTCCTCTATTTATCAGTTCCGCTTTTTCCAAATCTAAAGCTCCATCTTCTGAACCAGTATAATTATCTCTCCATGTATAAGGATCTACAATAGTATCGTTAGTAGGACTTTCCGGATCTTGGAAGTTTCTACACATTCTATGAGTAAAAATACTTATATAACAATCTCCTCTATAACAAACTAATTCTTCGCCTTCTAATGAATCCCACTCATATCTATCACATATAGAATAATATGGAGACATATCACTAAATCTAGCTTTAAAATAATCGACTAACATGCCTTCATTATATCCCGGAACCATTATATCTACTAATTTACAGTATGATTGTAGTCCTTCAATCCCTACATAAGAACCCCAAGATCCCCGTAATAGGTTTTTTGCTTTAGCTTTATTATCTTCTTTACCTAGATATTTAAATTTATATGCAACTTCGGCTTCACCAGCTCTAGAAGAAAAATCTTGCGTTCCAGATGTTTTTAATTGAATGTTATCATCAATATAAGTTAAACTTATATTTTGATACCAAGATCTACTACTATTACCTTCTTTATTTCTAGAGAAATTCGGAAATGTATAATGTCTATCATCTCCTCTTTGGGTAATATAATTTTCTGTAGTATCGTACGTTAAATACGAATCTCTGAGAACGAATTTAGATCCATTAAATATCTGAGAGTATAATTCATTATTTAATTCCGCTTCCGGAACAATAGCAGCATTTGGTAGGGTATCATTAGAATATAATAATCTATTATTAATATCATTTTCTAAAATACTATCCCCATTACTATTAGCTATGAAAGATTCAGTCATTCCTAACGGTTTACCGTCTCCACGTTTTACTGGAAGAACAGGGATCTTAGAATTTAAATCTAATCCTATAGTTGCTCCTTGACAATATACTGTTGGAATGCGTTTTTGACGTACAAAAAAGAATCCTTTAGTATATTTTTTTAATTCTTTTATTAAATTCTCAGTATCCTTCCAAGTAGAATAATCGGAGTTATTTTCTGAATTCTTAAATATGAATTTAATACCTACTGGTTTATTATATCCATCATAAGTAGAGTTCTTTTCAATACTTAATTTAACTACACCTTTAGCATTATCCAAAGAAGATTTTATAAATCCATTCTCTAAAACTTCTATATAATTTCTATCTCCCGGAAGTTCGGTATCTTTATTCCAATTATATATAGATTCAATTTTTTCAGTATTCTCAATTCCTAAATTCCTTCCCCGGATATTAAATACTGGAGACAATGTAAAGTCATTCATTATATATACTATTCCAAATCTATATATATCTTCCCAATATCCTACTCTATGATAGATATTATATACATTATAATACATTCCGAAGGTTTCTCTACTAGATCCAACTGGTGTGTAATACCCATTATCTAATGATATATCTCCAACCTCATCTTCTGTATAAACTTCTGGAATAATACGCAAAGATAGATCAGCCAATTCTTTATACGGAATAGTTGTTTTATTTACATTACTTAAAAATAATCTATTTTGTACTTGAGCCTGAGATTTAGCATTTTCTACAATACTATATTGGATATTAATATCATCTAAACTAATTTCTGACACAGGTTCTATACCTGTTATAGTAACAGTACATACAGTATTTATTACAGAGAAGCTATTAACTAATTTATATGCTTTTGTAATCTCTGTTCCATTTTCAGTACTAGTGGATCTTGTATAATAGATATTTAGATAATCATAAGAATCGTCTATATTAGTTATAGTGAATCTAATAGTTTTATACGCATTAGTATCTAATATTCCACCTTTTATAGTTTTTATATCACTAATATCTCCTATATAAACAGAAACAATTCCTGATTCAGCAACAAAATCAGTCTCGTTTCCATCAGAGTCTTGATATTTAAAATAAAATACATAATTCCCAACCTTTAATTCCCCTCCAGATTCTACACCATCAAATCTAATAACTGGAAGAGTTTTTATAGTTTTATATAGTTTAGTCTCTCCGTCTAAGGAATTTTCATCATATATATTAGTATCATTATTCCCATTTCTATCTATAATTTTATACATTCCATTTTCAGTTGGAGTAAAACGGGAATTTATAAGTCTTGGGGGATTTAAATCATCATTAAGTATAAGATTTACGCTTCCGTCATACGATTCTTGAATCTCTATATCAACTGGATTATTTATACTAAAATTTAAATCTTTAGTACTAAAATCAACTAAATCCCCTTTTCTATTAGATGTAATCAATCTTCCTTCATTATTACCTGGATTACCAACTTCAATTTCTTTTTTGCTATTAGTACGAACCCATTCTCTTGGACTTAATGCTTGTCTTGGTGTATATTTAGGAGAAGAGTATTTAGCGGTTGCTTCTGAATATCTACTTTTAACTTCATCTTTATTTATATTACTATTATTAGAACTTATTATAAATAAAGTATCTATATTTTGATCCGTAATATAGATTTCTTTTTCTTTAAATATTCCGGTATCATTATCTATAGGTTCAATTATTTTTAAAGTAGCAGGAATTTCAATGTCCCCACTTTTTATTACATATCTTCCATCAGTAGCTTTAAGATATCTATTTCCGGATAATCTTAAATTTCTAAACGGATTATATTCATATGCTAAAAACCCCTCTGTTTGAAGAGTCTTATACATAATTTCAAATGTAATATCAAAATTTAAGGTTAAAAAAGGGGTCATATATAATTAAGTAAAATTAACTAAATTCTCTGGTTTACTAAAATTAGACCCAGTTATATTTCCTCTCACCTGTAATTGTTGGCTAAATACCAGATCATCTGGATTTCTAAGTTCAGCATTACAACAATCTTCATTATCTGATAAATTTCTAAAAGCATACCAGTAAATATATCTAGATTCCTGATTACTTGCTCCAAAACCCTTTCCTATCAGATGAATGTTATTATTTAGAATACTAAAAAGAGGATGTACTTCAAATTTATCTACTCTCTTAAAATATAATTTTTCATTATTAGTAGCGTACATGTTATCTAAATCCTTAGACAGATATGTAGTATAACTACTTGCTTCGAGATATATGTTTTTAACTTTATTTAAATTAGAGGAGGTTAAAGAAGAACTAAATATATATCTATAAGGTATGCTAGCTGAAAAAGGAGCTTGTGTAGTTTCTATTGGTTTGTAATCTTCTAATTTTGTTTTATCGGGGCCAGTATCTGTACTTCCATATCCAATATAATACTTATTATCCTTTAATGAATTTATATATGTATTTATTATTGTAGTAATCCTGTCATTTAGAGGTATAGTACCATCATCTGTTTTTATATTAATATTTACTGATGAAAATGATCCAGTTAATTTTATCTTTCCTTCTAATGTAGTATCATAAAGATTATCATATTTAATTGTATCAGGATTAGGTATAGTATAAGGATTATTAGATGCTCCAGATACTTTACTTGCTCTATATAAATTATTAAATAATGTATTAAATTCTGACCTTATATTATCTGCTGACATAGTATTTCCAACCCTAGTTCCGTATATATTACAAATACACATTGTATTTCCATCAAATTCTATTATAACAAAGGTTGATGGATAATATTTAGAAGAATTTTTATTAGGATAAAAATATAATTTATTACAGGTTCTACTTCCCCAGTCATTTACGAAAGCTTCTAGAGAAGTACCAAGACTATCTCCAGCAAATGCTAATATCCCTATTTTATTATTCCCTAGTCTTGATTTTATTTTATTTACGACTGTGGTTGGAGAATTTCCTGCGTCTACAGTGTAATCTCTATTATAACCCCCTTTATTTGGATCTTTAGTAACCCACTCAGATGATACATCCTTATCTACAAAAATATTATCTACTCCATCCTTAACACAGATCCAATCTCCACGTCCATCATCGTTATGATAATAAGGTATTCCAGATGATACTTGTAGTCCATCCCACCCTAATAATCCTACAGGTTCCCATTTATTATATTCTATTTTATCTCCCGGAATATTTGTAGTATATGTTCCGGATTTTACTTGTTTATTTAGGGTTGCAGTTATAGTAAGTTCCCTAATATTTTCATCACTTTGAACTTTATTATCGGTTATAATAGCTGACGGAAAAATTAATGGAGTTCCGGAAGTAGTTAAACTATAATTAGATGTATCAGATGAGTAAATTATATCAGCATCTAATATCCCAAAATTAAGCTTATTTACTTTCCTAAGTCTATATTCTGAATTTACTGTGACACTATTTTCTATAGTAGTTTCATATTGCGTCTTGTGTTCCCCTTCTTCAATTAAATCGGAAGCTGATGACAATGAAGGTTGTAGTATATTATTTTTTTTATGGATAATAGTTGGTCCAGTAATACTCTTTTGGGATAAATCTATAGCAGAATCCGATACTACTGTTATATAATTATCTATTTTAAGTGTTGAAAAGTTCTTAGTATCTTCTGTAATAGCAGAAGTATAATAAGAATTAAATTGTCCATTTGTGAAAAGAGTATATAAAGCATTATATTCCTCAACCTCAAATTGGTGTTTTTCTGTATCCTTATTAAAGCTCAATCCACATATTCTACATATATAAAAATTATTATATCTTAACCTAGTATATTCAGAATTATATACATAATCGGTTTGTGTGCTAAAATTCTTATAAAGTTTAGTATTACTTCCTAATTGAGGTTTTATTTCATATATCCACGGTAATCTAGGATTAGATATAGAAGGCTTTTTCATATCTTCCTCCTTTAGAGTAAGCTCTCCAGATATTACTTTAAAATAGTCTTCTACTCTAGAAGAATCTAATAATAAATAATAATTATTACGAGAAGATTCTAAATAATTATTTTCGAAATTTGTAATAGCGGAATCTATATCTTCCACCTCCTTCCCGTTTTGATAATAATAAGGTTCTACTTTTAAATCTTTATCAAAACAATCTATAGAGAAATTATAGGATCCTGAAATAGATTTAGATAAAGGATATATAAGAGATGCATTTGCGGATACATCATAAAATTCTATATACATTACATCACACTTATTTAATCCGTTTGATGTTCCTCTAACAAAGAAGTCTGTAGTAATAGTAACCCTTTTAACTTCTCTTCCTTCTATATCAGTAGTACTAGTAGTAGAATATCTCCATATATTAGATTCTTTACTAGTTAATAGATCTCGATAATTTAATACTGTTGTATATTTAAGATTCTCAAACCATTGGAATCTTGAATATGGTTTTATAGTTATACGTGTATCTTTTTCTTTACTTAATTTTAATAAATCATGTTTAATTGATATTACGGGTTGTGGAATATTCTCTCCGGGCTTTAAAATAAACTCTGGATTTAAATCGGGATCTATTTCTTCATCCTCATAGGTACCTTCTTCATCTTTTTCTATTCTTACTCCATATACATTATTATAACTATCACTTTCACTATTAATAATAAGCTCTACATCATAATCATCCTTACCATTTTCAGTTACATCTCCTATCTCAATATTAAAAAAATCAATAGGTTCTATCTCTAATACTATAATTAAATATCCATTAAATCTAGAACTATATGTATTATATAATGAGGGATCCTGAACTGTTTTTAATTGAATATTACCTCCAAATGCTTCGCCTTCTGTATAAAAAAACTTTCTAACTTCGTTTGTAAATACATTAGTTTGATCTTCTATATAAGTAATAGATCCATTTTCATTTACAGTGGCAAGATGTAATGAAAAAACTCTTCGTTGAAGTTTCCCGTTACTGAATGTAGTATTATAATTTTTATAAGTTTCTATAAAGTTATTTATCGAAGAGCTACCAGTGCTAGGAGTTATATAAATTAGAAATTTATCGCCGGGCCTTAAAACCATTCGTTGCAATAAAGAAAAATCAGCTTTTAAATAAGTAATTTGTAATCCTTTACTCTTCCCTTCTGGATATAAAGTACTATCAAGTATATCAGTATCTATATCATCCATAGATAATTCTTCCGAAGATATATTCCTTTCTGGAGATGGAAATGAACCTAATTCACATTCTCCAGTAAGAGGATTCATCGATGCTATATATATAATCCCTCCATACTGCTTTATTCCAAGAGGAATAAAATCTTTCTTTAATGCACAAGATTCAACTCTCCCATTTCCAGAGTCATTTTGTAATATAAACTCATTACCATCAAAAGTTATAATCGTTCCATTTAAACAATCTGTTAATACTGTATTCGGAACTACAGTATCATTCATATCCATTAATAATCCTCCATTAAAGGAGTTTTGAGCTATTTCCATATTAAAATTCTGTTAAATCTTCTCTAGTTATATTATCAATTTTAGTAAACTCATACCCATCAAAAGATCTTTTCAAAAAATATTCTGCATCTTTAGTAGAATAATTCTCAAAAAATACCTTATATCCAGGTGCTCCATATAACTTAACCCTAAAGAAATGAGTATAATTTAAATTAAGTAAGCATTCATCAAGTATTCTATATAAATAGACATCCCCAAAATTAAATACAATATTCCTTTTATTTAAATAAATTGATTTAAATTTTTCCTCGGTTAATCCAAAGTAACAATATCCTGACCATTCAGGTTTACGTTGTTTATATAGAAATCTTATTTTAATAAGCATCTTACTAAGCGCATATCTAATTTTGTGTGCAATACTTTGGAAATTAACTCTTCCAATAAAAAATTTAAATATCTTACCATCTATTTTACTAGATAAATAAACATCACTATTATTAGATATTATATAATATAAATACCTATTCCCATATTTAATAATAGTACTTAAATCCTCTATACTAAATTCCGGAAATTTCTCTTGTAATATTGGAAGATAATCTTTTAAATACTTAACTTTATTAGCCATATTTATTACCGCTATTTATATTATCAAAAAATTCTTTAGTTAAGGAGTAATTTAACATTACTCCTCTAGTTAAAGCTCTTACCTTACCTTTTTTACCCTTTTCATAAAATAATTTAATTTGTGGGCATTTGTATTCGGAATCAAAATAATTATACATTGTATTTGTAGAAGTTTTTAGATGTTCTAAAAGTTCTTCTCCTTTAAGTATTTCAATCCCTAAAATCATTCTTTTTCTTGTTGCAAATACGAAAGTAGTACTATTTCTGATAATATCCAATATTACTAAATATAAAAAGTAAATATAAATCCTACAACACCATAATCGAAGTTCTGCCCCATTCTTATAATTCCTTTTTACCATTTTTCTAGATACTTCTAACTTCTTCAAATTAAAATTTTCAAACAATTCAGATGCAGAGAAGGTATAACTAATAGAAGATATTGTGGTGTTATTATATTTCATTACTTCTCTGGTTTAAATGATTTCCCGTAAGATTTTCTATCAAAACTTGTCATTACATCTAAAATCCTATTCATATCATTCTGGGATACTTTCTCTGGAACTCGTGCTCTTTCACATAATCTAGCCCATTCCAGTTTTATATTTTGAGCCATTTGATATGTGTTAGGATCTCTTGTTCTAATAGCCTGCTTATATAAATCAGTATAAGCACAATATGCTGCAATTGCTTCGGCCTCTTTAGAATTTATATAAGGAAACCCTTCGCCATCTAAAATTTGTTTCCTATATAAAACTAATACATTCTTATAGTCCTTATCAAATAATAAAGTATTTTCTCTCATCTGGTAATTTAATAATACCCCATAATCATATAATAAGGATTTATTATATTTCCAGTATTCTATATATCGTTCTATATAATTAGTAATAACCTGAGGCCAGCGTTGTTTATTAGATGTCTTTTGGGAGTCTATAAAATTTCCGAATACTGCTTCTACACTAGTAACATCGCACGGAAGTTCTAATTCCCCATTTACAACATCTCCTACAAATTCTTTTATCTCTGTTTGCTTATTTCCTATCTTATCGTATGCAATCATTCCAGAGGATTCAAACTCTAATTGATCTATATTTAAGCCATAGTTAGTTTGAATATATGTATATGCTGTGTGAAAGTTTAAATTCTTCATATATGTTAAGCTTTAGCTACTTGATCGTTTGGTAGGTTAGGTGCACTAAGACTACGATACCACCGTACCTTTTTTTCCGTAATCCTTCTCTTAATATCGTTAGTCAAGAAGTTCATATTAGACACTTCTTCTGCATTACAACAAGTAAATTGTTCTAACTGTCTAGGATCTTTAAATACAGCTATTATAGATAGTGTTTTAATTAATGGAGCATTAAATATATAACAATCATACATCCCATTTTCATTAGGAGATGTATCTATATAAATATAAGGCTTTCTACCTAACCATCTGTTATATTTATGGTATTGATAGGATATATCAGTATAAATCTTAAATGGAGTATTTCTATCAACAGTCCCAAAATACTGAATAGCGTCAACTCCCAAATCCGTGACAATTTGAGGAATCTCTACATGAGGAATTTTAGTCTCTCTAATATTTAAATTAGGATTACATAAGTTACAATTCTCTATAGATTTGCAATCTACCTCTAAACAATTAATAGATGTAACCAAATCTTTAACAGGGAGAAGTCCTTTTAAAGCATACTCTTTTATTATAGTTAATCTTTCATCTATTATGTCATCTTCTAATTGTTCAACAGATAAAGATATATTAGATGTAATACCTCTCAATCCAGATAGTATATCATTTAAAATTGCAGAGGCTAATTTATTCAGTTCCATATAGTATATATTTAAAAAGGCAGATAAGAATATTATAATCTTACCTGCCTTTTATTAAATAATATATTTTATATTAAGCGGTGACAGTTACATTAACAGTTAATACTGTATTTGATCCTTTTTTATAAGTTACAGCCACAGCAGAGCTTGTAGTAGCCTTGCCAGTAATTTCTATTCCTTTTACTACAACTTTCCCAGTATCCTTAGAAGATACACTATCATATTCAGAAATCTTAATATCTACATATTTCTTTTCTCCTACTTTTAATGTCATAGTCTGAGTAGCTGAATCCGTACCAGTATTATCGGAAGCTTTTTCTACATCATCTATAACTACTCCAGCAGCTTTTACAGCAGTTTCGAAAGTCTCTGAGATAGAAGTATTAACCCAGAAAACAGCTTTAGTGATAGATACTAATTTCTCACCTACAGCACCCATGCCAGTATGATCTCTTTCACACTCATAATCAAATACGTATTGATTATAAGAAGCACCCGGTACAATCTTAGAATCATCATTATCCTGATTAAAGATTCCAGTTCTAAGAGAGGTTTGGATCTGTACATTTTTCAACATCGTCCAATAAGTACCAACACCTTCTTGAGCAATTTGGGTATTAGTTCCTGTTAATATAGTAGTATATACAGGTTCTTTAGGATAATAATTACCTAAAGCAGCAGTACTAAAATCTTCCAATTTCTGCACTTCTAACACGTTAAATAGTTGAAATTCGTTAGCAGAAGTTATAGTAATTTTAGCATTACTAACAGTAGCTTTAAATCGTAGATTGTTATAGAAATTACCTTGTTTCTTTATAATATCAACCAATTTACTAGCAATATTAGCAGCAGTATCGGTACTTACTACATCTAAATTTGCATAAAACATTCTCCGACGTCTGTCATCCATAGTTTCAGCAAAATAAGAATCAGCAGATCCAGAGAGCTGCATACCAATAGCTAATCTAATATGATTTATTACTCCAGCAGTTGTAGGTTTAACTGCATCCGTAATAGTAATTTCGGATATAGATACTTTAGGATCTGAGGCAGTTGTTTTATATATTTTACCACCTTTAATATACGCAGTCTTATAATCTCCTACTCGAAGCACTCTAAAACCACTTTCTCCATTTATCTGATTATCGAACTTATCAAGTCCACTAAGCGAATCTTTCGCACTATTAATAATTACTTCGTTTACAAATTCAAACATGTTTATAAATTTTATTTATTAGGGGAAATAGGTGGAGCTATTGTTTGATTAACTATAGGATTAGTGTTTAACCTAGGATCTCTATGTCTCTCTAAAAATAATTTCACCATAATATTAATTATCTCGTAACATACATATTTAGGAAACTCTAAATCCTCCAGAATCTCATCTTCACTCTCTAAATCATTTAAAGTTAGACTCAATTCGTTAGGATATTTAATATAATCTATAGATATATCTGAGATATTTATATTCTTATCTTCTCCATAGAACAGCTTTATAATAACTGGAGTTCCAGTTTTAACTTGTCCAGAATCATCATTATATATATAATAATAAGGTGTTTTATATGAAGGTTTAAAGTAATAATTATTTAATATCCCAGGATATTTATCAGATGTTAATCTTCTTGCTCCCTTTTTAATTATTGAATTAGAATTACATTTAGCATTAGGGTTATTAAATGTAATTACACAATTTTTAAGATGAAAATAATCACTAGGTAGAGTAAATAATGTTTTATCATCATCTTTACTTACTATATTCCCTCCAGATAAAGTGGCAGTCATATTTAATACTCTAAGATCATCATCTTCTTGTTGGTTCATATCACAAAAGTTATATTTAGTATTTATATACTGAATAACACTTTTATAATAATAATAATTAAACTCGTCTAAGAGCATACTGGGAGCTTTTTGTTTTTCTAATTCTATAAGTACTGCTTGATAGACTTGTTTTAAATTCATATTATATACTATTTACTAATCGTACTAGTAGGTTTACTTTTATTCTCCAATAGAAGTTTTTCTGCATTTTCTAAATCTTTTAATATTTCGGAATCAGACTTAGAATCATCCAGAAAACTCTGTGTTGTAGATACCTCATTCTGTGCTTTTAAATCCTCAATTCTTTTATTATCATCGGAAATAGCTTCTATAATTACATCTTTATCCTTTACAGAAATCTCTTGAATTTCTCTTAAAATCCTATCAGTAATAAGTTTATTCTTAGGATTTTTCATAAAATCAATACAAGAATCAGCATTTCTACCTATGATATCATTATCATTATATGTATACAATCCTGCTTTCTGTCGTAAAATACCTTTCTGTTTAGCATATGTAAATGCTATTAGATATTTAGTATCATTACTCTCAAATAAAGAAATAATCTTATCAGCATCTTTTTTAGCAAATTCTGTTAGAAACTCTTCAATTTCCTCATCGTAAGCATCTTTTATATATTTACCTAAAAGCATTGCTCTAATTCTTAAAGCATCTCTTGAGGCATTGTAAATATAATTTAATGCTTTATTTAATTTCCTTGAGGCTGTATTACGTTTTTTAGTATCCTCAACAATCCTTTCTACATAATAAACTGCTTGAGGTCCGATTTTTTCATTTGGTCCTACTAACATTTTACCACTTTCATCAAATTTCCCTTTACTATCAAAAATAAGATCAGAAAATTTAATAGCTTCCCATTGTTTAGATTTAACAGGATTACTTAGATCAAATTCATCCCCATCTTTAATAAAGAATCTATCAGTAGTTCTAACGAAATAATCCAAAGGATCATCGTCTTTACCTAAGATAATATTTCCAGATGAATCCACATTTCTGACACAAGAAGGAAATTCTCTTGTTAATGGATTCTTAACTGGGGAAATTGACATTCCAGCATGATTAGGACCAAAACGGCTACGTAAATGTATTACCGTATCAAGTTCCTCTTTTAAAGCAGTTGTACTTATACTCATATTCATTGATCATTAAATAGTTTAAATTTAAAATAAAGAGGGTTATTAGCCCTCTTTATATTTTATTTATTATAGCGGATTCTGTCTAAAGATAACAGAACGATAGGGTGCGTATACTGATACGCCGCTGTCATTTATATTTAAATAAGATCGTTACTCTCATTTGAGCGTTTGCTCCACTATGTTGCCATAGTGATTAGACTATATCTTTAACTTAAACACTGTTACCATATTTAAGTTACTCTCCATTTCCGATAGACTTCTATCGTACTCTACTCATTTACTTGTTATAGGATTTCTCTATAACTACACTTTCGATAGTCGTTGAACTTTATATACTACTAAATGTGATTTAGTGTATATCTTAGCTGCTGATTGTCTAAGATAGAGTTTCCAGCAATTAGAAGAGTTGTTTTCTCCAGTATCACTACTAAAGGGGGTCTAAGCTTTAAAATCTTCAGATACCAAACCCCAGTAAATCATTTTCTTGAGCCTCCTGATCATTTTTGATCAAGAATCTTCATGTTTCCATGAAGAACAGACTATATTATCACTTTTAAAAGTGTCTCCTCTTTCGAACTTATTTAAGTTCTATGCCTATTTAATAGGACTTACTAGTCGTTGAACCTTTTTCTTTATTTAAAGAAACTTGGCTGCGGATTGTCTAATATTTAACCTTGTTACTATACCGAAGTAGTTACTTTCGCCATATAATTATCACTAATTATATTTAGTAGTTAAATCTCTAAAGATGTTCCCGCAATTTAGGAGATTAGGATCCAAAATGATTCAGATCCTGCAACTGGTGTGCTGGCGGTTCCTCCTGAGATACCGTCGATTCCACCCCGGAAAGGGTTTTCTTATACTTTCATATAAGCCAGACTATATCATTAACTTATATCCTATTACCGTTTATAAGTTACCTCCCGTTTCCATATTTAATAATATGTACTCTACTCATTTATTCTCTAATATATTTCTTATTAGATATATTTTCGATAGTCGTTGAACTTTATATAAATATTTAAAAATATTTAAATCTTAGCTGCTGATTAACATATAATATTTAAATATAAATATTATTTAGCCTTCCAGCAATTAGAGAGGTTTAGTTTTTCTACATATCACTATGCAGCGGCGCAAGTGGATTTGTTTACGCCAATTACATCAGTTTTAATCATATCACAGCCTTTGAACGTCCAAGATTCAATAGCTGGTTTTCCGTTAGCTAAGTCCGGAGTTAAGTCAAGAATAAATCCAAATGCTTGATCAGGATATTCTATATTTAAAGCTTTATCCGGCATGAAAGTAATCGTATTACCTTGATATTCATAGCTAACAAAAGTATTACCTACTTTAACACCATCAACCGTTTCACCTACTTTCTTCTTCATACCAGAAGATTTACTATACATCAAAGTAGCAGTAGGAGTCCACCTTCCAATTTCATTCATCAAGTTATCACCAATTTGATTCCAGAGTAAAGAGTTACAGATTAATACGTAATCATTACCTGTCAAATTCTTTGATTTAGAGGTCAAGAAACTCAATGCTTCTTTAAAGTGTGAAGTAAGTAATTGGTCGAAAGAGATTAAGTATGCATATCTTTCTATTTGAGGAATTATCATTTGTGTTAGCTTTATGTTACCATAAAGATCAGACTATATCTTAATCTTATATATTTAATTATTAAGATCCCCTCCATTTCGAGAAATTTTTCTCTACTCCTTATCGGATAGTCGTTGAACGTTTCTTATAAAAGACTTCGCTGCTGATTGTCTTTATATTTAAAGATGTTCCAGCAATTAGAAGGGTGTTTCAGTATTTATCACTAAATAAAGCGGCAAATTTCTTACCGTCGCCTATATAGCAAATTATTATCATTATATCACTACAATGTTTAGACTATATCATCAACTTACTATTTATTTAATAAATATACTATTTATTATATTAAGTTGTTCCCTGCTTCCATATATAAATATGTACGTCCGAAGACTAGTCGTTGAACTTTCATTAAATATTATATAATATATAATATCTAATGCTTAGCTGCTGATTGTCTTTAAGTAGCAGATTAAAGATGTTCCAGCAATTCAAGGAATTTATTATTTATAACATCACTGTTATATCCTGCCTATATTAAGAGGCGATACTTAAAAATTCGACAGGTCTCTGCGTTTGCGGATCCACGATAGTAGTTTTTCCGTTGGCATCCACTGAACTACGTGCCCAAAGATCATGTTTAGCTTTAACTTCCAAGAAATTCTCAATCAAGGTCTTTTCCATTGAAGTCATAGTAAACAATTTCTCACTTCCCTTAGTTTCTGTATCACTAATTTTCAAAAATACATCTTCATTAGCTAAATAAGCTTGAGATGCATCAATATCATTTCTATGTAAGGTCAAGTAGTTACGATGAACCTCCATATTAGACTGATATTTTGTGGTCATTTATGTTAACTTTACATCACTATAAAGATCAGACTATATTTTAATCTTAATGTTTCTAAGATTCTCTCCCTTTCGAAATATTAAATTTCTACTCTATAACAGATAGTCGTTGAACGTTTAATAATATTTATCTTAAATATTATTACTTCGCTGCTGATTGTCTTTATATTTAAAGATGTTCCAGCAATTAGAAGAGTTATCATTTATTTATTACTAAATAAAGCGGCAATACAAAACTTACCGAAATCGTGATAATCAAACGGATGAGCATTTGATAAGAAGTGAGTAGTCATACCAGGTTGACACGCAGAAGTATCAAGATACGACATATAATCAGTATCAATCAATCGAACAGTGTATTCATAATATTTATTACTTCTCCAAATTGGACGAGCAGTAACATAACACTGTTGATGTGATTTATCTATCACGAAAATATCATGTTTATCATAGTATTTTTCTTTAAACAACATCCTAATTTCAGTTCCTCCAACACCATCGCCTTCTGGAACAGCAACAAACGGAATACGTTTAATGAACTTATTCTATTTAAAGAATTTAGACTATATCATTTACTTATTAGTATGATATTTAAAGATATAATCTTCATAATATTTATCTCCCATCTGAATATTTTTTAATTTATGTGATGGGATATTGTATTTTTCTCTTACTTCTTTTATATTATCTAAAGTCTCTATATAATTTCCATATTTATCATATACATCAATCATTATTCCCTTAGAATAATATTTAGCTGGAACCTTAGATACTTCTGTAGTAGATATGTAATAATCCTTATACCATCCCTCATTATAAGATAATATATTCTGAATTTTAGCCCATGAATGAAGATTTATAACCTTCATTACTTCTTTCCCTTTAAACCTTCCTATATAATTTCCTTCTTTATCATATACATAATAAATAAGATTCTTACAACTTATCCTAGCCTTCGGAATAAATTCATCTACTAACTTCTTAGATATATAATATTGATTCTGTACTAAAGACTGATTTTTAATAGCTTTACTTATATCTAATATTCCTATATATTCAGCACATTCTTTTTCTGATTGAAACTCATTTAAGAGCTTCCCTTTTTTAGAATATAAATATACCGAAATAGGTGGGTTAGATTTCTTACAATATTTAATAACATCTATCTCTGGTTCTAATGCCCAATAAGAATTAAGAAATTCATATTTCTTATCTATAGCATATTGAAACTTTTTAGGAGATTGCCCATAAAAATCATATGCCTCTAAAGAATATTCCCATTTCTTTTGTAACTCTCCAGATGTGTTAAATTGATAAATTGTTTTATATGAATTTGTATTTAAATAATTGTAAGTATGATCCGCTTTTAAATACTCGGCATTTATTAATTCAGATTCTTTATTATATGCCTCCTCCAGAGTATCATAAATATATAAAGTAGTTCTCTCAAATGCTTTTGTTCCATACTTTTTAACTGCATACTGGAATGGAGTTTTTGGGTACATATAAGTACTTGGTTGGTTTATATAAACTCCACAACCTAAATACCCATCAAAAGTATTAGGATCATTTGTCTGATGTACTCCAATATAAATTTTATTTAACTCTCCAACTTTAGATTTTAAATTTTTAGTAAGATATACAATATATTTCATAAGTAATTCAGTTTTTTAATCTTATTTAAATAATAAGATTTACAGGTTTCCCCTAGTCGTTGAACACTGTCTTCATCAAGACCATGCTGCTGATTATCTCTAGTAGCAGTAGAGAGTTCCCAGCAATTTAAAGAATTTATTGTGAACCTCATTGATTCACATCCACATCCCATTCAATAGCAAAAGCATCAATACTTTTACGTCCGGGTTTAGGAATATCTTGATAAACCATATTTTCGATTCTTTCAGTCAAAGCTGATACAGTATGTCCGGGACATAAAGAAGCAGCAAGACCTACTCTATGAGTGATTCGTCCCAAGAATTGAGAGAAATCATGAAAAGTTCTAGAGCCATTCATATTGGCCCGATTTGAAATGTATTCTGCTACAAACATTTTAAATTAAATTTAAGGTCTAATCTAACCTTTTAAGTTAAGAAACTCTTTTAAATCTGAATTTTCTATTTTAGTATCTTTACTTGTTGATAGATTAGACGTGTTATTACTACGTTTTCTATTTTTAAGTTTATTTAATTTTTCCAATCTATTTTTAAGATACTCTTCATCATTAAGTACATTATTATAATGTTCATGAATAGCTTCAATTAATTCATCTCCATGAGTAGCATAAAATGCTAATTTAAATAATGTATCCGGATTATCTAAATCACTTGCAAGCTTTGTTCTTCCAGTAATTTGAGGCTTGGTTATATAATCCATTGTACTATCTATATCTGATTCCTCAAGGTCAAAACCTCCAATAGTCTTAATATTTTTTCCAGCCTCTCTAAGAGTACCTATTATCTTATTTAATTCATCTTCTGATAATTGAGAATCTTGTTCTTCTTTCTGTTTAGCTTCGGCAGCTAATCTCTCTTCTTCTGCTTTATATATCTCACGTAATTTATTAACCTTCTTTCCAAATGATTCAGAATTTTCCTTAGCTTTATTTACTTCATCAACTAATTCATCTTCTGTAAAAATATCTCCATAATTGTTTTTTATATATAAAGCATATATATCTTCATCTGATAATTCATCTACCTTATAAACAGTTTCTTCATTCGCTAGATACTCTTCAATCCCTTTCTGCTTATAGTAATTTACTAAGGCTTCGGAATTTAAATTATTCTCGCGCATAAAGGTGAGAAGATTTATCTCATCATCATCTAGATTATAATTATCTTCTTCCAAATTAAGAAGTTCTATTTGCTCTTCTCTACTTAACTCATTAAACGGGATACTGTGGATTACTCCAGTTTCAGTATCTTCTATTTTTATATTATTATAATCTATCCCTCTAGATTTAAGAACAGATTCTAATAAGGTTTCTTCATTTATATTAGAAGAACTAATATCATTTCCATTGTTTATATCTCCTTCTTGAGATGAATTTCTTTCTTCAATATCCTCCTCAGAATTTTGAGAATTAGAAGTAGAAGTATCCTCCAAAGAATTGAAGATATCTAAATCATTACCATATTCCATAATCTCTTACATTAAAGATGTTCTATATATTCTCCAAATTCAACTAATGATGCCTTTCTAATATTAAATGGAGTAGAAGAAATAGTATCTTTAAAAGAGGCTTTATATTTATCATCTAATTCAAATGATTCTGATTCTAAATTATCCTCTAGAATTTTCATAACTTCTAAATCCCTCTTAATTGTAGCTAAAGTTAAAGCTTTTTGGCTAGGAACTTCGTAACAAAATAATATTAAACTTACATAATTAGCAGGACGCTTAGCATCCACTTTAATGTCAATAGGTCTGTTTTCAATAATCATAGTTCATTAATTTTTTATGTTTCATCCACAAAAGTAGATATTATTTATTTCTTATACAAGGATAAATAAAAAATTTTATTTTTTAAGTTTATAAGATGTTATCTTTATCTTATCTTCAAAACAATCTGAAGTTGCAGTAATTTTACTAATATAATGATTTCTAAATCCTATAGTATTATATCCATACTCTCTTCTTTTTTTAAAATTATACCAATATATAATATCTCTATAATCTATTATAGTTATATTTATATTAAAATTTAAAGAATCTATAGTAAGGTATAGTTTTTCATTATTTATTTTTAGAGTTTCATGTAATGTAATACAATCAATGGATTTAATTATAGGAATGCAAGTATCCTTTATTACTTCTATATTATTTAATATAGTATCCTTAATTATTTTGGTAGTATTTATATTAGCTTTAATTACATTATTTAATTGTTTAATTTTTAGATCTTTTTTTTCTAATTCCGATTTAAGTAAGGAGTCTTTAGATAAGATTAATTTTTTAAATTGTTTCTCTGACACAACATGAACCTGTTGAAGAGAATCTATCATACATAATTCCGAAGTATGAAGATCCCTTAAATCTCTAATCTCCTTAGATTGCTTATTTACTAGTTTTGTTAATCCTATCAATGAAATCAGTAATACTCCTAATAGAATATATTTAAATATTGTTATTTTCATTGGTATTTGTTTTATTTATATTTTTCTTCCATATAGATGTAACAGTATCAGCTCCTAATAGAGTAGTACTACATATGAACAACATATCTGTTATTTCTGGTGCTTCTATAACTTTTACTGTACACCATATACATATAAATAAGCATATAAGCCATCCGGACACTCCACACACTCTCTTAGAACTCAATCCGGAATGAGCTGTAAACATCTTAATAAAGAAATTATTACAGTTCATCTTATTTATTTAATAAGGTATTTAATTTAGATAATATAAGAGTTAATAATTCATTATTCTCTTTCACATAATCTAGTATACATAATATTTGTTGGGATTGTGGATATTTATCACATCCTTTACATTCCCTTAAAGAATCTTCCATATTATTAAGCTTCTATTATTAAATATTCTATAATCATTCTGGAATTATTGTAATCTATATTACCTTCTTGTATACCTCCGATTTGTAGTCCAATAGAATCTAATGGAATAGCATTAACATTTCCAAAATCCCATAAAAGTACTCTTATACTATTTGATTCATTGATATGATATAATTTATTATTTATATATTCTATTGTGAAAATATTAGCTTCTCCCATATTTCCTCCATATATTATAGGGTGATTAATTGGATCAGTATTTCCATTAACGTCTTGTACTACTATTTTAGTTGTTGAGTTAGTAGTATCTGTACTTCTTAATATACTTAAATACTTTCTATCATTAGTATCTGATACTAAAAGAGTTAATAAACAATTATAAGAATTTTCAGAACTTCCAATAGCAGTAATAGTATATTTAAAAGAAACTCTCCAATTATTTTTTCGATTCTCAAATAGATTAGCTATTAATATAGATGAATAATCTTTCATAAACATAGCTCCATAACTATTATGCTGAATTAATCCTAATTCTCGAATAAATGAAGTAACAGAAGATGTAGTTGTATTAGATACTCCATCATATAAAAAATCTGAGATAATATTTTAATTATATCATCATCTGCTGGAAAATCATATAAACTATAACTACTAAGTGGAGTAGGATCGGCTCCAGAGAGAATAGCTCCATCTTTATGTATAAAATTCATATTTGTACTACTAGGAGATCCTAATCTATTAGCAGCATCTTTAAGAGTTAAAAAATCCTTACTCATATTTCTAAGTTTTAGTTCCGAATACTATCCAATCTATAGTTTTTGGATCTTTTCCTCCACTATACAATTCTATATATGTCTTTGTTACACCCATAACATTACAAGAATATCCAGCTTCATTATTTCCCCGAAATGAACATACAGCAGTTCTTGGTATATAATCTCCTTGTAACGATACTCTAGTTTCAGTATGTCCCTCACATAAAGTACTTCCTATCTCAAATACCAAAGGACCTAATGTCATGACTACATGACCTGGTCTAGTTATATCATGTGTAGTCTCTAATATATTATCTAATTCCGTTATAAACTCCGCCATAATTGATTATTTACTGATAATCCTATTATTAAAAATGTTACAGTTTTATCATCTTTTCCCCCCAGAGAAAATGTTACTCCTGTAGTATTTAAACTAGATATACTTATAGCATATCCTTGTTCATCATTATTTTTTAATGAAGCCATTCCGGTAATTATCCCACTAAATCCTTTTAATGGTACAGAAACAACATCATACCCAGGACAAGTAGTAGTTCCATAAGCGATTCGTAGTCCTTTATAATTTATATATGTAACAGGATCTACCATTTCCACGGAATAGTCCTCTAAATTATCTTCTGTTAAAAATTCAGCCATATTTAATCACTTTCTCCTATTATTAAATAATAAAATTCTTTAGGATCTTTCCCTCCGAGTATGAAAGTAGCCGAGGTATTAGTATAAGAGGATAAATTTACTGTATAACCTGCTTCATTATTATTTTTTAAACAACAGAATACTCCATATACTGATTTAAATCCGGAATAAGTAATTGTTATACCTCTACTAGTTATAGAAGAATATCCTCCAACCATTCTGAGTCCTAAACCTTCAATCCCTCCAGATCCAGTAGAATCTAAAGCTCTATCGTCTACAGTTAGATATTCTGCCATATTATATTATTTTAGCTCTTTGTTTTAATCGGTGTACATCATCTTCTAAAGATTGGATTTTGTCTTTTATTATATTTAATTCTAAGGAATCTTTTTTGATAAAGATTCTATGTAAAAATGTTTTAATTTTATTTAGTAACATATTAATTTAATTAATATCCTATAGCTAACCAAAAAAATTCATTTCTGGCATTTACTGGAGCAGTTCCTACTAATTCCACTGTTAGGGAGGAATTTGTGAAGGATTTAATAGTTAAAACATCTCCTTTAGACCAATAACCATAATAGTTATTAGGAGTGAGTTGCACCATACAGCATTTAGTAGGAAATGTTTTTGGATATGATACTGTTGCAGTCATACTTCCAGTATTAAAGTTACTAAGTCCTGACTGAATTAATATCCCCCCCTTGTAAGATATCTGCTCTTGTAGGAGCTGCTTTAGAGAATAAGGTATTTAAATTATCTTTGGTTATAAATTCCTTTGCCATTTATTAATATTTTATTTAATTGTTATATATTTATGTTAATTTTTTATATGTATTTCCACTTCTAATTAATTCTGTCCACCATATATCTCCTTTATAATTGATGAGTTCTGGAAGAATTCCTACAAGTCCAAACTCTTTTACCTCACTGTGGGCATAAATATCAAGTAAATAAGGATGTGATTTTTGGTTAGGTATAGACATACTTATACATTTATTACTTCCATATATTAAACATCTCACAAAAAACCCTGTAATAACTTCTCTAGAAGGAATAGGATATGTTTGTTGCCATGACGTGCGCCAATCCCAAGTATTACTAATTGTTATATAATTCTGACCATTCTCATCTTTATGCCATGTACTGTACCGACCTGTATCTTCTTTAGTAAGAACTTGAGAATACATAATAGGACTAACATCCCTTCCTTTAGTATAAGAACATGAATCGTTAGTCTCATTTACATATAATCTAGCTACACTCCTATACGTTCCTCCAACATCAAAATACGCATAATGATAATTATCAATTTTCTCTGCATAAGAAAAAGTTCTTGGGTATTTAAAATTACTACCAGTATAAGCAGCTATAGCAGTGAGAGTATTATTATATGTATTTAATTTATATATTCTGAATTGCGTATCAGCATCTGGAGAAGATCCACTACAACAAAATAGATAATTACCTGATAAAGCCAAAGTAGCTATATTATACCAATATCCAGTAGAACCACCCAGAGATATAGGTGTAGTAACCATTGTACCCTTAACCACAACTCCGAAAGTGATATGTTTAAAATCGGAAGCTGCATAAACAAACGGAATTCTTTCATCATAAGGATTTGCTACAACACCTATACGACAATAGACACTTCTGGTAGAAAGAAAATCGTTTAAAACCTGCATATTATCAATAGACTTTTGTACTTTCGATAGAGGTATGAATTCCATAGAAGAATACGAAGTTAATAAATCCTCTCTTGCTCCTCCAGAAACAGCTTGGATTTTAGTTACATATTCAGATCCACCTCCACCTCCACCTATAGAAGATCCTAAAATATTATTTGTCTGTGCTATAGTAGCAAAGTCTTCTACTTCAATTTCTTTGTTTCCTGCCATAAATTCTTTAAATTATTTAATTCCTGTTCCAAATATTTAATCCTTTCCTCAAAGGCTTCTTTTTCTATTTCCCTTAATCGATGCTCTTCCTTAAATGCTTCCTGTAAAATTATAGGATATCTTTCATATGAAAAGGTTAATATTGAGTTATGTAATTCTCTAGTTAATTCTGGATAGTATTTATTCCAGTATTGAGCAGAAGTCCCAATAGATATATCCTTTTCATCCATCCAATTATATTTAAATCCAGGAGAATTTAATACTAAAGATAATACTCCAGTTATAGCTTTTATATTGTTTTTATATCTAATATCAGATACAGAAGTATCACCAGCTCCAGCTAAATGAGCTGTGTGTTTGGTAAATATTATCTCATCTTGACTATTAATTTTGGCCATTATTGTTTCAGGTGTTTCTCCGGAAGAATTCATTAATGTATCTACATCAGCCCTTAAACTAAGAATATTCTGTTGTAATGGAACTAAATCAGATAGATAAGATATTTCATTATCTCCCCATGTAATTCTTCTATTAAAAGTGCTAGGTATATTAAACACGTTATTAGTCCCCTCTTTATTTGGAATCCATACTCGAAAATCAGTATCCATACCTAGTATCGACCAGTTTATTTCTTTTGTAGAAGGTGCAGATAATTTAAGCATTCCGTTTATCTCACAATCTCCTTTTAATCTTATATATCTACAATACACTTTTTCAGAATAGACTCCGTATATATCAGAACCTAATAAAGTATCAAAATATATAGGATCTCTAATACCTTCTAAACACCCTAATCTTAATCTAGGAGATAAGGGTGCAACTTCATCATTTATACCTAAATAAGATTTATCTAAACATTCTCCAGTCTTAGGATTTGTTTCTCTAATACTATGTAAATATAAAGAATCTTGAGTTTTTAAATATAAAATATCCCCAACTTCTGGAAGTTTTTCTAATTCTCTCTTTCTTTCCTCATCAGTAGTTTTATCTAAATACTCTTCTAAATCCTTATCTAAAACATTCCCATCGATAGTAGCAACTATATTACATCCAGAAATTGTAAAAGTACCCTCATCATAAATCCATTCTAATTTTTCAATCTTAATTCTTCCTTTAGATATTATTTTAGTAGTAGGAATTAAAGTACTTACATCAATCCCTTCCTCAGAATTTTCTGGGATTTCTACATTATATCCATAAGAATGCTTCTCAAAATATAAATAATCTCCTATTTTTATATTATAAATCCCATTTATAGATATCTCATATTTAATAGGAATAACTTCTCCAGATTCTTCTTCATCAGGAACTATTTCAGATATACTAGATACAATTCCTTGTGGTTCAAAGAAATAATTAGTATTTAATCCTCTAGTAATAAAATCCTTCTCTTTAGATGAACTATCCCCAAACGGGCCTTTAGCAGAATTTCTTACTATTAAATTATCCACTTCTAAAGTCCACTCTGAATTTATATTCTCTAATCTATATCCAGCCATTCCCTCTATGAAATTATCAGATATTATCCCAGAATTAAGAACAGCTTTATCTTTCACATATATATTTCCATCTACCTCAAAATTATAGTTATAAGTTGGGGGATATCCTATAGATATATATTTTCCATTTATATATGTGATACCTTCTTTAGAATTAAATTTAATTCCAGAAGTATTAGTATCTAAAACTATTTCATTATTATTAACTACTATATTTAAATAATCTTGTTGATTTTTTACCTGCAACCCATTTGGACCAATTACATTAAGATCTCCGGACCCATGGAGATTATTTTCTAAATTAATAGTCACTTTATCTTTAACTACTCCTCCAGAGGATAGATTTAGATATAATTCTACTAAAGTTCCATTGTTATTATAGTAATGAACTTTATCATCAGAATTAAAATAAACAAAATCAGTAGGTAAGATTGCAATATTATCTTGGTTATCTATAATAACTTTTAAATTCCTTTGAGCAGTTCTGATTTGTTCTAGAGTAAGATTTTGATTATAATTGATAGCTAAATAATCCTCAGAAGTTTCTACGTCGTCTCTATTAGATAATACTGGATATAGCACTCCATTTATTTGAAAATAAATTGAATCTTCTGATTTTACAAAATACCAACCATCAGCAGCTCCTATATCATTTTTATTCTGAACAATATTTATACTATTAGTATCATCAGTAGTCTTACATACCTTTCCATTAGAAATAAGATCTAAAAAAGAATTTCCGAATCTAACTTTTATATTACCTTTTCCATTAAGAATAATATCAGTATCAGCAGATCCTACCATTAAATATGGCTTTCCTAGAATCTTTTCTACTTTAATAAGTTCTCCCATAAAAGTACTTTGTTATATTTTACAAATATAATAATTCTAGGTAAAGAATCCAATAATTGGTATATAATAAAAAAAAGAAGAGAATCCCTTCTCTTCTTTCATTTTAGATAGTTAATCTCTATCTTCCTTATGTTTATGTTTTAAATGCTTCATATAATGATAGAAAGCTTTTCCCTCTGGAATAGCTTTATCACGTAACCATAAATATGTAAGCTTAGCACACATTTGAATATCGTCTTTACATAAATCCTTAAATAAATGATAACAGATATTTAATGCATAATGCCAATCATGTTCATTAAAATCCTCAAACTCAACTCCGAATTTTTTAGCGACTTGTTTTGATTCCTCATATTCAAATTCAGCTTCTTTTGCTTTATAATCTTCCATAATACATTCAAAAGCTTCTTCACATAAATCTTTTGTGAAATGAGGGCCATTAATCATTTCATAGAGTTTAAATTTAATTATATGATACATTTCAGGACATTCCTCTTTTAAAGATTCCATTGCATCAATAAATTTATCCTCTAAATCTTCAAATAATTCAGAATCATCATCTTCATCATCTTCGAATAATCTAGATCTTTTATGTTTATATTTATATTCTTCATCATCTTTCTTAAACTTCTTATTAGTTCCTACATATTCCTCATCACTTCCCTCATTCTCATCATCTTCTCTAAATCCTCTATATTTCTTAGATTCTTTAGCTTCGTATGGATAATGTTTCTTATGGGATTTCTTTTTACTTCCCATCTCCGACATCTCCCGTAGTAATTTCTTTATTCCTTCGATTGATTCCATTGCTTATAATTTTAGTAAGTTCTTCAATTTTCTTTTCTAAAGCTAATATCCTATTATCATCAGAAGAAATTCGTCCAAGTGAAGGATTATCCCCTAATAATTCTTGTTCTACTTTTTCACATTCTTCTACTATTTTATTATATCTATCTAAAGATTTAAGTTGATTAGTAGCGTCAGTTTTCCTTACTCTGATTTCCTGTAATACATCCTCTTTAGTGATACATACAGTACGTGTATCAGCTCTAGCTATAGACATATCCCTAGTTACAGTAAATGGGAATTGAACACCATTAAATAATGCGGTAATAGTTAAACTCTGAACCGGTTGATTAATTCCGGTCTTCTGCATAAGAGTTTGGTATACATTATTTAAATTCTCTTTAGGAGGTTCATTAACAATAACTGTTTGGACTAATCCTTTTATATAAGTTAAATCCTTTTTAAATTGATTATAATCAATTAAATATAAAACATCACCTGGTTTTAATTCTCCGAAATTCATAAGATATTATTTTATTTAAATATTAAACATTACGCACCAGGAGTAGCTGCTACAGCAAACTCTAATGCTACATTTCTTGAAAATTTATTAAATGCTCCATCTGGACATCCACCGCAAGTATTAGTAAACGTTTCAGCATCATTTAAAGTAGTTGTGGTAGTTATAGTAGGAAGAGTACCTACAGAAGGAGGAGTAGTTAATTCTAGAGGAATAGTTATAGTATACTTCTTCACAGTAGTTTTAAGAACTGAACAAGAAACAGGTCTATAAGTTATCGTGTGCACTAGCGAATAATTTAATAGAAACACATTAGAAGTACCTACTCTAGTTATAACAGGATCTTCGATAGTAATTGTACTGGAAAATCCTTCTCTACATATTAAAGATGGGAATCTTTCTACTATTTGGAGATAAGTAACTCCTTCATTAACGAATCCTTTATTATTTATTACACTCATAACAGTATTGTATTAAATAAGGGAGATTTCTCTCCCTTATGATGTTAATATTTAAATTAAGCAGGAGTTACAGTTGTCGAAGCCGGACATCCACACCCATTATTGCATCCGTATCCGTTATTATATCCATAGGGATAAGCTTGGTAAGCAGGAACTGGTCTCGGAGGAATTATACATTCGAGATAGTCCAATTTAGCGGTAATAGGATTAATTAAAGCTTGTAAAGCGTTATATTGCTGTAAGGTCTGAACACTGTTATTCAATTCAGCATTTCTAGTTTGAAGAGCTTCGATCTTGTAATCACACATCATATCTTTAATAGACTGGAATCCTTGGTTAATAGCTATAGTCTGTGCATCTATTTTAGATCCTACATTAGCAAAACCTTGGTTCATGTTATTATTTATATTACAAGTTTGTTCCTGACAACGTAATTGTTCCTGATAACCTAAACTAGTTAAATTTAAATTAACAGCATCTATTGATCTCTGAGTAGAGCAGCAACATTGATTAATAGCTTGTTCTATAGAACATCCAGTAGATTGAACAGTACTTAAGATAGCACTATTAGATGCACAGATTTGATTGATTATATCTTTCTGACCAAGACCTACAGTCTGACCAACCTGATTAATAGCATTCTGAATTGCGTTAGTATCACAATTTAACTGAGTAGCTAAATTCTGTACAAAATTCACATTATCTCTAGATGCAGAATTAATAGCAGTTAGTAAGTATTCATTAGATAATGCTGACTGTACTTCCGGAGTTCCAAAACCAGCACCGAATCCATTACGCCCAAAGCCACCAAAACCACCATTACAGAAAGCTAGGATAAAAATAAGCCAAACAGCCCATTGACCTCCCCAACCATCATTATTATTTCCATCTTTAGATAAAGCTAAAAGACCTGCTAAATCATTTATTCCACTACCAGACTTTCCAGCTTCTGGAATAAAATTAAAAATATTAGGCATTCCATTGCCCATTTCGGTAAAATTTGCCATAGATTAAATAAGTTTAAATTAGACATAAAAAAACTATCTTCGCGCTCTGATTGTTTTCATAGCACAAAGATAGTTAATATATGATTTATTTAAACTTATTTTCTATCTGCAACTCACACATGTGGTATTTTAATTTAAATTCTTTATCATAGTTCTTTAAATATTCACATTTATTTACAGCTCTTATTATAGTAGAATGGTGTTTATTATAAATCTTTGATAAACGATAGAAAGAAATTCCATATTTAACATGTAAGAAGTAGAATAAAATACTTCTTGCATCTGTATGAGATCTAAGCTTTCTATTATCTCTCAATTCTTCTATTGTTATATTGAATATATTAGAGATTATACTTTCTAATTTATTTATTATTTCTTCCATAGAAATCATATTTTAAATTTTATATACACTCTCTCTAGTATCAAAAACGTGTATATAAGCTATCATATCTATGGAAATTATATTAGATAAATTATAAAGTTATTATATTAATTTTTGTATTAAAGAAGTTAAATCATTTAATCTATTATTTAAAGAGTTGATATCATCTTTAAATTTCTTTCTTTCTTCTTCTCTTAATCTATGTTCTTCTTTTAAAGCTTTTTGTAATACTACTGTATATCTTTCATATGAGAAAGTTTTTGTTCCATCCTCCATCTCATGTACTAATTCCGGGATTTTATCTTCCCAATATTGTGCTGAGGTACCTATAGAGGTAGTTGTTTCATCTTTCCAGTTATATGTAAATTCTGGAGCATTAAGAACTTGATCTAAGGTATTCTCTGGTAAAGAATTAAAATTAGATTTGAATCTTATATCTGATGTAGATTGTAACCCTGCTCCAGCTGAACATACCACATGCTTACTGAAAGTAATTTCAGACTGGGAGTTAATTTTTGACATGATAGTAGCAGCTGTCTCGGCACTTGGTATAGAAGGCTTGTTACTTAAATCATTATAACTTCCTGATGTAGCTACGGTAGCAAATGATGGTTTACTTGTAACTTCACTCCAAGCAGGCCAACGAGTCACATAAGCTGAGGGTGCAACCTTTAACAAAGCATCCCAAGAAGCTTGTAGATCACTAATATCAGATAAAGGATGTGTGTGGTCTGACGGAGTAAAGGTACTTGGTTTACTTGTAACTTCACTCCAAGCAGGCCAACGAGTCACATAAGCTGAGGGT